TATATAGTTTACTATGAATACTATAATATTTCAAACTATATATTTAATACTTATCGTTTTATATCTATATAAGAGTGCATCATAAAATACTATAAATACGGTCTAATTAACTACACTATATTTCTTTAATTCTATTTATTTAAATCTCTTTAAACATCTAATAAATGGTTTTACAATCTCTATACCCTCTACGTTAAGAGAAGTTTCATTCTCATCATAATCTGCTTCATCTTCTCCATTTGATGTATCTGCTGAGGCTATTAATTTTTTATCTTTGTATACTTCAATGATTTCTCCCCATCCACATATGTATATTTTAACTTTTACAATTCCTTCATTTGAATCTGCTTTAAATATCCCATATCTTTTATTATTTCTTAATCCAATACTCATTTTATATTACCCTCCTTAATTTATATTGTTTTAATAAGTGAATAGACTTTCCAATTTATTTACTTTATAAATTTAACTCTCTTACTGCTGATTTTATTAACCATTCTAATGTATTGGAGTTACAATTATATCTAGTAGATTTTAGATTATAGTATCCATATTTATCTTTCTCTATAATATAAGATTCACCATAAAAATTAAAATAATTATCAATCTTTAATAATTCTTCCATAACTTTCTCCTCTCTCATTTAATAAATGAATCTAAGAATTTATTTAGTTCTTATTATCTCTTTTATATTATTCTTGTAATAAAGTAATATTTTGTCTACTAACTTTTAATAACACCTCCTTTGTTTTACAATATATTAATTAACTCCTCTTTTAAAAGAGATAGAGCAACATTTAAGTTACTCTTCAATTTCCTTAAATCCTTTTTTATCAGCAATACTTTTTGTTCCACCTAAATCATCTTTTTCAATACAATATTGATTTTCTAGATAATCATACAAACTTAAATACTTTTCACCTATTGTAAATCTTTTTTCTACATCTTTGTTATTTATACACATTAAATTTCTTTGAATATAAGTTGCTTCATTTCTCATTATTAATCACTCCTATAAATTTATTATTTGTGTTTAATTCGTTAATATCATTATATACGATAGGTTGTAAAATGTCAACATTGTTTTATATTATTTCTTTTATAATATTGAATTATACTATGTCCCACATATTTCAATCTCCGTTATGTCGGTAAGTCATTCTGCATATCCTCAACCTCTTGTATAATTTTTTTATTTTCTTCTAAATACTCTTTACTCAATACTTCATTAGTGTTTTTTATAGGATTATTTATTTTTTTCATAAACTCTGTATATAATTTATCTTTTTCATTTTCAATTGTCATAATAATTCCTCCAAATATCATATTTTGTGATTTCCAAAACCTTATAAATCCTTATGTTTGTTTTCTTCAAATTGTAGTTAAAATCATTGTTTGATTAACTTTATTGTTGTATTAGTTTATTTTTGAAATGCGAATCAAACTATATAAAAATACCGCACTATCCAAAATTGAATAATGCGGTATTTTAAATTTTAACAAATACAATTATTAATTACAATATGCCACTTTTATCAGGATTCTTTATAGAGTCAATCTGTTTCCAAGTAATATCATTATACATTTTTTTTACAGCAATTTTTCTTAATAGCCATATTTGCTTTGCTTTTCGGCAATCTTTACCGACAATTAAAATTCCATCTATAATAGCTTTATCTATTGCTTTTCTTATTGTAGATGTATCTTTGCCAAGCAACTCAGCAACCTCTGTAACTGTCACAATGTCCTCTAATGATTGAGGGTTTATATCTTCCATTGTAGCAATTATAGACTCTTTCACTTCGATAAAATCAGTTTCTGCATTATGGGATGCACCTACTAGGTACTCCCCACTCTTACAAAATTGCATTACCCCATTTACTCCTGAGTTCCCTATAGTAGCGAAACTCAATTCTATATTTTCAGCCTTGAGCCATTCACAAAATTCATCATAGTTCATTATGCCACCTCATTTAATGAAATTTGGAATACTTCAATTTCTTTTATATTTTCAACTTCAAGCATATCTGCAAATCCATCAAACAGTTCGTCTGCATCCTGTGTACCAAATACTTCTGTACCTAATTTGACCGTAAAATTCAGTCCCTTTTTACTTACTGTAATTATAGTCTCCATATCGCAATCTTCTTCAATAAAGAAATTTATTATTTCTTTATCACTCAAATTGCTATTAATCCAAGACTTTAAATCTAATAAGCTTTTACATATTTCCATAGTCTTTATTCTTAAATTCATTTTTAATACACCCCTTTTTATTATTCTCGACCTCGTGAATTACTATACCTTTATTATAATGCACGACCTCGTGAATGTCAAGGATATATTTAAATTATTTTTACCGCATTATTCAATTTTCAAAGAACGATTTTTAATTATTTATTGAGTCGCCTTATAATCAGAAGCCGAGACTCCTGATTTACAATTATTTTCGAAATATGAAACTAACTTTATTTTGGCTTATACTTTTCTAGTGCAACCTCCTTGTACCATCTTAATGCTTCAGGTCTCTTTAGATTGTATAAGCTTGCTATTGTTTTAAAGTTAAAAAAATCTTCACTATTTGGGGATGCTAGATAAATTAATCTACTTCTCCTTATGTCTGTTAAAGTTAAACTATTTAGATTAATACTATCACAAAGTATATCCCCTCTTCTCAATACATGATGTAATGCTAAATGAGGATTATCAAAATAAGTTTTACTAGTTGAATGTCCTACTTTAATTGGTTTAATTAGATATTCTGAATCCTTATAAGGCATCTTCTTTGTTATACCATTAGTATCTGTTACTGTGTTGCACTTTTCTTTTAAGCATAATTTTATATCATTACTTACGTCTGGATCTTCAATTCTAACAAGCTTACCACCATCTGTATCTATTATTGTAACTTCCCCACCATTATCCGATGGAATAAATTCTATATCATCCTCTTTGATTAATTTGATTTCCTCAGATGTTAATCCCAACCAAGCAAGCTCAAATATTACTTTATCTCTAAGGTTAATCTTTTTGTCGGCATCAATTATATCTAATTGACCATTAATACTCATGTACTGTTCATAATTAAGAGTAACTGACATTAGTTTTTCCCTATTAATTAATTGCAATAAAACTCCGTCACCCATTACAAACTTACGCTTTGCAATATTTTCTTTTTTGCATATGAAATCAGCAAATTTTCTTAGTGTAATTATATTCTTACTTACACTTTGAGGAGATATGGAATCAGCTTTTCTTAAAAATATAGCTACTTGTGTATCCTCCCAGTCTAATAGCCTCTTGTCCGTTTCATTTTCAGTCTCAATTATATTCCTTATTATTTGTCCTCCCTTTTTTTGAGTAGCAATTTTTTTAAGAACTCTTCTGAGTATTTTTGCGTTAACATTTTTATACCCCCAATATTAATTTAAGATTTATAACAGTATATTATCGCAATCCTTCTGTCGCATTATTTTCAAATTAAATAACTAGGGACTCTGATTTTAAATCCCTAGTTTATCTTTTAATGCTAATTGTAGTATTTGAGAAAAATTAACACCTGCTTTTTCTGCTTCAACATTCAACCAATGAGGGATTGTTAAAGTTTTTTTATCATTAATAGTTTTAACTTCTGCTCTAGCCAAAGGCATCCATACATTTACAATTATTGTCCTTTGATTACTTTCTAAGCTAACATTTCTTATATCTGTCATCTGTGGTATTTCTTCGCCATCGTCTTCTCTACTTACTAAACATAAACCTAACACCTCTTCAGCGTTCTTGATTGCTTCTTGTGTTGTCGTAGCACAGCTAATTGCTTCGGGAATATCAGGAAACAATATATTGATTCCATCCTCTGCATAATCCAATATCGCTACAAATGAATATTTGTTTTCCATAAAATCAACTCCTTAATATATAATATAACCAATCAATCAAGGATTAAAATTCAATCCCTGATTGTTTTGATATACTTTTGATTGTTCCAATCGGCAAATCTTTATTAGGGTGAGGAACTGTTACTTTTTGCACATTGTACATATGTTTGAATTGATAATGGTCTCCTCGAACTTTATAAAGATACCAACCATTGCTTTTAAGTATTGCAATTACTTCTCTTGATGAATAAGATTTCATTTAAAAATCCTCCTAAATATATTATACTACGTATTGTAGATACGTGTCAAGAGGAATATCAAAACAAATTTATAATATTAAGGAATTTATTCTTGTCAATATTTTTTATATTGTTATACTTTTATTTCGATTCTACAGAGAAAAGTTATTATTTCCCCCCTATGAACAATACTATTTATAACAAAATTAATATTCTCTAAAGTATCAGTAGTTTTAATTCTGCTGAGTCTATCCTTTAAACTTTCTAATTCCTCATTAGTTAAATTTGGATAATTTAGTTTTACATTATCATAAACATAATCTATAAATAATTTTTTAGTTTCTTCAGATGTATATGATTTATTACCCATAGCCATTTCTTGTTTAATCCTTGGACTAACAATACCAACTTTTAATTCTATTGCTTCAAGTCTATCGTTGATGGCAGATATTGTACCTAAAATTATTTTCATTATTTTTTTAGGTGCATTCTCCGTATCTTTTATTAATCCTTGCTCATGTAGTTCATTTATAAGCATCTCAGCTATATTTTTATATTCATCACTCATAATTATTACCTCACTTTATATTTTCTTTTGTATATAATTATTATAACATAATTATATGGATTATGAACTAGTTTGTATTTCCTATTAAGTCGAGTGTATTATGTATTATTATAGCTTTAATCTACAAAAGTAAATAAAAATCGAGTTGCGTTCATGTTTAACTTAGAAAATTAATAAGTTATAACTTTCTCCTTACTATATTAGAATTATGTAAAATTCTGTTGTTCTAATATCTCACGAGTAACCAGTCTTTAAACTAGGCAGTGAACGTCTGCTTCTACTACTTACAATTAATAAGTTTCTTATTAATCTATACGTAGATACTTTATGGGTTTAACCTCTATATCAAGCTTCTTAATAACTCCATCATTAATATACTTGCTGAGAATATTATAAGCTCCTACGACATCACGATGCATTGTAAAACCACATTCATTACAAACATAATTTCTACTCTTCGGTTTATGTTTGTCACCACAATTTGGACACGTTTGACTTGTATAAGCTTCACTTATCTCCTCAACATTAACTCCATATCTATTCAACTTTTCTTTTAGTTTAAATACTAATTTCCCATGTTGCCACTGTACTAATTTCTGTTGAGTTCCTTTATATTGTTTTCTTTTCTTTAAATTCATATTAAAGTTTTTTAAATCTCCTACCACAACAGTTTTTATGTTATTTATAACTGCATAATCTGTAAATATTTTAGCAGTTTTATGTATATCATTATTAATCTTTCTATTAGATTTACTCATTAACTTTCTTATCGTGCTTCGATACTTTTTATAATTCCTACTTCCTTTAGTGCATTTGGATAATCTTTTCTCTAATTTTCCTAATTCTTTATTTCTAAACCTTTGATAGCTTCTCATCTGTCTTCCTGTGATAATTAAATCATTGCCCATATTATCCATAGAAGTAATTGAGTGGATTTCTCCTAAATCAATAGCACTGACGTTATTTGACTCTATTTGTAAATATTCTGTATTGTCTCTATAATTTAAAGCTAATTTTAACCCATTATCATAAGTTATTTCTGCATAAGCTATATTAGGAGGAAGTTTTGTTTTAAACTTTAAAAATATTGGATTAGATTTCTTTTTGCCTTTTATAATTAAATTAAAACTCATAGGTCTTTGAAATCTAATTATATTCTTTTCGTAGTCTACCTTAATCATTTGTGAACACCATATAGTATTGTAGTTTTTCTTGATTCTCCAAGGATATTTTTCATCAGTTCTTCCTGCTTTTCTTGCTTGTTGAATACCTGATACTGCACCTAGATATTTTTTTATTGTTACGTGCATTGCTTGAGCAGGAAGTATATCACTAAATGCCCCTTTAATTCTATCTTGTAAATACTTTCTATCAGAATATTCTTGTTTTGTTTTCCATAATTCTTTACTGAGTCTTACACATTCATTCCATACTCTAGCCGTCTCTTTATTACATTGAAAGAAATAATCAATTATTGGCTTTGATGCTTTTATTGGCAATGTCATAGACCTATATTTCTTTTCCATTTTATATTATCATCTCCTTTATTACTTTATTTATAATACTACCTTTTGCTATTTTTATATTATTCCTTTTACCATGTTCCAATTTTTCAATAACTTATCTAACTCGTCATCTTTGTAATATTCTCTATCTTGCAATCCCCATCCCATATCAACAAAACTGTCAAACTTTATAATATAATCATAATCAAAGTTAAAAGGCTGAGTAATCTCCTTAGAGTCTATAACTATTCCTGTTGTATTTGAATATGGATTTATGAATACTTTATCTCCTATTTTTCTTCTTAACATTATTATGCCTCCTTTAAGTCTAAATTAGAATGAAGTTCCATGATTCTCATTTCAACTAATTGTACTTTATCTTTACATTTATTTTCTAATATATCATTCTTTGAAACGAATCTATGATATTCTCCCTCTTTAATTTTGTTTTCTAATTCATGAATTAATCCCTCCAAATCAAATTCATTTATACATTTTTTATAACTTACTAGCCCTTTAATATCCTTATCCATTATTAATTCACTCTCCTTTTTATATGTATCTCTTACAATTTCAATTATAATCCAATCTCCCTAAAATGTCAACATAATTTTATATCTTTATATCTTTAATATTAAAATTAACTCTATAGCCTATATAGGCATCCTAAGATACTTTATATTCCATAGAGTCATATTACCTCCAAACTCTTATAATGCTTAATATTAACTATAGCAATCAACAACATACATTATATTTCAAATATAAGCTCATCTTTTTCTGCTTGCGTAATATTCTTGTCGGTTGCTATTAAGAATCTAATTCCAGATTGAAGAATATTATTAAAACAAAAATTAATTTTCTTGTGATTATTATTTAAAATTTGTCTTTTTAAAGTCGCCTTATTATCTACTAGATTCCAATATTCCATTATTAAAAGCCACCTTTTTAAATTATTATTTTATATTACTTTAATCTTATCTGCATCGATAAAAATTTTGGTAATAAAACACAATATAGATAATACACTCCTATTACAAATGAAATTGCTAAACCTAGCTCTCTATAAAAAGTTGATTTAGCTTTCTTCTTTAAATCCATTTTAGTTATAAGTTTTGATATTTCCATTTTATTCCTCCTATGATATGTATTATTTTTTATTTTTCTGTAAATCAAAACTTAATTTAGAACAATGCATACGATTATTTTTAATAGTTAAATCTTCATTACAAAATGATTTAGATAATTTGCATTTATTACAATTCAATAATATTTCTTCTTTTGTTGCTTGAAAAGGATTTTTATATCCGTATATTATTACCAATTGTAAAACCTCCTTTTAATTTATATTATTTAAACTTAAACGTTTTTGCACAATATTTAACTATCATATAAACATCCCGTCCAAATTTCAACGCACAGGGTTTTTTCTCAGTTTGTTCAACAATTAATTCAAACACTTTTGCTTTTTGTTCTTTTGTCATATTATTTAACCACATAATAATTTTCTCCTTTAATTTATATTTTTATGTTATTATACTAACTAAATTATTTAAACATAATTTCTAGTTTATTTTTAGCTAAATAAAAATTTGTCCAAACTTCAATTTCCTCAATTGTATTTGATAATATTTTAATTGATTTTCTTTGTTTTCCTGTTAATCCATTTTTATTGAAAAGTTTATTAAACATATTAACACATTCCATTATAATATTTATTAGCATTCATTTCTTCTATTCTATTATTAGCTTTTTCTATAGTAAAATAACAACAACAATCTGCGTACGCCCCAGTCTTTTTATTAATAATATTGTAATTTCCATCTTTGCTACGTTTTGCACAATATATTATTCTTTTTTCATCAATAATTCCACTTGCATCTAGAAACTTTCTTTTCATTTCTTTTAATATATCTAACTTAGCTTCATTGTTTTTTATTTCTTTATCATATTTTGTGAATTTAGTTGAAGGAGTATTGATGTCTGAAATCATTTTTAAAGATTTAAGTATTGATTCTTTTAACTTCACATCTGCATTTTTTATTTCCTTGTTAATTTGATTTAATGATTTACTCATATTAATCACTCTCCGTGGATTTATTTTTATATTTGTTTAATCTCTTTAAATACATTGTAGTCTTAATTTTATTTAATGTCAATACTTATTTATATCTTTTTAGTCTTAATGTGATAAATAAAAAGAAACACCAATCATATATTATAATTAATGTTTACAACTTCCACAATATCCACCTACAGCTTGAAATTTCGTATTTCAAAGAATATAACCTCTCTTGTCCTTTGATGACGCTCTGACACTTATACACTAACATTAAGTTCCCTGCAAGCTTCTCTTTATCTATGGTGATTACTTTATCAATAATAATAGTTGATAAAGTTGAATCTTCATTTTCTATGCGAAAGCGTATAGGTTTTAAATTTCCTTTTTTATCAGACCAAAACAACATCTCAATTTCTTTAGCTAAAACTTTCATATATTCACCTACCTTTTTAAATATGAACATCTGTTCTTATAATTATACCTTATTTTCTTATTGTTGGGTAGTAGGTTTATAAATATTAATTTTAGTAATAATAACCATAAAATGTTAGCTTTAATGACTTTTAACATCTTAGATAAAATTAAGTACATAAGAAATTAATCTCATGTACTTAATTTTTAATACCATCTTACATCCCAATAAATCGTTCTATCTGTGTCATTCCCTCTAAGATATGCCCATCCAATATATAAATTGCCAGTATTATCATCATCAAAAACTGAATATCCATTTTCTCTTGAACAAAGATTCTCATCAGCTAAGATTATCTTTCTTGCATCCTCATATGAATTACAATCTAAAAACATTTCGTAAAGTTCATTAATTGCTTTTATTACTGCCTTATTATAATCATAAGGAACTGAATTAAAATCTACAAATTTAGGTTTATTATTAACAACTTCATTATAATAATTATCTCTTTCTAAATCATACCAATCAACTTTTTCAAATTTAAGATTAGTTAAATTTTTTAAATTTATTTTATAATCTTCTTCAGTTAATTTTTCAATATCATCTTCAACAGATTCTAAAATAAATTTTAATCCTTTAATATCCTCACCTTCTACATAAAAATCAACAACTCCATTTAATTTATCCTTACAACCATCCACATAACACATCATGCCCTCTATTGATTCATCTAATGTGTGAAGTTCAAAGTTATGCTCATCTGAATGCTCTTTGCATATATAGCCCCAAGCACCTTTAATATCTTTTATTTCTATTACGTCAGTAATTTTACTTATGTCAATTATCTCGCCATTAATCTTCTCAATTGTAAACTCATCAAATATTATACCTTTATATTCTATTTTCATTATTTGAGAACGCCCCTCTTATTTTAAATTTTTATCATAGTTTTTTAATATTTTTAAATCTCCTCCAAAAGTATCCATAATAGTTTTTTCATCATAATTAGCTTTATTTTCAATTTCATCAATATAAAAATGCACCATATACTCAATACTTGTTTTATCCATTTCAATTTCTTGCTGTAAATCATCTTTAATTAATTATTATCCTTATCTTGATATATTTCGTAACCATAATCCTTATTCCAAGCATCTAAGACCTCTCCAACTTTTTTATTATCCATAATATCTTTTAATAAAATCTTTTTCATAATAACACTCTCCTTATTATTTTTTATTTAAATTTTCTTTGTATCTTATGTATTTATTATAATCTATACAATCGTATTTGTCAATAATTTTATATTATTTTATTAAGTATTAATCTTCTATTTTTGTATAAAATTCAGCACTCGCCCCACACTTAGGACAACTTAAATTTGAAACAATTCCTTCGCCCTCTATTCCATAATCTTCAAATGAAAAATCTCCATCCCAAATCAATTCAGTTTCTTTACAAAACCAACAATATGTTTTTCTCTCTTCTTTACGTTTATTCATTTTATATCTCTCCTTTTTTATATTTTATAAATCTATGTATGAACTAAATAAATCTTTAAAAATTTCTTCTAACATTGGTAAAACAATTCCTCTTCCTGCTCTTTCATATAATTTAGTATTAGATAGTTCTCCTTCGTCTTTTGATTTATAAAAGTCTCTATCCGAAAATCCTTGTAATCTCCAATATTCCAAAGGTATTAATTTTCTAACAGCATATCCATCATCTACTTGAACTAATATCTTTTTAGCATCTTTCCAATCTCTTGCAGATAATGTAGGTGATATGCCATTTATTCCGTAGATCCTAGCATTTTGAGAATATGTACAATCTGTATGTGCCACTTCTAAAATATTATTATATGACCCACTTTGTGTTTTATAAAATTTATCAGTAAATTCGAATGATTTATTAACATAATATTTTTTATTAATATTTGGTTCTAGTTCTAATATGTCCTTCATTATTGATGTTTTATTATTAGTTGTTGGGAGTTTAAATTGATTATTATCATATTCTTTTAATATTGAAATCATAATAACTCTCTCCCTATTTTGTGCTACTCCATAATCTCGACCATTTAAAACTTTCCAATAATTGTTATATCCCATTTCTTCTAATTCTAATATCCATTTTTCAAAATTAGGCATATGCTTTTTACCTGTTAAATTTTTTACATTTTCCATCATAAGATATTTAGGTTTTATGTAATTAATTATTCTTCTACATTCCCATAGCAATGATGATTGAGTTTCACTTCCTTCTTCTAGCCCCTTTTGACTGCCTGCTATGCTTATATTTTTACATGGAAAAGAATATGTAAAAAAATCAAATGGAGGAAGTTTTTTTTCATCAATTAATCTTATATCTCCAAAATTTCTATTTTTGATATGTGCTTTATATAGTTTTTTTATATCTTTATCTGCTTTTGGAATTTCATATTTCCCCGTAGAAAAATTATATCCTATATTTTTTATTTTAAACTCTTCTAACATTGTCTCTTTACTTGGATATTCAATTTCTAAATTCTCATTATGTATAGCGTCATATGACAGTAGAGCATATCTATCTACCTCTGAGATTCCTACCGATTCATAATTAACACCTATATTTCTTAAAGCCATACGTTGGCTACCTACCCCAGAAAACGATTCAAATATTATTAATTTTTTCAAACAAATACCTCCTATAATTTATTTTTTATATTATTTTATTGCTATGTATCCTTCAAAGTTCATCCATCTCCAAAATACATCTATCTTTCTAAATCCTGATTGTTTTAATAAATCTATATTCCAATTTGATGTTACTGGAACTAAAACTCCCTCTAAAGCCATTCGCTTTCTTTCTATTTGCTCTTTTGTGTATCCGTTAACTTCTTTAGAATCTAAATATGTATCAATCATAAGTTCATTAATTTCATTACAATTGCCTAAAACTTTTTCAACCATTATAAAAGCTCCACCATCTGCTAAATTATCATATATATTTTGTATTATATTTTGTCTGTATTCTATAGGTGTAAATTGTATTGTTAAAACTGATGTTATTAAATTATAGATGTCTACAGGAAAATCTTTTCTCAGATCTATGTTTTTAATATCAACTAATCCATTATTTATATATCCTTTAAATCTTTTCCTAGCTTCTGTTAACATTGCTTCAGATACATCAATTCCTAAAAAATCACCATATGCTCCATATTTTTTAACAAATCTTTCTAATGATAATCCATTAGAACATCCTATATCTAATATATTCGCACCATGTACTCTCCTTTTGTTTTTATCTAATACTTTACACCCTAGATTAAATACTGAATCTCTCATAATGTCATATTGAGGTATAGATCTTTCAAGCATATTCTCAAAACAATCCGTAACCTCTTGATTAAATTCCCATTTATCTAATAATACTTCATCTTTCATTTTATTTAGTCTCCTTTTATTATTTATTTTTATATTATTATAGTAATAAGATGATAAACTTTATATTTTATTGAAATGTAAATTTAGTACACGAGAATTTAATCTAATATATTAAATTTCAATACTTATATATTTTTATATAGCTTTATATTATTGTATCTTTATGTATTAAAATAAATCACATTTATCAGCTTTAAACCCTTCAACATATTCATTCCATTGTTCTTTTGTAATTTCTAACTTTTCCATTAAATGCTTTTTACAATAAAATTTACTGGTGTTTCTCCCTAAGAATTTCATATTCATAGCAAGGACTTCTTTAGACCTAATTCTTTTATTACAATCCTCACAAATATGACTAAAATATTTTTCTGCAACGTTAATATCTAATCCATTTTCATTAGCAAATTCTTTTATAACTTCCTTTGTTGGTTCACTTCTTAATAAAGTGCCATTCCATGATTTTAATTTATATTCTTCTTTTGTACAATTCATTATCAAAGCTTTATTATTTTTTACGAAATCTTCCTCTAAAATATTTTGCCATCTATTATACATTTTAGGATACCAATATTTATCTAATACCCATGTTGATTTGGTATAAAAAGGACATGCTATAGAGCACCCAACCCGAGTATAACCCTTTTTATATTTTGAATTAACACTAATATTCCTCCATAATATATAAAGCCATATTTCCTCTTCCGTCCATTTTCTAATAGGTAAAATACCTTGCCAACCCTCTATCCATTCTATATGTTTCCATTCATCTCCATACCCAGACCTTGCATTGCTTTCTTGATTTCTCATTCCCATAAAAAATAAATATTTATGCTCACTATCTAATATATCTGTGGCATTTTCTTTAAATAATCTGCAACAAACCCTTGCAAATCTTGTAGGTACAAAGTTTGTTCTTTTTTGCCATTGATAAAATCCCTCTTGTGGATTTATAGTTCTAACATTATCTAATGTTTTTATATGTAAATAAGTATCCGAACAATCTAAAGAGGTATTACTAAATAATGCTTCTATATTTGGAGCTACTTTTCTTGCTAAATGCATAGTAACACTACTATCTTTCCCTCCTGAAGTTAGTATTTTAGGTATTAATAGGTTATATTTTAACATTGATTCTTTTATTAATGTTAAAGATTCATTTTCAATTATACTTAAATGTTCCATATTTCTAATAACTGTTTCACCCCATGATTCAATTTCAAAAGGCTTATTTTCATAAACAGTTTTTACAGATAATTTTAAATCGTCATCTATAAGTAATCTAATTATTTTATGTATATTTCCCTGTTTGTCATAAGCTTTTATAATTGCAGTATCTAACCAATAATATCCCTCTGTTAAATTATATTTTTCTATATCTATTCCATTATCCTTTAAAAATGTTAAGTATTCATTATATATCAAATTCAATACATTCACCTTATCTAATCTTCTTAGCGATTAAATAAGGAAAATACAACTAATTTCCAATAGCAAGACTTTTACATGAATAGCATACGCACATTCATCTCACCGCAAATGGTATGTATTTTTATGTCTCTCACCAGTCTTTATACGGTATCCTTTTACGATTAAGGAGTGTAAATCTTTTAATAAGCCTATTTCAACACCGTATTCAACAACCTACTCTAGTAGGTTTGAACATATTGAATTTTATTTTGCTTGCTCATTTCTATCTCTAACATTGAAAATATCCAAAAATATTTATCTGTTCTACGTTCAAATCCTTTTATTAGCTTTGGATTATGTCTATTCTTTTTTAATTCCTTGTTGAACGAATCTATTACAGTTAGCCCTTGCTCTATATAATAAATTATATTCAAACAATTATTACTATTAAGTTTTGCTATATAATTTCTAACTACCAAATTATCACCTCCTTTATATTATTACATTTATAATAAATCATGCTACTTTTTTAGCTTTTATATTATCTTGCATACATTTTATTGTATTATCAATATGATTCTGTATCATCCCTACATACTCTGTATCAAGGTTTCTATACATAAATGATATACAACCTGACTCGGTGTCTTTAGTCTCACAAACATCAAATGATACTATATAAGCTATTTTTGTAAGCTTTATCCTATTTAATTCTTCTAAATTTGTGCCACTATAAAAACTATGAATTTCTCCATTGGTATCAACTATTAAAAATGATTGCTCTTCCATTTCAGAACATTGCACATTATTTTTAATAGATTCTTTTGCATATTGTTTACACCATGTTAATCTATTTTTAAGTTCTTTCATTATTAAAGTTTTTTCTTTTTTACTAACTCTAATTGATTGTAAAAATTGTGTACAAAATATTTGTTTATCTACTCCTTTATTTATGTAATCTAAGTGTATTTGATTAAATCCCTCATTAGTTGGAGTTAAATTTGTTAATATAGTAAATTCATTTCTTGTCATTTTACTAACCACCCTTTTTAAATATTTTATTTCTCAATATCATTATATACTAAATGATGATAAAATGATACACTTATTTTATATTATTTCATTCTCAATTAGAATTATTGCTTAAAAATAGTTTAACTCACCAAAATTACTCTAATTGATAATGTGGTTATTGCTACGTTTCTGCCTCCAAAATACTCAATAAAAAGAAGGTTTTATATGGTTATTGTCTAAAAAGAATAGTTTTTATACTATTCTCAATTACTTATTACATCTTATCTATTTCAACAACATTAAATCCTTCATCAATGGCTTTCTTAATTAATTCATCTGAATCAATATGCATACAATATACGTTTACTCTTTTATCTTTTGGAATAGTCTTACATAACTTTCTTAGTGATGTGTGGACATTACCTTCATAGTCTGCTAAGCAAGTATCTTGATAAAACTCATCTATCTTGTATTCACTTATAACGCCTGAAATATTACTACAATCTCCACTATACCAAATTAGCTTTTCTTCTAGATATATTAAATATCCATAACAATTTAATGTTTTGATATGCTCTACTTTAACTGGATATATACCATTTACTCCTGCTGATGATATAAGATTATTATAGGATAATTCATAACAGTGATAGTCTGTTCCTTCAGTATGTCCTTGAAGTTTTAATAGTTCATATAAATCTTCAGTAGGAAAATACACGTTAACAACTATTTTTTTCATATAATAGCAATAATATATTAAACTACTTAAACTTCCTACATGGTCTGAATCTAAATGTGTAATTAATATATCCACTCTCTTGATATTGTCTAATATACCTTTACTTATGATTTTCTCAAAAATACTCTCTCCGCAGTCTATAAGAAATAACTCGTCATTGTTTTTTATGTAAGCTGAATTATTTCCCTCTTTTATATTGAACGCTGAACCTCTACCAATAAATTTTAATAACATATGTATCATTCTCCTTTTATTTGTATTATTTTTATCTTTATAATTTTACAATAGATTTGCTATTTCATATCCAATATTTGCAATCGCCATCGAATTTATTTTTGTAGGTTCTCTTTTTTCTAACTCTTTTATTGATAATTCATATTCTAATAATCTTCCTTTTATTAAATTTTTCACTCTGTATAATTCGTTAGACAATTTAACATTGTTATCTTGAAAATGTTGTCTACTTCTTATAATATCATGCTTATTTGTGTCTTTGTAAAACTTGTTGTTAGACTCGATTTTAGTTCTAAGTTTACTTAAAGAATATTCTAAAAATTGTTCTTTTGTTATCACCTCTTTTTCTATTGAATCTGGAGCTTCGATTTCTAATTCCTTAATTATATCCTCTTCTTTGTAACCGTCTTTTATCAATGACAGTATAATATTTTGATTTAAAAATCCATCTTCAATTCGCTTTATTAAATCGTTTCTTAAATTCATAATAACTCTCCTTAATTTATATTATTTTTTGTAATATTAACCTTTATAGTTTTCTAAATAGAAATCTTAATTCATTCAGTTATAATAATTACACTTTGACATTATATTTTCCATTAAGGAAAGACTAGATTTTAATTCCATTGTAAAAATCTTATTATCATAGTCTACCATTTTAAATATCTTATCTATAGACATACCATTTTTCAATAAATCTAAATAATGTAAAATATTAGAACTTGATGATTCTCTAAATAAATTACTTATAATATCTCTATTTATATTTAAATCTTGAGCTACCATTGTAATATGATATTCTTTATTATAACCATTGGTATGTTGAACTATAAATCCTATGTTTTTATGTATTCCTGCATATAATAATTTCAATTAAACCACATCCTTTTATTTTTTATTATTTTATAATTCTACTAACACAGATTTAAATCTATTTTGATAATCAATATATAAAGAAGTATTCTCTGGAGCATCCACTATTGATTCATCTATCCAAATAGGAAAACATTCTGCTATTAAATAATTAATATAGTTTTTAATATTTCCATGTTCAGATAATATCTCTTCTGTATTTTCTAATAAATCACCTTTAAAATCTTTTTCCCATTGTCTGCATATTTGTAATAAATTTTTATTCATATTATTGTACCTCCTGTTATTTCTTTTCTTAAAACTTCTAAAGTTCCATCCATAGCGATTTTAGAAGAAAAACATATTCTGTCTTTATCATAATCCTCCTTTATTTCCTTTTGTTGATTGTTAATTAACTTCATTAAATCACTAACTTTAATATATTTATCCATTAATAAAACCTCCTAAATATTTATGTATTATTTAATTTGTTAACTTATTCTACCATATTAATTTAACAATGTAAAGAACTTTTTATATTTTTATATTCTCTTAATATTATTGTATGTAATAATCTAAAAAATAGTACCAAATACAACAATTGTATATTATTCTTATCAAAACTCTGTTATATCAATTCTTAGCTATTGTATTTTTATTATCTAATAGTATAAAGGCAATGTGGTAAAAATCTATTAGAAGTCAATCTGCGAGGGTAAAATATTGAATACAATACAATGAAAGAAGGACTTTAAGTGGATAAATTTCAATAAAATAAAAAAGAGCTATATTCAGCTCTTAACTATTTTCAATTATTATTTTTCAATTACATTCCTATAATATTCGTCTAATGTATAATCATTTTCTTCATCATGCCACTCCAACCATTCATTTTCTTCAGTATCGAAATATTCAAGAACTGTAGAATTACAATAATCGGGTTTGATTTTATTTTGATACTGAAACATATCATAATTAGCTAAAACGTCAAATATTTTCTTTGCTTCCTCAATCGACTTTACCTCTACTATAAATGGAGTACATGGTATCTGTGGAAAATGACTTACTCTTAATTTCATATATAATTACCACCTTTAATTAGATTATTAGTTTAATATTATGGAATGGTGCTTGTCAAGTACAAAACACCCTAGAAAACTTTATCTTATATCTTATTTTATAACATACAATCTGCTAGAGCTACCGAATCTCTACATATAACTCCATTACAATTTTGATACACTGGCATACTATCTACCCAAACTACTAATGTATTTGTTTCTGAGTTATAAGTTATTTTTTTACCTCTATTTATTTCAACTTCTATTTTATAAAATTCATGTATAAATCCAAATTTTTCATTTGCTACTTTTTCTCCGTCTGCTAAAATAGTTTTTGCTAATTGCACTGTAACGACATCAATTTTATCTATTTCTTGTCCCCATATACATTCAGCATTTCCACCTTTTAAATACTCTGGAGTTTTTGGTGATTGACCTTTTCCTATAAATCTTACGTAAGTTGTTTTCATTTTACATATCCCCTTTATAATTAAATTATTGAATTTTTAATATATGTTTGACTTCTTAATTTATTCTAACACATTTTTTATTAAAATTCAATATATATTTTATATTTTTATAATCTTAATATAATTCTAAAAAAGTTGGACTAAGGCGTTCCCATTTGTTCATTAATAAATTAGTATTTTTATCATCATGAGTTTCTATAAAATTAAACATATCCGCAACACCTGAAAATTTTAAATTTAACACTTTCTTTGCATATTTGAATAAATTATTATTAACTGCTTTTGGAGTCATTCTTAAATATCTGTAAACTTTCTTATCAGTTATTTTCATTAATAAAACACCACCTTTTAATTTTATGTAATTCTTTATACTGCTAAGTTGAATTTAACATTCTCTACTTCATCCATTAAATTCTCTTCACTAAATTCATCTTCATATTTTTTATTACATTCTTTTATAACTAATTTTGCCTGAGTTTCATTTATTGCATATTCTGCACCATAGTTTCTGTTTAAAAAGTTTACTAATTTAGTAGCTGATAAAGTTGTTATTTTCATTTTTACCACTCCTTTTAATTTATGTAGCTGATTTGTTTTGTTTGATTACCTTATATATAGAATACCACACTAATTTGGTAAAAGCAACATATATTTTAAATTATTTTAGTCTTAATGTTATTTAATTGAATTTGTTTGTTTTTTTATCTCTTATAATAATAGTATATTCAATAATCAATAAAATGTTCCTATCATGATAAATATATTTATATTATCATGATAACTTGTTTGCAGACCATTTAAGCTACTTTAAATATCCTACATGTAATTATAGGCAGTATATTATAATAATCTAACAGGACTCAATCTGAAGCTATAAAACAATAAATTACAATTTTTATTGTTTTATAGAATAAGTAAAAAGAAGCATCTCTGCTCCTCTAATTATTTTCAAATTTAAAAATTACTTCTCTCAGCATATTAGTATAATATGTTTTTCCTTCATAAACGTAACTATCGTTCAACTTTTTAGTTTTGTATTCCTTGCCCCAAACATTCACATTTAGAGTGTTAGTATTTATTTTTAGGACTTCAAATTCATTAAATATTGGAGGGTCTATTTTTTCAGTATTTTTATCTACTGGAGTTACATCCACGCAACCTGCACTTACCAATATTTTAACTGTTGGATTATTATATAACAATTTAATAGCTTTTAAGGTTTCTTTAATATCTGAAATTGTTATTAAGTTTTCTTCATTTCTATCATCCTCTTCGCTTCTTCTAATTATATATCCATTACTAGTTTGAATAACTTTTTTCATAATATAAACATCCCCTTTTTAATATGTATCTTATACTATTTATTATACACTTAATTCTTGAAAAAGATATATATTCTTTTATATTATTATGTTAACAATTTATGAACACAATTTTATATTACTTTTAATTATCTGCTCCTTTAGTTATAATAATTTATTTTATTATTGTCTTTATCAAACATTATAGAAATAAAATATGGTGTACATATTACCTCTTCATTAATATCTGATTGAATTGAAGTCAATAAACTAAAGTGACATGTATAATTTGGGAGAGTTTGATGTAGTAGAGGAAGAGTCAATATTGCTAGAAATGTTAACGTTACTAGGAGTTTAAGAATATTAGATTTAATTGTTGTTGATAAGTTCATTATTAAGTTTTTCATTTATATAGCCACCTTTTTTAAATTTATTTTATTTGATTCTTTTATATTTAATTCTTTTAACATTGTAATAGGTGAAATAATAACAGATAAATCTTTATATACATTTGCACATTTATTTATAAACTTTGTTGTGTCTTCCCAGTCATTAATTTTATCAACTTTAAAAGATAATCTATAAGTTTTACCGTCAAAATTTAAAGCACTCCCTATTTTTGATTGTTTAAAGTTTTTACGGAATAATTCTAATTCAATCATATTTTCTGATATTGCTGTCACAATTAGATAGTTTATTTCTACTTTATATTTTCTCTTATTATTTGCGTTTACAAAACTTGAAGTATTCATTTTATTACCACCCTTTTTATATTATTGTTGTTAAATTTTCTTATTGATTTTTATATTTATTTATTTTGATTAGATAAATATTTGTTTGTGATTTCCATTTCTCTTTTGTAGGAGTTCATTAGGTAAAATAATTTAGTTAAAATAGATTTCATAAGATTACCTCCTGTTTTATTAATTGGATAAGAGGCTTTTAAACCTCTTTATTACCTAAATACATTTTCAAAATTTAAATCTTTTCCATGCCCTAAATTTACAGCATCTTCTAATAAACAATACAATTTTCTTTCTAAGTTACTGTCGCTTGGATGTACATCCATTAAATATCTAAAAGCTTTTTGACTACTACCATCGTAAATGTATTCTTTCTCCATATAGTTTTTAGCTTCTTGAATAGTTCTTTTACCATTTAAAACTTTCTTTACTATTTTACTATAATTATTATTCCATTGACTAAATAATTTACCATTAGCATCTTGCATTAATTTAACCACCTTAAATTTATTATTGAATGTTTAGTATGTATTTCCTAACAAGTTCATTGTATCATACTAATTTAATATTGTAAAGCTTTATATTATTATATTCTTAATTAACTTATTGGTGCTAAATACTTACTATTTGAAAAATTCAATATTCCTGTTATTTAGTTAATACTTACTATTTCATAATTTCCATCAAAATCAATTTTCAAACTAAAATTCCTTTAAATTGCCTAAAAATACCCTTCATGTCCTTTGGCTATATTGCTACGTTTATGTGACATTTCACCCTCCAAATTTAATTACTTACTATTTTATATTATTTTATGGAGGGTAAAAATAACTAAATTTTCAGATTCTCATTTTTGATGCGTGTGTAAAAATTCTTAATTTGAGCTTAAATATACCCTATATATACATTACAATTAAATTTATATACAAAACAATTACATTTTAAACCTCTATAAAAACTACAATAACAATATTTGCTCCGCAAAAGCAACTTTCTCAACTTTTGGAATTTTCCTCTTTATAGGCTCTAAAACTTCTTCATTAGTAAAATTAGGTATCATTCTCTTTGTCATCTTATTATATGTATCAAAATCTTGTCTTTCTATAAGTTTCTTAAAATCACCTAAATCAATACCATATGCATAATTAATATAATCTTTCTCCAACACATACATATTAGCACTACTTTGAGCAACTGCTTCGAATCCTTTACTTTTTATTCGTTTTAGAATATTATCCCTGTCTGCTTGTTTGTTTGCATTATCATACGTATCAGGTAATATGTAATAGTTATAATATAAATACTCTATTCTCTGCAATAGATTAACTCTATATTTATAGTTAGGATTAACAGATTCATATTTATCATCTTTTTCATTATACTTTTTAATAAATTCCTTTCCATTTGGTTCATATGTAATAAATTCTTTCTCAGCTAATTTCATTATGTATTTCTTTATAGTTTTTCTAGTAGAACCAAAATAATCCCCAATTGTATCTAATTTTGGGAATGCATACTCTAATATTTGATATGTATAAGCTTTCTCACCTATCTTTGGTTTAAGAGGTAGATAATATCTAAATCGTAGTATAAGACATAGTAGGATAGAGAATTCCATAGGTTCTAACATAACTATACAATGTTTAATATAATCAATTGGAACTGCCTTATAACCTATCCCAATAGTATCATTTAAAGTTATGTCATACATTTCATTACCATATATAATTACTATTGATAAGATATCATTAACACCTATATCTTTAGTAAAACTCTTCATTCCCTTAATGCTTATCATTTCATGCTTATGTAATAATTTTAATGCTTTGTTTATTTTATCTTTTGATACTCTCATATTGTCTTGTATTTGTCCTATTGTAGTTTTCATATATTCCCTATTGTGACTATAAGCTATTAAATAAAATAGCAGATAACAACCATCCCCTCCAATGAGTTTTAAATCATTTTGAATAAATCTATTATGTATTTTTATAAACTGTTTATAGTTTAATGCTCCATCATATACCTCATTAGTTCTATAGTCTAAAACTCCATTACGTTCCTTAAAATCATATTTACCTCTTATTCTTTTTAAATCATTACTTTTAGTACTTCCTTCATTCATTCATATTCCGTCCTTTCATTAATTATATTATTATTTTGTTTCTTTAAACTTTACCAGTATTTCAAATAATTCTTTAGTTTTCTTATATTTATAAATTGTAGCTCCTTGCACCTCTTTAATAAAACTTGCTATTATATTACTCTTTGATAAAAAATTTACCTCATTCAAATCTGTAGTTCCATACTCAGAATACTCCTTGAACATTTGAATTTTATTATTTATCATAATCATTCAATCCCCTTTTATGTATGATTTCAGCTATTAAACTTATCTTTAGTTTAATTACATTGTTGTGTATTATTATAGGCTTACACACTCAATTGACATCAACTCCTTTCATTGTTAGTAGTTATTTATTTAACTCATTAGATTTCATTGCATAATAAATTCTTTGTATATCTTCTTTTGATATTCCTATTTCTCCATTATGTTTTCCATTATAGTCATAAGTATATATTTTATAATTTTCACTCCTGCAATACACAACTTGGATATCTTCATTGTTTAAAATTACCTTTTGGCTCATTTTATATCAACTCCTTTTAATTATTTATTCCATAATTCATCCATAAAATCTAGATAATTTCTTAACTCGTCTTCTTTCATTAAATCAATATCAGCAAATTCCATTCCAAACTCATTCTCGCTTTCTTTTATAAATTCTCTATAAGTTTGTGTGTTTTCTGTATTACCTTCTATATCACAAATTCTCTTATCTAATATATCTTTCAATATTGTTTCATGTATCATTATTATTCCTCCTCATAATCTATTCTAGGTAAAACAAATCCATGTTGTTCTGCATAATTAGTTTTATAGTCACTAATCCAGCTACAATCACCAATTTTTAATCTCCATATAGCCATTTTGCCCATATTAAAATCATTCATATCATTAAAGACTAACATCAAATCATGTCTGCCTCCTGTGGTTGTTAATTGAATTGCAGAATTCCATAATAATTCTTGTGATATATCTTTATTAACAATATTCTCATCTTTCAAACTTCCTGTAATTCCTTTAATCCATTGTTGCAAATCTCCACCAGTTCCAAACATTACAATTCCTTCTATATTATCAAATTCAATATCACTAAATTTCTTATTTAATATTTCCATATTGTCCTCCTTTAAATTATTTGTATTTTACTCTTTGATTGTATCATAAATATTTCCTTATTACAATAACATATTTAAAATTTATATTATTATATTAACATTCATATAGAATCAAAAAATTCTTGCTCTGTTAATCCTTTTTTATGTCCTAATGGATACTCTTCTTTAGGAAACTCTATATCTTGCATGTCTAATTGATTTAATATTGTATTCTTTAAGTAACACAAATAACCTGCTAATAATTCATTGTCATGAGGCACAAGTGATAATGCTTTTTTTAGCATCTCAATATCATCACCTCTTGTTAGAAATTTAATTTCAAGGTCGTGATATAAATTTTTCATCTAATAATCTCCTTTATATTTATTACAATATAATCCACATAATATTAATTGTTCATTAATAGATTCTTGAGTATCTTCTTTCGTGTCATATATAGTTGATTGGTGCTCATTTAATAATAAATCTAATATGTAAAATTTATTATCTATTGTTATTACACAAAGTTGAGTATTAATTTTATTCCCTCCTACATGCTTATTTGTGATTAAAGATAAAGTATACGGAAGTGTATTTTATCTTTTTATTTTTTTAATAATTTGTAATTCCTTTTCTTCGCCACTCTCAATTAATATCCCTTCTACTATATCTTTTTCATTTACAGATAATCTTAATGTTTTACATTCATCCCATTTCAATCTATTATAAAGAGATATCAAATCTTCACAACCTTCTATATTAGCTTTTAATATATTTGTTTCATTTGCACTTAATTTCATTTTTATCACTCCTATTAATTTATATTTTTATATTATGTATTTGTTTCTCTATACTTAGTATTATATGCTTATTTTTAAATCTTGTCAATACAATAATATAAAATAATTAAATATATTTTACCAGCCTAGAACCCTACATATAATAGTAATATAAATTAAAGCTCTCTCACGTCTTAGAATAGACGTTTAAAATTCTATATGTATAATTGCATTGGTTATATGCTTATCGTTTAATATAGGTCAACTGGTGACGTTGATTTATTAAATTATAGGAGTAAATGAAACTTTAGTTTTATGTGATTATTAAAGAAATAAAAAAGAGCTTTTCAGCTCCTATATAATTTATAGCATTTCATTAATCAGCATTTATAAAAAATTCTTCAGTTGGTATAATATATATATTTCCTAATACTGTATTAACTTCTATTTTATTTTCTATTAAATATCCTTCAAAATATTTGTCATAATTATTATTTAAAAATATTTTTATATCATCAATATATTTGCAGTTTATAATTTTTTCTCTTTTTTTATTATTAGTTCCATATGGTTTTTTTAAAAATGATTTTATAGTACTTTTTACTTGTTTTATAGTTTTATTTATTTCTTTTGTTTTTAGCTCATCAATTTTATTATATATTTCTTTATCCTCTAAATCAATTATATCTAATATCATTATTTGCGTATAAGCATATTCTCTTTTTAATGATTCCATTGCATGTGATTCTGACATAACATATTCTCTTACTAATATCTCACCAGTTGGAACTATTTTAAATTTAATACTTATTTTATTCATATTATAAACATCTCCTATAAATTTATTATGTATTTGTTCCATGAGTTAATATTACCATAGTTTTTATATTATTACAATAGATATTTAAAATAAATTTATATTATTATAATTATAAGCGTGTTTTATTAATATAGTGCCTTATAAGCTTCTGTATTCAATTATAATACTTGAGTGATTAATTGTATATGTATGAGGCTTAAAGTCCTTTATAAGTGATATTATTGCTATACTTTTGTATTATTTATGGTTTTAATAATGTTTATGCAAATAAATAAAGAGGAAACTTCTCAGTTCCTCCAATTAATTATATATTATTTTAATAATAAGTGTGTTTAATATCATTACAGGCTTTATATAATCCATGTATTAAACTAGGATTTTTATTAATTGATTCCATAGTCAAGTCTAATGAATTTAAAGTGTCCTCTACATCGTAAGTATAACCGTATTCGTGATTTGCTAATTCGTAATAAAACATATCGTATATAAAATTATCGCCAGTTATATCGGATGCAATATAGTTGTTAAATTCCTTTTCATGTCTATCTGTCATCTCTGTTAAATGTTTTTGGTCTGATTTTTTATAATATCCTCCACCTCCTAGACTATATATTTTATCTGTGTCGGTAACTTTTAATCCTAATTTCTCCATTCCTTCTTTAAATTGTTCATTACTAAATGCAAACATCATAGGGAAATTGTTAAACTCTTTACTTTGTTTATCTTTTAAAGTTTTATATAAATTCATTTTATATTCCTTCTTTCTTTATATTGTTTTTAATTAGATTTTATTGTTAGGTTTTTATATGATTATAAAAATTGCCTTTTTATAAAGGCTTTTACCTCAGAAACTCCCCAAATTTCTTTTTCCCAATCCATTATATTTTTACTTAGTGAAACATCTACAAGGTTAAATTCTACTGTAATACCTTTCTTTATAAAATTATCAAGATATCCACCATGATAATAAGTTTCAATAATATATAGATTATTTTTCTTATCTTCAATAAATATACTATTGTTAGTTTCAACAAATATTATCTTTAATTCCTTATTTTCAAGTTCTGATATTATATTTTTAAAATTCAAAATAATTTTATTACTCATTATTAATACACATCCTTTTATATTATTATTAGTATTTTGAAATTAGATTTTTATTTAAATAATTTTGATGAATCAAAAGATACTGTTTCACCCTTTTCGTTGTCTCTTCCTGCTGACCAATGAAATGCACTTCTTGAAATTCCACTTAAATATTCTTTCCTACCTAATATTTCTAAAGCTTTTTTCTGTGATATTTTTTCGCCATTCATCTCATATACTGTTTTTATTGTTGCTCTTTCAATTTGGTTCATATCCTCGTCTTTAAATCCATTCTCTTTTAATACTTTCTTATCTTCACTTGTTAATTTCATCTTAATACACCCCTTATAATTTATATTGTTTTCTTTAACAAATATGTAATTTGCTTTTGTTTCTTTACTATAAATACAATTATAGTCTTTATTTACAGTAAAGTCAATAGTTATTTTAAATTATTTTAGTCTTAATGTATTATTTATTAATCATTAATTTTTCATATTGTAAAATTTGTTCATAAGTTAGCCATTCAGGTTTTTTATCATCTGAAAAACTATTGTATATTTTTTTCATTTCATTAATTTGTTCTTGTTCGTTCCCTGCCCATAAATGTTTTTCATTTCTGTTTCCATTTCCTAAATAATATTCACAATCCATTTTTAACCTACTAAGCATCTGATAATTAAATTTTTCTTCTTGAGTTGGTTGTTCTTCTCTTTTTATAAAATGTATTTCTAAGTTATTTTTAATAGGACAATCTGCTTCACCATCAAAATCATTACTACAACTATATAATTCTGGATTATCGCTTCCAAGTGTTATATCTTTCCATAAGCTTCCTGTATCTATACATTTGTAAACTGGTCTGCTCCAATCGTCAATCCCTAAAAATTCCATTGTTCTAATATTATTATTCATAATAAAACCCTCCATAAATTTATTATTATAATTCTTTATTATCAAAACTTTCTAACAATTTATTCTCAGTAGTTTTTTTTGTCAATAATTTTAATAAATCTTGATTCGCCTCATCCAAACTATTATAATTATTTAAAACTTTACAAACTTGATATTTATTATCCGTAACTTTATTTATTATATATGCAGTTCTGTGCTTCTTATTTAACATCTTATAACCTCCTAGTATTTCTATGAACAGTATATCATTTTTAAAAGAAAGTTGTAAGTTTATTTAATATGTATTTATACAACTTTCTTTTATATTATTTTCTTTATACTATACTATTGCTAATGATTTATTTATTGCTATTGAAACACCTTCTTGATTCATTTCTGTTTTAATATATTGTGCTAATATTACAAAGTTGTTTATATCATTCTCTTGTACTGTGTCGAGTGTAACACTTACTATTGTTATGTTATCATATACAACCTTTTTCATATCTTCACTGTACCATGAACCTTGTGTAGCTTCAAACTGTACTTTGTTTGAGTTGTATAAGTTTTGAATGTAGTTCATTGAATAGTTTATATATTTTGTGTTGTCTGTTTGTGCATCTGTATCTACTGTTGAAGGTATGTATATTGCTAAAGTGTTTGATTTTTCATTTAATATTATTAGGTCGTTTCCTTGAATGTTTGAATATACTTTGTTATTAATTTTAGTAGCTCCACCATTTTCTATTGCTCCTAGTTCTAAGTTTTTTACCTCTTTGTTATTACTAAGGAAAAAGTTGAAGTTGAATTTTTTACTATTAATGTTTGTCATTTTTATAACCACCTTTTATTTATTTGTTTTTGTGTAACTCCTTAAATACATTATACACCCTAGAATTTATAATGTCAAACATTTTATATCATTTTAGTCTTATTATTTTTTTATAATATAAAATGTTGTTAAAAGGTGGTTTTATATGATTATTAAAATATAATTAGGCAGGAACTTTATTTTTTATATCATCTATTTTGATTTTACTATCTATAAATAGTACCCCACCGTTCTTATTATTAATAATTTCTATTGCTAACATTAAATTATAATTTGCATTTTCAATACCAATTTTACATCCATAGTCAATTATATTACTTTCTTTTATTCCTAGTGACAATAATTGATTTCTTAGTTCTTTTACTGGTGTCTCCCATTCTTTAAAGTGGCATGAGTAGATATAACCCTCTTCAATTTTATCTTGTGCATATGGGTCATTAGGTGCTATTGATTCTGTTTCATGTTCTACTGTACTATTAAATAAATTGTTCTCATCCTCTAAAGTCATTGAAGCATCTTCTTTTAATATGTCAGCTTTATTTAATTGTAATTCTAATTGATAAGCAAAATTTAATGTATTATCTGATTGTTTAGCATACCAATAATTATTTTTATATCCGCCCCAGTGAAAACTATTTGCCTTCATATCTTTTCTAATTTCAATTTCTGGTTTTTCATTGAAGTATATTTCTACACCATTTAATTTTTTGTTTAATACAACTTTAACATTTTGATTATGATTGTTGTTATTTGTAGTTTGTGTAACCTCTGAAGCTTCTATAGTTTCATTAACTATAATAGTGTCTTGAGTTTCTTTCTTAGCTTGTGGAGTAATTGGTGCAGTTCTAGTTGTATGAGATTTCTTGTTAGAAACTTTTACCCATTTTTCTACTTCTGTTATTTCTTCTACTTCTTTTAATACATATATTTTAAAACTTTCTCCAAGTGTTACGGCTCTATCAATACTTTTACAATTATATCTTAGGTGGCTTCCATTTGCTTTACTTTCTTGATATCCTCTTGACTCTCTACCTAATTTTACAACAGAATAATATTTTTCAGTAACTTCTATTACTTTTAAATTTCCTGAACCATTCTGCCAAAATATATCTCCAATATTTAAAGAGTTTTCTCTTTCAACTTCTACTAATTTGATAACATTTTTTACAACCTTTTCTGTAACTTTTTCCATTGTTTCGTTATTTTGTTGTTCCTGTCCTGCTTCTTCTGTTTCTTTTGTTCCGTCTCCACAAGAATTACAACCACTTACAGCTCTTTCAACTCTTAATATAAATACTTTTAATTTCTTAACTGCTTTTGCTTCGTCTTCATTTAATTCTCTTTTAATATATACTGTTTCTCCAGTTGTATAGTTATAATTTTTACAGTCTTTATATGCTTCTTTATATTCCATAGTAGCAATATCAAACATATAAGAAGCTGGAACGTCTGCAAATACTGTAAGACTATTTCCTTTATCAACTAAACATCCATCTTTTTCTATGTGCCATATTGAACCTTTAGAATTACCCATATAAGTTGGGAAGTTTCCTATTACTTGATATTGTGATTCTGTTTGTGTTTCAAATTTAGATGATAATTTTTCTATTAATGCTTTTGCGTTGTTTTCTTCTCCCTCTGTAGCACCTTTTTCCTGAGTCATGTTTTTTAAAGCTTCTATTTTAACTGAGTCATTGTTGCTCATATATTTATAATCTTTATTGTATACTGTTATTTCTCTGTTACTGTTGCTTGCATATTTATCATCAATAACCATTGTATAACCATTCTTAGTAGCGATTCCTGACCAACTGCTCGGAGAAAAATAATCCGTCATACTATCACTTTCATCTGCTTTATATCCAAATATCTCCCAACCTCTGTTTTGTAGTTGTTCGCATAAAACTCTCTTCGCATCCTGTTTAGTATAATAGTTACTCATAATTAATTACCACCTTTTATATTATTTTAGTTTGTTTGATTTCTTTTAATATGTATTTTCTTTCGTTTCCATACATAAAGAATACCATACTTTTTATCTAATGTAAAGATATATTTTAGATTATTTTATTTTTAATGGGATTTATTTTATATAAATTTGTTTTGATATCTCTTATAATAGTATTAACATATATACTTATATGTTACTTGTGGCTCTTGTAGTGTATCTAAATATATTATTAATATAATTAGTGCAAAGAAAAAAGAAGCCTCTCAGCTCCTCTTATAATACTATAGATTTTAAAATTTCTCTTGATATTTCTGAACTTAAATCCCAAAAATTAGATTGCAAAATTTTAAATTCTATTTCATCTGTTTTTATAATTCTTCCTCTACCATTTTTCATCCATAAAGTATCTACCCAATTGTCAGGTTTAAAATTTGTTTTCCCTACTATTCCGGTACATGGATAGAATTGAAATCTTGAATTAGGATTATATATATAAGTTAATTCGTTTTTGTTATTTTTATCTATTATGGTAAAGAAGCAATCTTTCTGTTCTATTTTATATACCTCATTTTCCATCACAACAACTTTTTCACTTTTCATTAATAATCACTCCTTAATTTTTATTATGTATTAATTATCTTCTTACCTTATTATATGCTATATAGTACCAAAAGTACACTATTATTTTTATATTATATTATTGTTAACAAGTTGTACATAATTATATATTATTTTAGTTTTAATGTGATTTATAGTTTTATGATATTAACTTATTAATTTCTTCGCATCCTGTAGAAGTTCAAGGTTATTAGAATAATTTAAACATATATTACATAATTCAAATTCTTTAAAATATTTGTCGTAGTCTATATTATTATTATAGTTTGATAGACTCATAAAGCTTTTTAATACTGGTAATATTCTATCTTTCTTATCAAAATATTCTTTATTCTTAAATATTATAATGTTTGAATAATCTTTATAAAGCAATAATTTCTTATCAATACAAGTTGTTTCAAGTTCTGATATTATACTGTTTATTTTATTTTGTTTAACAAGTTGTTGAGCTTCTTTTATTTCCTGTTGTTCAGTTTGTTTCATTCTTGATATCGTTGTATCAAAACTTGATGTATGTTTATTATTTAATAATTCAGTTAGTTTAATATTAGTCCAATAAAAGTCAATATTATTATTTTGTTGAGATATTATATATTTACAAATGTATTCTGCGTAGTTATCAAAATTAATTATAGAATATTTTTTAGGTGGATTTATTGGAAAACATATATTATATAATTGTAATAATATTCTATTATCTTGTGAGATTGTAATATCTTTAATTTGATTATAAGATTGTAGTGTAAATTTGCTTGTATATGATTCTATATTAGCGTGTATTGCAATGTTTGCGTGAGTGAATATAATTGGTTGGTTGGGAATTTGTAGAGGCTCTGGAGTTGTTTGTGGAGTTTCTACCACCTCTTCTATAGTTTCTATCTCAATTACTTCAGGAACTTCTACTATTTCAGCGTTAGTCAATTTCTTTATTGCATTTATTAAAGTAGTTTCATTTACATTTAATTCAATTAAGATTGCTTCTATTTTACTTGGAGTTTTACATTTCATGTTAATAACTGTTTTACCTGAAGTTTTCTCTGTTAGTGAATAACCACAGGTTTCATCTTTTACAATGTATAAATCTAAGTTAGGTAAAACTTTTGAATTGTATTTTATTCCTTCTACTTCTTTTGTGAATATTTCACCAGTTTCTCTATTATTCATTGCTATTGATATAATTTCTTTTTTAACATTTGCAATATTTCCAGTTACTTCTATACTTTTATATCCTTGTTGTGTATTTGTTCCACCTTCGTATATATCTTTTTTAATTGATTTTAACATTCCTGATTTATTTTCTTTTATTATAGCTGAGTCTGTTATTTTCATAACATTCATTAAGATTGGTAAAATTGTTTTAGCTAATATATTTTTAGCTTTTATAATTGAATCGTTTTTAGAAACTTGAATGAAATAAACCTCTTTAGTTGTTTGATTAGTGATTGTATAAGTTAAGTAAAATTTAATTTCTTTATTCATTGTTGACACGCTCCTATTAATTTATTATGTATTGACTAGATTAATTTGTTTTAACCTTTAATTTATTATAACACTAAATAAAAACACCATTGCAGGTGCTTAATCTTATTAATTATTTATAATTTCTTACATAATTTTGATATATTCTAGAGGTTTCTTTTATTCCTACATTTACAAAACATTCTTCAGTTATTTTACTTAATTCAATTTTATTAGTTTCTAAATTTTTAAAACCGTTTATTTTCATATCTCTCATAGTTTCATCATATTTTTTTAATAATTCATTTATCATTCCTTTACCACCTTTTATTAGTTAAATGAAAATCTAGCGTTTACTATTCCTGTAAATTTTGAACTATTTTTACCTTGTTGTATTCCATTTAAATTACTTGAATACTCAATCATTTTTAAATTATTATTAAAGTTTGAATAAGTTTCTTTAATATATTTATCTAATTCCTTTTCAAATTGAAACCCTTTGTGAAATGTTATTGTAACATAATTCCCACTTTTAGAAGTTTTGTCTCCTATTGTATTTGCTGATTCTTTTAATTTCTTATAAAATTCACCTATTAAAGATTTATTCATGATGTAACCTCCTATTAATTATTATGTATTTGTTTCGTTTGTTTCTCAATTTCTTATTACATATAGAATATCATAGTTTTTATTGTTTGTAAAGTTTTATATTACTTTAGTCTTATTTGTTTTTCTTATATATTATATGATTGATATTAAAGAATAGTACCAATATATTAAGTGCTTATTATCAACTATAGTGTAGCTGAGAGCCTTTATGATGGATTATAAGAATGTAAGTGACTAATTGTACTAATAAAAATAAAGAAGCTTGTTATGGCTTCTTAGATGTTAACAATGTTTATATATTTATCTTATGTAATTTAATTATTATATTATTACTATTTAGTAGTATCATTGAAAGCGTTATATTCATTAGTCATTTCATTTACATTATTTATAGCAATATTATCTTTCTTATTAAAATCAGTAACTGTTAATATTTTAATAGTTTTAAAGTTAGTTGGATTAATTTCTTTATCTGTTGTAATTAATTTAGCTTCATTTCCAATATATTTAGATGATATTTTATAAGATTCCCATTCTGTTCCTACTTTCAATATTATAGTACTTGTCGTTCCGTCTCCTGATACTATTCCATATGATTGATATGTTATTGGTTCTTTAGTTTGAGTAGCTGAGATAAGAGATTTAGAAGGTTGAGTTGTTATAGTTTTATTAATAGTTCCATTGTTTGATTTGAATATAGTTGATATAAAATAAGGTGTATCTAATTGATGTTCTGATATATCTGATTGAATACATTGTAATATACTAAAGTGAGAAGTATATGAAGGTAAAGTTTGATGTAATATTGGATTTATTAAGATTGTTATTAATAGGATAATTGGAGTAGATATTTTTATTAGTTTAGATATTGATATAGTTGATTTATTCATTATTAATTACCACCTTTATTTTGTATTATTATATTGATAAGATTGTAATAGATTTTTTTACTTACTCTTCAATTATTATTTCACTATGACTATATCCTAAAAAGAATAATGTTGTTTCATATTCTGTTCGTCCTCGTCTACGCATTTCCTCTATCACTGGAACTTCAAATTCACTTTGTCTCTTTATTGCCAATTCTTCTGTAACACATAGACATTTTAGTTCTTCTATTGTTTCACTATCTCCATCAACTTCACATTTTATATGCTCAAATACTCCCCATACTTTCATAATAGTCCCTCCTATTTTTATTTTACTTAATTAATATTATTAAAAAATAGTAGCTGATTTCTCAACTACTCGTATATATTTAATGATACATAACATACATTTTCAAACTGCCAGTCTACATCAATACATGCTCCACAATCTTTAATTACATTTAACTTAGCTACATTCTCTTCTATAATCCAGTTTGCAAAGTCACTATCATTTGTAGCTGTTAATATTTTATTCCATTTCTTTGTGATTGTCTCAATTGTTTTTCCTTTAATTAGTGCATCTATAGTTTTAATAAGTTTCATTATTAATCACTCCTCTTTAATATGTATCTTGTAATTACTATTATATAGATATTTTATATTATTGTCAATACTATATTTAAATTCTTTTTATATTATTTATCAGAACACACAAAGTGAAAAGGGAGAGGATTATCTTACTATTGATAACCCTTTTAATATTTTTTCCATTTGTGCTATTCTTTTATAAGGTCTGTTACTTCCATTTACCCATTGTACAAAACATTCTGCAAAGTTTTCCATATAGTTTACATTAGCATATTTTGACTTGCCTGCTATATCAAATTTAATCATTCTATCATTCAAGTATGTTTCATGTATATAATGTCCTATCTCATGTATTACAGTATCTTCATCATATTTAGTTTCTTTTAATGTTATACATTCTCTGTAGTAAAATCCTAGTGTTTTTTTACTATCTCCTAAACTTTCCATTTCGGAATCAGCAATGATTTTTATTGTTGGTATTTTAATGTTTAATTTTGCAAGAACTTCCTTGACAGCCTTTTCTGATTTTGTTAAGTTTTCTATTATTTCAACTTCTGAAGCGTCTATACTGTAAAAATCATTTTCAGTTTCAATGTGTATTACATTATTTCTATCTGTGCAATCAAATACTTTACCTATCATACCATTAAATTTTACTGTTTTATTTAAATATTTTTCTATGTTGTTTTTCATTTTTAAAACTCCTTTTGTCTTAACTGCTTATTCTCATAAGTCAGTGACTTATTTAAGTTTTAAAAATGAAGCGTTGCACCATCTACGGATACACTCGGATTTTAATTGGTCACTTCATTTTTAGGATTGTAACGCATCCCTGCAAGTAGTAAATTAATTCCTTACTACAATTACTATTATACTGATATTTTATATTATTGTCAACACTATTTAAAAATTCTTTTTATATTGTTTTATTAATTTAAAGTTTTATTTTTGTTTATCTTCTTACTTTATTATATGTTGAACTGTGTTAAATAGTACCTAATTATAATGTTATTCTAAAATAAAGTTGATATAAATATTATGTGATTATATTAGTTAAGTGATTGATTGTAATACTATTACAGAGTATCTAATGGCTTATATAAGCGTTATTATGAGTATGTTAATATAATTGTATAGAGCAATATAATAGATAGACTAATGATAATATATGTTGACTGAGTAATGTATAAGTAATGTAATGATAGTAACATAGTGTTCCTTTATATAATATAGTTATATATGATTGCATATCAATAGAGTAGTGACTACATAAATTAGTGTTACTATTACATTATAAGTATGTTAGGCAAGACGTGAGTGAGTAAGTGTTAGTATATTGTATATACTATATGATTAATGTATGACATAAAAGCCAGTGATAGTGTGTTAGATAATACCAATAGTATAATAGTATAAGAGATAACCTAATAAGGTATATAGTATTATAGTATGTGTATAGTAGTGTTAAGTGTATGGTAGTTAGTTTGTAAGATAGTATATATAATTACTATATAAATAGAGATAAGTATATAGGATAAGTGTATTAGTTATATAGCACACCAATAGATTAATATAATAGTAGCATAATAGATAAGATAGATTGAGATAAGGTATAAGATAGTATCATATGATATGTTATCTATATAGTAATAGCATTGTAGTATAAGAGTAATGGTATATATGTGTTGTGTATGATATAGTCATATGTTAGATGCTCTATTAAGTATATAGTAATAGCATTGATATAGTTAATAAGTTATCAATAGGTTGTGCATATATGTAACAGATAAAGATAATAGATAGTAATATACCCTATATAGGTATAAGATAATAGATAGTAGTATATATGTGTTTAACGTAGTGTATGTAACATATTGTTATACCCTTGACTATATATGTATACCTATACTAGGTATAATGATTATTAGTTATATAAACATAAGGTGTGTAAGGTATTAAGAGACATATAATAAGTATACCCTTTAATAAATTAGGATACCCCTATTGGGTATAGGATATTAAATAGAATACGTCATACTATATAAAAAACTTAATAACGATTTTGGGACGTATGCTAATTTTTTAAAATTCAGGTATCCTATTATAATATTAAATGCTAACTAACAATATTTACTCATTAGACTAGCACAACACCTACTCATATACGTTCAGTTTAATTAAATCTATCTCTATTTGATTCTAATTGATAATACATACACAAAATTGGGTTAATATTAGAGTAATTTTAATTAATTTATTAGTATAAAGGAACAAGTGTTCAATTCTATAGGACTAAATATGTATTTAATAACATAGAATTAGTGTTTTAAGTGGTAAAACTGGTATTATTTTGTGTTGTAATTATAATTGAGAATGGTTTAAAACGTAGGATATACCATAGATGGGGGCATAATTATCACTTTAGCACTTTAGCGTGGTGACGTATATCCCATGGGTACAACAAGGAATAGGCACATCCCAATTTATCATTTCATATATTTCACATTATTTTATTCTCAATCAGCTATATTAATCATTAATTAATTTACTTTCTTATAAATATTAGTCTTGGTTTTATTCACATAATATTCACATTATATCCTTCTTATATCAAATAATCCCTAATTTAGCTCGTAGAACGTTTCGTAACTATGTAGGGAATATAACACCTAATCCCATTTTAAACCTCTTAGAATTAACCTCATATATTGCCCTTTATTATATATCAATCTCCTACAATCCCTTATTATACCTACGTTTAGTTCGACAACTATATTTATTTTCCTATTTAAACTACTATATTTATAAAACAGGGGCTATAATTTCCATTATAAATCCTTATATACTTTACCTTACATCACCTTTTATAAATATAAACAAAATAATATTCAATTAATCTATAATAATTTTACATAAAAAAATAAAATAGAAAGTGTTTTCTCTCTATTTTTAGTAATAAATTAATATCATATAACTTATTTAATTTTATTAATTAAAGTTATTTTCCTTTTCTCTTTTACTCATTGAATAAACTTGACTAAAAAATACAATTGTCATTACAACTAACATTATAATATCATTCTGTACAATATATACAGATATAAAATATAATACTAATAATTGATTTAAACTCAATAATATTTTTACATAATCCATTTCCCTATTTCTCATTCCCTATAATTATCTATTCTCGTATGTATTATATTATAAAACTAAATTAATATACTCTTATCTCATTTGGTAATTATTTCAGACACATAAACATGTTCTAGCAAAATAAAAAAGTAGAAGAATAAAATTAATCTCCTACTTAAAACTTATGTATTATTATATTAACATTAACATTTCAAAATAAATAAATTAAACTCCTAATCCTCTTTTTAACAAACAAATATATTCTTCTATTTTCTTATATACAATTATTTCAATTAAATAAACTTTATTAATAAATTCCCTTTTCTTTATTTCTCTATTTAAATTTTTATATTGTTTTATATATTTAATCTTATCTCTATATTCCATTTATAATGCCTCCTAAGTAATTATATTTTACTTTATTTATATTTCAATAATCAATCTTATAATAATAGTATATCACATTCTCAATATTATATACATAGTTTTATATTACTCTAATATATTTATATTCTTTTTAATAATGCATTAATTATATTGTCTAGTTTCTTCTGTATTTTACTCTGTTCTATTGATAATCTATTATATTTACAGTTATTATATCAATATTATTCTATATTCACAGGGGACTATAATTTCCATTCTAAGCCATTGTAATATAATAGATACTAGTGTACCTAAAATTTAATCAAACAATGTAGGGAGTATTGTATGGGAGGGGGTTATGAATTCATTAAATATGTTAATCTCTATATATGACTATACCCTTTATGAAAAATAAGTAAATAAAAAAAAGAGTAATATTTCTATCACTCTAATGAATATTATTATATTAAATTATATTTGTCTGTATTTATATTGTCAGATTATTTGACAAAAATATTATTGTCAATATAAATATGGTTATTTATTTCTTTATATATTATTGTTATGAGATTATATTATATAGTTGTTTCTATTTTTTCTTTTTTAACAAGCCTTATCACTTTATTTATAACTCCAGTTTTATCAATTATTACTTTAGTCACTTTATTTAAACTCATTAGAAAAATACATTGTCCAATTAATGGCAATCCTATATAACCTGCTCCTACTAAAACTCCTAATGTAGTATATAAAACAGTATTGGTAGTTGCTTTTGTATTTATGGCAAGTTGTTCGCACTTAGCTCTTTTCATAATCATATCATCCATACATATATATTTCATGCTTTAGCTCCTTTATTTAATAATGTGTAATGTTTTAAGGAAATCTTTCCAACCAGCAAAACTAGCTTTTGTTAATGTTAATAATACAGGGGGATGCGTATTTAAATAATGCATATATTGAACGACATCTGTAGCAATAGCACTTACCCCTGTAAATTTAATTAATCTAGCATAATCTTTTTGGTCTAAAGATTTCATTGCAATTTCAGATAATAAAGTTAATCCAGTAATTTTTATAACGTCTCCTACTAAAAATCCAAATGTCATAATATTCTCCTTATTATTATTTGTTGAGAGATTGTGTTAAAGATTTCTAAGAGCTTTAAAGAATCCCACAGTTGTAGTTATAACTGTTACTCCTGCTATAGCAAATCCTGTCAATCTAATATATTGTGCATAATCCTCTTTACCAACCTTCTGGCATATACCTTCTGCAAAAGCACTTATAACACCTGCACTTGCTAAAGTTATTATTGAACTTGCTAATCCCATAATATATTCCTCCTTATGAGAACTTCTATATAATCCAAAACCTACAACACTATATAGATTTTGAGTTATATAGAAGTTTCCCTCTATATATTTTTTGTGATTATGAATGCCATTTGTGTCTTAATTGTTTTGCTGTTTTAAAATCAATAATATTACTTTCTCCATTTATGACTTTCTTTTCAATTTGTTTTACATTTTTCTTAGTTTTACTTAAATATTTATTTGTTGATTTTCCAATATTATATACTCTTTTACTTAAAATTTTTATTACTCTTAGAACTCCTCTTATTGATAAATAAATGTTCTTAAATGTTATAGCAATTATTTTACCTAAAAGAGTATGAGCTAAAAATAATTTTGTTACAAAACCTACAATAATTAATGCAATACTCATCTGTAACAGTTCCTTTATTATTTGAATAATAGTGTTCATATTTATCTCTCCTTAGTTTTTTAAAAATTATTAATCATAAGTTTGTAAAATAAAATCCTTTGTATATAGATATTTTAATTTCTAATTTTGCAAATAATCTATATTCGATATTTAAATTCTATTGAATAAGTCTCATATAATTTTTATAAATAAACTTTATTGCTAACATTTAATTATAAATATCTATTATCTATAATTAGTATTACTTAATATGTTTTAAGACCATTATGCCCTGCCCCTTATTAGACTATATAACTATAGAAATAAATACTATAATTAAAGTAACAATAAATCTATTTATAAAACTATATAAATCATTCAAGGAATTAAATATGAACAAATTATTTCTAATAGACTTATAAAATATCTACAAGCTTTTGTATCCTTAAATTCCTTTGTATACTATATAGTATTCCTTATAGTATATTTAGTTACAATATTTGAATAATTTATGATAATTATTTTTTAGTAACCTAAGTGGATTTTATTGTTATATAATATTTTGGTAATATATTCTTTATATAGATATGTTTAAGTATAATGGTATTTTAAACTATGGCAATTTTGGAATATTGTGGAGAAGTTATTTATTTTATAAATAAAGTTTTTGTGTGAAGCAAGATATTCGTTTCACTCACTCTTATCTTATTGTAATTATTTTTTATTGATATAACTATGTTTATAGGGTGTAATTAAGTGTCTGTAGAGTAATAAGGTATATTATAGGGTATAACATAGAGTAATGATTAATTGAGGTTATTAGATATACTATAGGTTGCTTAATTCGCATATCTATTTTAGACATAAAAATATCCTAACTAAATTAATAGCTAGGATTGAATTTTAGATTTGAAATATATCATTATAAGAATATCTCAGAGAAATTTTTTAGACTATAGTCTAATCTAATTACAGGATATATTTTGGTATTATAATTCTTATGAGTTCTATCATCAATCAAAATCATTCTTGGTATTTTACCTTCACAAGCATGGATGATTTCATCCTTCGCGTTATCAAATCTATCTAGGTTGAGACTGTTATTGCTTTTATTTACTTCTATTAAATTTCTAAATCTAAAACCACCATATTCATATATCATAAGAGCATCACTTCTCAACTTTCCATTCATCCATTGCCTTTCTAATTCAAACTTTTCAATATTTGCACCACTAGCGAGTAGTTTGCAGTAATAATCCATTAAATATATTCTATGAGGTGAATTAGATATCTTTTTTACGTCTGTATCAATATCTACAAATAATTTTATTTTTAAAGCTGTATTAGTTATTATTTTAAGTCTATGCTCAATCTTACATAATCGTTGAAGCCTACATCTGCTGTATTCGTATCCTCTCTTCATATCAGGGAACGCTATAAGTCTTGCTTCCTCTATACTTATAAATGAGTATTTCTCAATATGTCTTAGTATTAATCTATCTTTTACTGTTATCATTTTATTATCTTCTCCTTTCCTGTTTCTTTAGGTGGACTCCACTCCACATAACCTTCAATATTTTTTGTGTTTTCTTTTACAATATTATTTAATTCCTCTACACTTGTTGATTCTACATCAATATATTTAGTTTCTGTTAATAATTTATTATATGATTCTGCGTCATGATTATCTCTTCTTGTTTTAAAATCCATTATTCTTTTTTCTAGAATATCATTCTGCTTTTTTATTTCTCTCTCTAATTTTTTATTTTTCTTATTTAATTCTTTTTCTCTCTCAATTATTTCTTGTTCTTTTTCTTTAAGTTTTTGTTCATATGATATATCTTCCTTTCCTGAAGTATCTTCTTTTTTAGGATTAGTTTTCTTTAATCGTTCTACATCATTAAAAATATTGCTATGATTAGGGTTAAGTTTATCCTTTATAAATTCCATAATCATAGGGTCATCGATGAAGGGGGTTTGTAAAAAATCATAAGCTAATGTTTTATATACAGCTACCCTTCTTGGTAAATCTAATGCTATTTGGCTATCATCCGTAGCAACTTCACTAGATTTTGAATTTGATGCACGGAAAGCTATTTTCAAATTAGATAATGACTTGATAAAACTGTTTAATAGTACTGCCGTAGGTTTCTGTAAACAACTTATTAAGAATAAATTATTAGACCTTCCATATTGTGCTAAAGAGGCTAACAAATCATCTACAATTTTCTTTTTTTCTTTAACATTTTTACTATCAGAACCTTTTTCAGCAATACTAGCCATTTCATCAATACACACCCAAATAGTAGGTTGTTTATTGTTCTCATGGAGTCTATTATAATCAGTAATATTACTTCCTAATCCTTTCTGTTTAATAGTAGCAACTAATTTTGTCCTTCTCTTATTTTCTAATTCTAAATATTGTAAAATAGTCACAGCTTTATCTAAATCGTCTGCAAATCCCTTACAAATCGTAGCATCCTTATAAAGTAATAAATCACATTTATCTAATTGTATTAAGAAAAGTTGTAAGTCTTTTACATCATGATTATATACTTGCGTTGCTAGAGAACAATCTAACAATTTTGATTTACCTGTGCCTGTTGTGCCTGAAAGTAATACTTGACACCATTTATTTAAATCAATAATAATAGGAGTTCCATCAAACATATCACCTATATATATTTCCCAAGGTTCTGTTTTTGGTGGAGAAAACTTCTTATTCATAGTTATTTTAGTTACTATCCTAATGTCCATAGATAAATCTAATCTTTCTTTATTATATATAAAAATACATTGTAGTCCGTCTTCAATTTTATCTTGTATAGTTTTTAAAGATGAAAAAGTTAAACCTTTAGGACAATGTAATCTTGCTTTAAATCCAAACTCCTCATACTCTATCTTAGTGAAAGTAAATGTTTTGTTATCTGTAGTATATGTTTTAGTTTGGTACATAATATCTTTCCAATCCTCAATCAACTTTGCTATTTTAGTTTTTTTATCTTTCTCAATTTTCTTTATATCTTTTAATTCCTTATTCTTTTTAGCTTTATCTAATTGTATAATCTTTTTGTTTATATTAGATTTACTTAATACTTTCTTTTTACCATTAAGATGCTTTGAAAAAAGTTTCATTCTTCTTATTTCCTCCTACTCTATTACTTATTCGTTGTTGAATTTTTTTAGACTTAACTATTCTATCTGTAATATCATAAAAAACTAATTTATCTACATTTTTCTTCCAAACTCCTTTTACATATATATAAGTTCCAAATCCTACTAGAAATACTGTAGAAGCCCCAATTTCTATAGCATGAGCAAGTAATATTGCCGATATAGTTCCTATCATAATTTTCAATCTCCTTTATAAACTATTAGTAATACTATATGTTATTCAACTATTTAAAGTATTGTGACAAAATAAAGTTTAAGTATAAATATTAAAGTATCTGCACATAATAATTTTGATTTGAAGGAGGTTTTAATATGAGAGTATCAAAGTATTTATTTCCTACCTCACATAAAAATAGGCGTATATATAGAAAGGCTAAGTCTGATGTATTTTCAGCGTTTGGAATGATAAAATTAATTTGTAAAATAATAATTTATATAGTATCAGGTATAATAGGAGTAGTTATTTTAAGTTCAAGTTTTATATATAAGCTTGTTAAAAGAATTAAAGATTATAATCACTATAAGAAAAATGGTTTTTCGTATTTGAAAATTTATAAAGATATTACTCAATTATCAGGAAGAAGTTTTGAAATATTAATGTATGAATTATTTAAAGCAAATGGATATAAGGTTTATATGACTCAAGCTACTTGTGATGGTGGCAAAGATTTAATTCTAATTGTTGATGGTGTGGAAACTTATGTAGAATTGAAAAGGTGGAATGGTGGTTGGCAAGTTGGGAGACCTGAAATTCAAAAATTATTAGGATCAGCAGTTTGCGATGGAGTTAGAAAATGCTTATTTATCACAACAGGAAGTTACAATACTAACGCTCTAGAATGTTCTGCCAAGACAGATATGATTGATTTATGGGATATGGAAGATATAATGAAATTAATTAATGATACTGATATAGATAAAATACCTTGGATTATGAGCAAAGTAATGGAATATAATGAGGAAGATATATTAAAGAAAATCAATAATTTCGGTGAAAAAGTTGATAAATATACTAATAATTTAGATAAACAGTATTAAAAGAGCGATTATATGCTCTTTTTTGCTTTATTTGGTAATATTCCTCATTATATCTAGTGAAGTTAATTTTGTAACGAAAATAAGCCTACTATAAGCATTTAAATCAATTCTAGGTACAATTATATATCCTAAAATTAAAGTTGCTTACAATGTGCTTAAATGAGTTTTGAATGGATACCTATTTGTGACATCCTTATACATAAATAATTACCTCATTATATAGATATGTATTTATACCTTTAATGCCTATTGAGTAGCATTATATATAATTAATATCTATTAGTTTTACAATATAATCATTATCAACTAATGAATTTCATATACATTTATACAATATCGTTAATTACTATTTCTACCCAACTCTATACATTAATAACTAATGAATGGCAATAGTAACCATTGTATGGCATATACAATCACTTATATACATTGCTTGTTAACTATTGCTATTGATATTATATGAATTATATTGATAATCTATTGTAACCAAATTCATTCTATGGTAATATAATGTTATTAGGAAAAGAAAACTAGATACTTGGAGGTGGCAAGCTTGCAACAAGAGTTTAATAAATTAGAAATCGCTATTCTTTATATGTTGTATGATAAAGAAAAATTCACAGCCTTAACTTCATGTCAAATTAAAGATTTTTTAACTGATGAGGGATTCTTATCAAGATTTAAAGTAACAACCTCATATAATACAATGGTTAGAAGAGTTAAAAGTCTACTTGAACAGGAATATATCTCTTTTGGATATAAAGAGGGGAATGCTCAAACTTATTTTTTAAATGCAAAAGGAGTAGAATGTATAGAACATGAATTAATTGAAAATGGAATTATTGAAAATGATATCGAAGATATAGAAGGAGGTAATTAATATGAATCGTACAGATTTCACTTTGTTGGGGTGTGGAGGCGGAGGCGGTAAGGTTGTTGATACCATCGTTAACCAAGACTCAAAATTTATGAGTTACTTTATTAATGCATCCAAAACAGATATTGAATCATTAGACAATTCTGATGATATTGCTGTGAATTATACTTGTATTGCAAATCAAAGAAATGGAATGGGACGTGACCGCAATCTTGGAAAAAGATATGTTTCTAAAAGAGGCATGAATCTATTAGAAGTAATCGATAATTTTGATACATCTGTTGTATACGTAGTATTTACTTTTGGAGGTGGTTCTGGGAGTGCTATAGCTAGTATTTTATTAGCAGGTATACAGAAATTGAAGGATATTGAAAACTTTGATAAAACTATTAATATTATAGGTATATTACCAAGCATTGATTCAAGCACCGAGGTTCTAAAAAATTCAGTAGAAACTTGGAATGAAATTATGTCATATACTTGTATTAATAATATGATTTTTATAGATAATAACAACACAGTAAATGGTGAATACTTAGAAGAACAAGAAATAAATGATAGATTTGCTGAAATGTTCGATTCTATATTTGACATTCCTAATGTGAATGGAAGAAATTTTGATAATGGGAATCTAGGCAGAATCTTAAATTCTGAAGGATGTATGTATATTTATGATTTACCTGATGGATGTAATAATGCTAACTTAGCTCTAAAACAAGCAGATACAAATAGTGTGTTGGCTAAGATGTATGAGTCTAAAGAGAGTATAGACATAGATAAAGATGGCAATAAAAAAATCAAGTGTGGGTTTATAGGTACTTCATTCAACAATGAAAATTATACACATAAAGATATTTTAGCAAAATATAAATCTAACAAAGAGGATTTTGAGGGATATAATGAAGATAGTAATTTAGTTTTAATCTCAGGATGTTTACCTCCCCTAGTATCAATTCAAGTAATTCAAGCTGAACTAAAAGATAGAGAAAAAGTAGAAATATGTAATGATAAAACTGATTTTAAATCATTTATAGTTGAGAATGACAGTGAGAAAGAATTGAATACAAACTACAAAGAGATTAAAGAGCATAAGCCAGTTGCACAACCACAAGTTAAAACTAAGACTAAAAAGAAAGCTATGAAGAAAAATATATTTGATATGCTTTAATAAATTTATAAGGTAATATTAAGCTTAAACTGTTTAATATTACCTTAATTATAATTGAAAGGGGATAGCGAGTTGAAAGAACATATTTTTGATGTAAATTATACTGAGTCAGACAAAAAATATTCTACAATTGAAGAAGTCAGTATAATCCTATCTATAGAAGCTCCTACTATAATATTTTGGTGTAATAAATTTAATGATTTGCTAAATATTCAATCAATAGGAATGTATCAGATTTTTAATGAGAATGATATTAAGAATTTAAAAACAATAAAAAAACTCAACATAGATGAAAATATGAATATTGGTGAAATTAAAACATATTTAAATCAAAATAAAGGTGTAATTATAACTAAAAAAGAAATTGAAGTTCCAGAGGTAAGTTTATTAACAGTATTAGCTAAGATCCTAACTTCTCAAAATGATAAAATAGAAAACTTACTTGAGGCAAATAATCAACTCATGAAAAATCAAGAAATCTTTACAAATAAAATATTAGAATCACAAAAAGAAATGTGTATTGATATAGTTAAGAAAACAAATAATTCCGAGGAAATAAATGGTTTGAAAGAAGAAATCGTTGAACTAACTAAAACTGTAAATGAGAAAATGGAATTAATGGAGAAAGAAACTACTAAAAGATTAAATGATAGTGCTTTACTTATAAAGGAAAATTTAGAAAAGAGAAAGCAAGAACAAGAATTAATATTGTTAGAGAAAAGTAAAAAGAAATCAATATGGAATCGAATGTTGGGCAAATAACTGTCAATCAATTTCAAGCTACTTTATAGCCATTCTAAGACACTTTAATTATTGGTAATGTAATTACTCATAATAATAGTTTATAGCCTTCTCAGTGTATTCTGATTAGGCTAATTTTGATTATATAGTTGTTATAGTTTGTCCATTTGTAGAATTTTATGTAGAATAAGAAATTATTAGTAATAATTATAATACTAATAATAATAAAATAATATAAAAAGTATATTGTAATATTATCCAATATGTGATATAATGAGATAAGAATAAATGAGGAGGGGGGGGGGATATATTTGAGTTTAAATAAGTTTATAATAATATAAAATATGTATTGTTATTTGGTAGAATTTATGATATAATGAGATAGTAAGGATTATTAAAAAGGAAGTGATGAAATGAAAAAGATAATATGGAAAATAAGAGGATTCTTTATAAAATTATTAGCAGGGAATGATATTAATGTAATTATAAACACTAATTTAGATTCTAATAAAGGAATTATTATAAGTAGTAAATATAATGTGTTCAAGAATATTGAAATAGAAGGATTTAATACTGCGTTTACAATGAAAGATAAAAAATGCAATTAAGAATATAATAATACATAATTAATATAGTAATTGTAGTAAAAATTAAAAGGAGAGATAAAAATGTTAATAGCAAAGAATTCAAAAATGAAAATGGTTAAAATTATTGATAGTGTTGAGGAAGATACATATACATGTCCATTGTGTGGAGAGAAGCTAACGAGGAACTTTGGGATTTTACGCCAGTACTATAGTCATCCGATGGGTAAGGGAGAAAATTGCGAATATAAACTTAAACTAATGTTAAAAGATAATCCTACTGAATTCATAGAAAGTGATTTAAGTATTCTAAGAGACCAATATTATAATAAGAAATTTACAGATGTAAAAGTTGAAATGTCTGATTTAATTTCAGATGAGGGATACCCATTAACTCAACAACAGAAAGATATAATTTATTCTACAGAAGATAAAATAAAAGTAACAGCTTTAGCAGGTAGTAGTAAAACAACAACCCTTTATTATTATGCAAAAGCTAGAAGCGATAAGAAGATTCTGTATTTGGTATATAATAAATCTCAACAATTAGAAGCACAAAATACATTTGGTAAGCTTGGCAACGTTGAAATTCGTACAGTACATAGTTTAGGTTATGCTTATGTTGGAAGGTTTTATAGAAATAAATTAACCTTTGGATATAATGCCATTGACGTTATGAAAGATATGGATATCAAATGGGAGAACCAAGAACTCGCTGTTAAGATTTATGAAATGTTTAAAAATTATATGCTATCTGAATTTGATAAATTTGAAGACTTAGAGACTTTCAAAGGTGATAAAAATAGAGAAGTTATAATATCGTATTGCTATAGATTATGGGAACTTAAAAAAGACTTAAAATCTAATGTAAAAGTGGAGCATGATTGGTATCTAAAATCGTTTCAGCTTATGCGTAAGTCTCTTGATAGAAAGTATGACATACTACTAATCGACGAAGTACAAGATAGTTCGATGCTTGTGTTTGATATAATTAAGTCTTCCAATGTAAAGAATATATGTATGGTTGGTGATATTTTTCAGAGCATTTATTTGTGGAGATGTAGTTGCAATATCATGCCTTTGTTTAAAGCAAAAGAATACAAACTAACAACTTCGTTTAGAGTAAGTCAAAACATAGCCAATATTGCTAATATGATTATTGAAGACGTAAATGATACAAAAATAGGAATGACAGGATTTAATACTGAACAAACTATTGTAGAAAAGATTGATAAGACAAAGCCATATGCTTGTTTGTGTAGAACTAATTCAAGTTTATTCGGTGAAACAATAGACGCTCTGAATCATGGAAAGAAAGCATTGTACTATGAAGGAGGTTATAGTGGATATAATTTTAATAACATATTAGATTGCTATAATTTTCAACAAGGAGATAAAGTAAAGAATCCATTATTCAATAAATTTAAAAATTATTCTAAAATGGAAGAGTTCGCAGAACAGAATAAAGATATTGAATTATTATCTTTAATGAGAATGGTAGATAAATATGGGATGGATGTACCTGAGTTAATACATAAGATAAAATCAAGCACTACTACTAAAAAAGATAAATTAGATTGCTATTTTTCAACTATACATAAATCAAAAGGAAGCACAATTGAAATACCATTGTTAATATCTGACGACCATTTTGATATAGAAGATTATTTTGATAAGAAATTCTTAGGTATTGGAGTATTAGATAAAACCAAAAACTACTATGAAGAAATGTGCTTGATATACGTGGCTATAACGAGAGCGAAGGCAAGCATAGTTTTAAGTGATACTCTTAAAAAATACTTGGTGTTAAGATATAAATTCAATAAAAATAAATAAAAGTAAAATAATATAAAATAAGTATTGACTTTTATATCCAATGGTGGTATAATTGACTTGTAAGGATAATTAATAAAGGAGTTGATACTTTTGATTGTAATTTCATTAGGAACGCACTATTTAAATTACATATAATATAATGATATAAAATAAATTTATAGGAGGAATTAGTAAATGATAGTGGGTATTAAAAAAGAAAAGATAAGAAAGATTTTTACAGACAATTTACCAAGAAAAGAAAAATTATTTGATTGGTTCAAGAGTATTGGATACAAGGTAAGATTTATTTATGATGATATTGAAGGTGAGGTAGATATAATTGGATATGATGGAAAGTTTCTATCTATAACATATAATAATAAAATATTAGAAATAAGTACAGGGAATCTTCAAAAATGTCGATTAGGCAAATTATTAAATAAATGCACAGATGAATTTAAAATAGAAATCAGTACTCAATTTATAGATGACAAAAGAAATATTACAATTATTAATAAAGAAAATAGAAAAGACAGACAAGGACGTAACTTTAAATGGTATCAATATAAGTGTAATAAATGTGGATTTTGTGATGATAGAAGTTGGATTGAAGAGAGTTCATTATTAAATGGACAAGGTTGTTCATGTTGTCATGGAAAGACGGCAGTGCTTGGAATAAACACAATTTGGGATACTGATAGGATTATGTGTAATTTAGGAGTTAGTGAGGAAGATGCCAAGACACATACTAAATGGAGTAATGTCAAAGTTGATGTAATTTGCCCTGATTGTGGTAGAATAAAAAATGTGTCTTTAGATAAGATTCACAGATTTCATTCAATAGGATGTGTTTGTAGTGACACTATATCTTATCCAGAAAAATTAATGTTTAATATATTAGAACAATTAAATGTTGAAAACACATATCAATTAACTAAAAAGACTTTGATGTGGTGTAATAAATATAAATACGATTTTTATTTTAAAATAAATAACAAAGAATATATTATTGAAACACATGGTAGCCAACATTATAAAAATAAATTTACTATAAAAAAAATTAGGTCATTAGAAAATGAAATAGAAAATGATAAAAACAAAAAAGCCTTAGCTTTAGCAAATGGAATAAAAGAAGAAGATTATATCGTGATTGATTGCAGATATAGTGAATTAGAATTTATACGAAATAATATAGTAGACAGTAAATTAAATGAGATATTTGATTTATTAAATATAGATTGGAATAAAGCTGAAGAATATGCATTAAAGAATTTATGTAAAAAAGCATGTGAGATGAAGAGAGATAATCCTAATATACTTACAGTAGACATATGTAAATTTTTTAAATTAAGTAAAACAACAATAATAAGGTATCTAAAAAAAGGAAGTAAGATATGGGAATGGTGCAATTATGACCCAAAAGAAGAACAGAGGAAATCAGGATTGAGGGTAAGTAGTTTAATAAGTAAAAAAGTAGAGGTATTTAATAAAATGGGTGAGTCATTAGGCATTTTTCCAAGTTGTGCTGAATTAGAACGACAATCTGAAAAGATATTGGGTGTAAAATTAATTAATCAAAATATATCAAAAGTATGTATTCATCATGCACATACACATAAAGGGCTTATATTTAAATATGTTTAAAATAATTAAATTAACTATAATAATATAATTCATAAGGAGAGAGCAAACAATGACAAGAGAAGAATTTATAAAAATAGCAATATTAAAAGGATATACATTAGAGTATGCAGAAATATTAGCAGACATGGTTGTAAAATCTAAAAGAACTTATCAAGAAGGATATTTAATATGTCTTAAATGTCTTGAAGATGGTGAATTACTTGGAGAATGGGAAGTAAATAATGATATTTAAATATATCAAAACAATATAAGGAGGTAATTAATAATGGATTTATCACATAGAAGATATGCAGTAAATTGTTTTATACAGAATTTTAGTAAAGAAGAATTAACTTCTCTTGTAAATGAGTTATCAGATATGATATTAAATAGCGAAGGAGAAGCAGGATACGATAAAATCTTATTAAAAATATTAGGTACAACAATAAAAAGAACACCAAAATTAGAAAAATAAATATATATAAAAAGGAGAAATGATAAAAATGAAAACAGATGCAATATCAAAATTTGAAGAGAATATAAATGGAGAAAAGATTGAATTATTTAAAAGTAGAGTTGAAAAAACTCATGAAAGTTGTGGTAAAAGTTATATGGTAAGGATTATAGTGAGAGATTAATAAGTAAATAATATAAATTTAGAATAGTGTAAAAGCTATTCTATTAGTCATAATATAATATAAAAGGAGAGTCAAAATAAATGAGCGAAGAAATAACAATATATAATTCAACAAAGGAACTAAAATTACAAAAGATAGATAGTTTGTCTCAATTAGCAATTAATAGATTAACTGAGTTTAATAAGAATCCACTTGGAGAAAAATATGAATTAGCAATAAGAGAATTAGTTAAATACATATTATTTTATACTAATAAAGAAAAGATAATAGCATTCCCCATGTCGACAGGTAGTGGGAAAAGCACAATCACAGAGTTATCAATGGCTTATATGTACAATGATGACCTATTTAAAAACTATTGTGGGACTATTATATTAAAACTTACTAGAGATGATTGTAATTCAACTGCTATCAATATAAATAAGTATGCTAATAAAGAAATTGCTTATGCTTATCATGGAGGAGATGTTGAAAATGGTAAGGCGAATGATATAACCATTGAAGATTTACAGACTTACCCAATACTAATAATGACACACGAGGGTTATAAATCATTTGTAGACAGGAAAGAAATTAAGACTAAAAGTAAAAGAAAAAAGATAGATATAAATGATATTTACGAATGGACAGATAAAAGAATAGATAAATTAACTGTAAATTACAATATATTTACTAGACAGAGATTAATTATTGACGAGGAAATATCAAACGTAGAAACTGTAGCAATCAATATAAAAACTATAAATATTATTGAGAATGCCATTATGAATATGGGAAACAATGATTTATATGATGTTTTTATGAGTTTTATTAACTCGATAAAGAAAGAGTTTATAAAATCTTATACAGAGAAAGCTAATAAACTTAATTTTGTTTATTTTGAGAATATAGTTAAACCTGAAGGAATGGATGAGGCTATATATGATTCTAAGGATTATAAAGCTAGAGAATGCTATATAAATATATTAAATTTATTAGAACATGGTGGTTACGTTAGATATTCAACTGAATTAGAAAATAAAAGTATAACAACATTCAAATACATAGATATTTATAATCCTAGATTTGCTAAATTACAATTAGATGCTACAGCAGATGTAAATAAATTATATATATATAATCCACATTATGAAGTTAAGGAATTACCTGAATTCAAAACATATAAGAATACATATTTACATATATATGATAAAGTAACTGGTTCAAGAAGTTCATTAATTGAAAATTTCGATTTAGGAATGCTTCAAGCATGTATAAAAGACATAGGAGAAAAACTTCTCAAAGGGGAAAAGGGGCTTATAGTATTTAATAACAAACAATTGGAATATGGATTCTATGAGGAAATTCAAGGTACAGATTTAGTAGGAAGAGTATGGATTACACATTATGGATTAACTACAGGAAGTAATCAATGGAAAGATTATGATAAAGTATTTGTATATGGATTAAATATAATGAGTGATGCTATATACCCTATATTATATCACTGTAATAGTATGGAAGAAGACTTTAATAAATATGACACTATGTTAATTCCAAAGAAAGGCTCAAGAGCATATGCAGAAACTAAATTTGAAGAAGTTAGAGTTGGGTTAGTCTCCTCAGCAATAATACAAGCAATTAATAGAATTAAAATAAGAAAATATTGTGACGGTGATACACCCGAAACTCATATTTATATGCTCAATAGCGATAAGAGTGTTGATAATATAATAAAAGGAAGCATGAAAGGCATTAATATTCTATATGATTGGCAATTAGATTTTACTCCACCAATAAAAGAACGTAAATCTAAAGTAGAAGATAATACACTAAAAATAATAAACTATTTAAAATTTCTAATTGAAAATCCTGAGTCAAAATTTGTATGTGAGTTAAAGAATGAGAATATATTAACAGATAAAGGAATTAAGAAAAAGGATTTAAGAGAAGGACTTGATTTTGCTAATAGACCTGCGTTTAATCGAGCATTAGATAAACCAATTTTCACTCAGTTTTGTATTGATTATAATATAGATATGAGTAATAAAAATAACAAATACATAGGCATGACAATAAAATAATATATAATCGTAACGTTTTTACTCTTATAAACTCTATTAGAGGGAAATGTTACGATGAATAAATTCAACAGATTATAAAGAAAGTTCAAAACAAGGAAAAGCTAATTCGATGAACCTGAATTACCTTAACTTTCACGTGCAGTGGATCGTTCAAGTTGTCATTACTTTTTCAATTTTAATAACAACTATAATAATATAAATATAAAGGAGATGATTAATAATGAATAAATTAATATTTGGAGTAGGTTTTAATAGTGGTGATAAATATACAACTAGTATAAATAGAAAAATAACAAAACAATATTCGTGTTGGCACGATATGATGAGAAGGTGTTATTCTGAAAAATATCATATTAAATATTCAACATATAGTGATTGTTCGGTCTGTAAAGAATGGCATAACTTTCAAACTTTTGCAGAGTGGTATGATGAAAATTTTTATATATTAGAAAATTGGAATATGGCTTTGGATAAAGATATCCTTGTTAAAGGTAATAAAGTATATTCACCTAAAACATGTATATTTGTTCCTCAAAATATAAATTGCTTATTTATTATAAAGCAAAGAAAGGTTAGTAATTTACCAATAGGGGTTAGTAAAGAAAAAGGAAGAAGTAAATATAAGTCATTATGTAGCGATGGCAAAAAGAAAATTAAATACTTAGGATTCTTTGATACTCCAAAGAAAGCTTTTGATGCTTATAAAGTATTTAAGGAAAACTTAGTAAAAGAAATTGCGGATACATATAAATTATTAATCCCACAGAGGTTATATAATGCTATGTATAAATATGAAATAGAAATAACTGATTAAACTAATACATAATCTTCAAAATTCACTTAGGTAAATAGTTTATCTAAGTGAATTAATCACAAATTTAATATTATAATTTCAATATATTTTGCTATTATAATAGAAAAGAACAGGATAATATTATAAAGTTTTTCTAAAAGAATGTAAAAGAGGGTATAAAATAGAATATTAAACATAGTATGTATAACTCCTCAAGTAGTTGGTATAACAAGGCTTAGGACAAGTCATGTGATTGATTAGTATGTGGATAACTAATTATTGTGATTAATTAACTTGTTAGTTGTGAGTGATTAACTTGACTTTTGTGAGTGATTAACTTGACTTTTGTGATTAATTAACTTATGTTATAGTTGTGATTAAAACGTATGTTGTTGATTGTGTGAATTATGTTAATAACTTATAGAGGAGATTATATAATATGAGTAATGTAGTAACCAAAGGTACTGCTAAAGTGTTTAAATACAACGCAGGAATAGAAAGTATTGTAGATGGTGGAACGGTTCAGTTACCTTTTATATCTGAATATAAAGGTGATAGAAGAACTGCAATGGAATATATATGGTTTACTAAAGATGCAAGTGGAAATCTTTGCAAAAGAGGTATATACGTGAGTGGGCATGGTCAATATGGAGTCCCAACACTATATGATTCAGATGTATATATGGCATTACAAGATATATTTCTACGTAAAAAAACTGTGAATGGTATATGCGAGTTAGAATTTAATTCTTTGTCCGTAGATTATTTAAATATTGAATTTTCTATGAATGAATTAGCTAGAGAAATGGGTTATATATTACCAATAGGAAAGTCAACAAGAGAACTCTTAAAAAAATCAATAAAAACATTACTAGCAACAACAATGTTTTCTTTATATGAAGGTGGAATTTATGACATAAGGCATAAGCAATATGTGACTAAAAAAGAGGTAGGATATCATTTATTAGAAGAATATGGAAATGAAGTTACTACCGAGGACGAAGAAGTTATTGTTGATATTATGCATATTAGATTAAGTAAATTCACTTACTTACAAATAGTAAACGATTATAAACTTTTTTATAATAAAAACAAATATAGGAAACCTAAAAATAGAATAGCAAGAAAAATTTATATTATGGCTCTACAATGGAAGGGCAATAAAGACTTTGCTTATGCTAAAATAGATACTTTAATTGAGAAGATACCTATGATAGAAGAGGATAAGAGATATAAAAAAAGATATATTAAAAAAGCACTAAAAGCATTAAATGACAGTGGAATTATCAAGGCTAATTGTGATAAGAATGATTTAGTGTATTTTGATTTTAGAGAGCAAAAACAAATAGATGAATACAAGAATAAATATAATAAATATTCAGATATAACAACTAAATTATACGATATGGGATTTAATATGCTAGAAGTTGATGAATTAGTGGATGTTGAAAGAATAAGATTTATACAAGCATTGCTAAGATATCTAGATTTTCAAAAACCTTTAAAACCTAAGAGATATTTTTTGAAATGTTATAATGAGAATATTGAAATTGATAGAGGTTTCTATAGTGAAAATAGTTTAGTACTGTGATTAATTAACTTAGGGCAAATGGCAAATGTGATTAATTCACTTAAGTAAAATTGATTTTGTGATTGATTAACTTAGATAAAACCATAATTGTGATTGATTCACTTGTATTTTAATAAATTGTGATTAATTAACTTAGGTTATTCTGATAATTAAAGCGAATTAATCACAGAGTAAGTTAATTGATCACAAAATAATTTATAGGCTAGATGATATTTTATTAGAATGAGAGTAATACCCACCAAATCAATTTAAACGTCATATAATATATATTGAATAAAGTTTTACTAGAATTCAATAATATCAGTCATAATAAAAATTTACTAACATATAATATAGTTAGATAATTAATCCATTACAAATGATATTTAATGGCTCAAATTTGACTTGTGTGATGATTTTAATATTATTAGGTATAATTGCATTACCTTATTTTAAAGTAGCTTAAAATTGATTTTAGTGAGTTTTAAGACAGAATACATTTTCAATTAAACTTTTCCGAATAAAGATAATATAATAATATAAAATGTATTGACAATGGAAGAATATTATGGTAAACTGAGAGAGTAGAAAGGAAGTGAGATAAATGAATACAGTTAGAAATCCAACTGAATCAGAAATATTAAAATACATACTTATTAAAAATGGATATTTTACTGAAGAAGAGTATATTCAAGGTAAGAACGAATTAATTAATATTTTAATTGAGGAAGTAAACAAAACTAATAGAGAAGTTGAAAAATTTGTGCAAGATTTTTTAAATTCATAATAATACAAGAGGAGGAAGAACATTATGATAGGCGTTGAACAATTTGGAGAAACTAGAGATTTAACAAGTGAAGAAGAGAAAGCATATTTAAAAGGATTAAAAAGTATATCTAAGGCAACTGGAATTAATTTATATGAGAAAGAAGAACCTATAACAATAAATATTCCTAGTATAGATAGTTGGACAATTACAGATTTAAAATATACTTGTAGAAAGAATAAAGTTAGAGGTTATACGAAAATGGATAGAGAACAATTGATTGCAGAAGTTAAAAGAATTATTGAGAATTATAAAAGTAAATAATATAAAGGAGTGAATATATAATGAGAGGTAAGAGAGCAGGTATGGGAAGTTTCTTTGATGACTTTGATAAATATATAGAAGAATTATCAGATGAGGAATTTGAGGAAGTACTTATAAAAGCAGGAATAGAAAATTGTCCATTGATAAAAAAGGAGGAATTATAAATGTATTATGGTAAAAAATCAGTTGCAAGAATAGATGAATATTATGGAATAAATAGTGAGGATGATTATAAAATTAAAGATTGTGAGAAAATCCAACAAGCATTTAATAATCATGCAATTATGTTAACACTCGCAGAATGTCATGAATTATATAATAGTTGGTCAGATGAACATTACAGTGCATATTGGGAGAATGGAATAGAGGATTATGATTTAGAACAAATATTTGAATTATTAATGCCTTGGTTACAAAATATTCTAGAGGACAGAATTAATAGGATTGAAGTTTTATTAGAACAATTAGAGAAAGGTGGATACATAGAAATAATATAGGAGGAGTGAATTAATTTGGATAATTATATATTTAAAATAACAAATGTAATGACAGAAAAAGGAATTAATGGAATAACTATAATAGAAGCAGAATGTATTCAAGATGGAATATCGTTAGGGATAAAAATATTAAACTCACAAAGGAATAAAAGGGATTTTATAAAAGATAAACTAAATAGGAGACACGAGCAAATATTAAAATTAAAATGTGAAATCAATAATAATACAATTCAAGTAGGTGAGATTTTAAAATGATAAGAGAAAAACAAACATATCCAAAAGTTAAATCAATCAAACCCTTCTTTTGGAAAGAGTGCAGATTCTGTGGAAAAGAATTTAAAAGAGAGGGATTTAGTATTTATGATTACACTCAAATAAATGCAAAATTATATTTTTCATATTGTTGTGGTAAATGTGGTGAGGATATAGAAAGTGTTAAAAGATTAGTTGATATAAGTAAAATGAGAAAAATGCCTAGAAATATGAAAACTCCAAAACAAATAGTAGGAATAAAATAAAACTATAATAATATAAAAATATATGTTGCTATTTTATGGAAAGTATGATATAATGAAATAGTAAGGTAATCAAGATAAATAATTTCTCAGATGCTTTACAAAAATAATATATTAAGAATATAATAATACAAAATAAACAATAAAGGAGAATGATATTAATGGAAAATCATCAATTATTAAAAGGAATAATTATTAAAAGAGAGGTGACTATCTTTTAATGACAGAGATAAGCTTTGAGGAATTTCAACTTGAAAATATGGGACATGCAGATAAATATATAAGTGTAAGGGAATTGAATGAAAAAATACATATGGAAAATGAGAATAAGAAAATCAAATGGATTTATACTGAAAAAGATTGGGAAAGGAAATCTGAGAAATGGATAATAGGACATGTTTGGGATAGAGCAAAGGGTAGATTTGTTAGTTTGGGAAGTTTAACAAGAGAAATGAATAAGAAAAGAAAGCTTAAACAGAAGAAAGAGTGATACATATAATAATATAAAATTAATTCAATAAAAATAATACATAAAGGGAGAGAAAAATGGAGTTAAAAATGATTAATACGAGGGTAGTGACAGTAGAAGAATTAAAGGATATACAGTATTTAGATTTATTTACGCTAACTGAGAAGGCTTATATGGACTATATAGGAACAATCAAATATGGTAGTAATATAGATTATAATACTGCTAAAAAGAAGATTATAAGAAATATTTTATTAAGTAGAGAAGCTCATGAGAATAAAATTGATAAATGTAAAAGGCTATTTTATTATGGAAATTTACAAATAATGTTAAATGAAAAAGAGAAGACAATTTGTTTTATTAAAAATACTTTAAATACTGATTATAATTTTAAATTAGATGTGGAGAAAAGGAAAACTTTAAATTACATAATGGGATTGAAAAATAATTAAAACAGAGGAGTGGAAACAACATGAGCAATACAATATATAAAATAACCTACGATATTGATAATTATGGAGATAAATTTTATCATAAAATAAAAGTCGATAGATACCATTGTCATGAAAAAGATAAATGTATTATTATTCAAAGTGAACGTAAAAGAATACATAAGGATAAGATAGATATTATTACTGCTATTGAAGGCAACAACACAAGAGGAGTTAGATACTTTGTATGGACTTTGGATGAAAGTAAAATAGAAATATATAAAGTAAAATTAAAGGAGAAGATATTAAAACAAATAGAAAAATACAAAAATAATATAAGCAATTTAGAAAAAGCATTAGAATTAGAAGTTACTGTAAAAGAAAGAGATTACTCATACAATGAATAAGAGATAATATAAAATAGTCAATAAATTGAAAGTTTCAATCAGAAAGTAATATTTGAATTAAAAGGAGAGATAATAATGAGAATACCATATTTAGTAATAATTAACGATGAGAAATCATTTGTATATACTGATAAGAGGAAAATAAAGAAAATATTTAATGAGAAAGATAATATAAAGGTATATGTTTTTAAAACAATTGATAAATATAATTGTTGGGTTGATATATATGAATTATATAAAAATAATAAAGAAGTAGAAATTAAAATATTTAAAGGTGAAAATGATGCTTTTTATTCTGATTTAGGATGTTCTATAATGAGAAGTTTAGCTAAAGCAGAATGGAATAGTAGTATTAAGTATCCTGATAATGGATGGCATATTTGTAGTGTTTGTGGGGATATAACAAATAATATAGATAGATGTTTATATTGTGATGAATTTGTTTGTTGGGATTGTTCACATGAGGTTATAAATAATAGTTATATAGAGGGTGATTTTTGTTCATATGAATGTTATAGAAAATATGGAGAAAAAGAATATAATATAGAGTATAATCCTGAAAAAGAATATAAAGAAAAAGTTTGTGATAGACTTGAATATATTCTAGGACGTTTTGAAAAAGAACAATTACTTAATGTTTTAATACATTTAGAATCATCTGTTTATGATTATGACGAAGATGATGTGAATGAAGTTAATTTAAAATATAAAAACAAATCTAAAGAAGAATTATTAAACATTCTTGAGCGTGATTGTGATACTTATGATATTTTAATGAAACTATATGAGGATGAGACGGATGAATATTTATCAGATATATTAGATGGAGAAGGATTTATAAATAATTTAGACCCAAATGACCCAGCAGATGAATGGTTCTTTGAAGATTAAAGAAAAGAGAAAGGAGATAATACTGATTATGGCAAAAGCAAAGGTTTATAAAGTTTGTACGGAATGTAATATAAAGAAAAAAGTAAAAACAGATTTCTTGAATGCAACAAAAGATATATGTTTAGAATGTGCTAAGAAAATAAAAAAGGAAAAAAGAGTAAATACATACGCACAAAGAAAAGAAGATGTAACAAAAACTAAAAACTTCACAGGATTTTATATATATAGATTTTTAGATAAAGACGATAATATTATATATGTAGGCAAAACAACTAATTTCGATAAAAGAATGGAAGTACACTTTGGTAAAGTAAATTATCATGATGTTCTATTAGTAGACGAATCAGAGCCTTGTAGTTTCGAAACAAATAAAGAAAGCAGTTATCAATTATTAATGCATCATGGTCATTTAGAAGGCGAATGCTATGAATCAGTTAGAAATGTAGAAAAGATGACTTTAAATAATCAATATGAGATGGATATTCTTGAAATACATTTCATTAATAAGTTTAGACCTGAATATAATACAGAATTCAAATACAATAACGTAACAGATTTATTTGATATATGTGAACCTAAATGGCTAAGAACTATTAGTTTGATTAATTTAAAAATACACTTTATCAGACTAAATGGTAATACTAAATTATATGATAAAATTTTAGGAAGTGATGAAATGGTAGATATTGTGGCAAGGAATAAATTTAAAAGCCAAGAAGAATTAATTGAAATGTGTAATAATATAAAATAGGGGGAAAGATACAATGGTAAATCGTCAATTATTTACAATGAAATTTAAGTCCACGAGACTAAAAAAATATAAGTACGATATAACTATCAACTATCAAGAGGCTTTAGACAATAATGAAATAATAGCTCTAGCAGATTCTCAAATACTTAGGACGATAAGAGATGTTATTGCTGAAAAAGGAGGTGATTCTAGTAGAATATTAGATAGAGAATTATTAGAAGAATTTTATCATGAAATTAATATAATAAGGAGAAAGAAAAGAAATACAACTGAAGACACTTTAAATAATGTTATGAAAATAAAAGAAATAAAAGATAAAATAACCAACATGTGCTTCGTACCAGAATACATAACTATTGTAATAGAAGACATAAGTCATTATGATTATTTATATGAGAATGGACTAACACTTAACGGAGTAGTTTATTATAGGCTCTCAGTATCGGCAGGGCAAGGGAGAGTATCTACTGTAGTATTTTGTTCAAGTGATATATTAGAGACGGTAAATACAATATTAGACAACGGTAGGAACAAGGAACAAGTATTCTCACCTTCTAAATTTAATGCATATAAAGGTACATATAGTTCAGCAACAAAACCTGTAACAACTCCTAGATTTTGTGTAGTACCTGATTTTGAATCGCCTACTACATTTGATGTTAATTGGGTTACAGAAACAAAAGGAGAACTAGACGATGAGATTAAACCAAAAACAATAACAAAGAATTTTAATAGATGGGACGGAATGGGAATTATTTCTCCTACATTTGCCAAACAATGGGCAGATGATTTAGAGTTAGATTACATTCCTGCTGAATTTTGCACCCGTCAAAGTTATTTAAAAGGTATGTTTGGGGTGTTTGATTTTCACGAGTTTTGTGAGATTAAGAATAATGGAAATTATATAACTAAATCAGTTTATAAAGATAAAGAGGGCAATGATATAGAAATTGATTTAAGGGATTATGATATGATTGTTACGGAAGGACAATTTAAACTTTGGAACTCATTTAATAGTTTAGAACAATATAAAAAAAATTGTGAAACTAATAATCTTAAATGGGGAGTAGCTTTATATACAGATAAAGAATTAAAAAATAATTTAAAATATAATTACCAATTTTTGCAATCGTTAAATATAAAATCTAAAGATGTTCCAAAATTATGTGAAGAATTTATTAACTGGATACAAGGAGTTAGTACAGATGATGTATGGTATTCAATATTGTTTTTAATGGGTGTAAATGTAACAGAAACCTCTATAATGAATTATTTAAGAGATAGTAAAAACTATTGGGTAAAAAGTTTAATTATAAATCATGATTTAATAAATGATAAATATGTAAAACAAAAGATATATAATCTTATAAAAACTAAAATTGACAAAGGGTGTATGGGAAGTATAATCTTAACAGGTAATAATCAAACTTTAGTGTCAGACCCTTATGCTATGATGGAGTATGTGTGTGGCATGGAGGTAAAAGGATTGTTAGGGAAGAGAAAATACTACTCAAACTATTGGAACGAAAGAGGAGTAACGGAGATATTAGGAACAAGACCACCACTGACTTATAGGTCAGAATGTTTAAAGATGGAATTAGAAAACACAGAAGAGCAAAGATATTGGTATAAACATATGTATGGTGGAATTATTGTAAATGTTCATGGATGCGAAACAGATAATTTTGCAGGTAGTGATAAACTTAATGTCACCATTATATAGTAATATATAATGTAAAACTTGGTGAACCTATAAATATAGGGTGTGTCGAAAGATGCTAACGGTGAAACTCTAAGGTTAAAGTGTGTGTTAAATTGATAATATAATAATATAAAAGGAGGTGAAATAATGAATGATTATTACATATATGAATGGTTTAATATAGAAACGGATGAAGTTTTTTATGTAGGTAAGGGCAAGAAAGGAAGACATAAGATAATTACAGGGAGGAATCCTTATTTCACAAATTATTATAATAAATATAATTGTGAAAGTAGAATAGTGTTTAATAATTTAACAGAATTAGAAGCATTTGAATTAGAAATTAAAACAATAAAAAGATATAAAGAAAATTGTCTTTGCAAGTGTAATTTAACAGAGGGAGGAGAACAACCTCCGACATTATATGGAAAAGATAATGCTATGTATGGAAGACCTTGGTGGGATGATAATACGCCTATAGAAAAAATTGAAAAATGGAGAAAAAGTAGATATTCTTTCGGGTGTGGTGAATTAAATTTACAGTTTGGGATTTCACCAAAAGATAGAATGGATAAGGATACATATGAAGGATGGAAAGAAAAACATATTGGTTTAGGTATAGGAGAAAATAATTCTCAATATCAAGTGTCTCCGAAAGATAGAATGGATGAGAAAACTTATCTTCAATGGAAGGAAAATCATAAATTTATAATTGGAGATAAAAACCCTAATGCAAAATGCGTAAACATGTATGATATTAATAATAAATTATATAAAAGTTTTACATACATAGGTGACTGTGTTAAATTTCTAATTGATAATAATATTACAATATTCAAAGAGAATACAATAAGAACAAAAATTAGAAATTCATCATCAGAAACTATTCCTTTTGAGGGATATTATTTTAAAGTAATATAAAACAAACACACATTTAACTATGACAATACCGTGCCAAGCCCTAACAATATAGTTTATTCTATGTTAGTGGAAGGTGTAACGACTAAATTGGGTTGTATAACGCCCTAAGAGGGTAAATTTAGGCGAAAATCCTTATCCCGTAGTGCCAAGCATCCTATTTAATTGAGGATGAAGAGATAGTCTAGTCCGACTTCGTTAAGAAGTGTTAAAGTATTACGAAAGTAACGGTGTACACGTTTGATTTTGACTTTTTGTCAACAACTTCCAATTCTGTGATAGTAAATTCAACTTATGAAAATGAATTACCAATAGTCTATGAAGCACCGAAACCTAAAAAAATAATATTTACAAATGATGATTTATTTAATGCAGATAAATTTACATTTGGTTCTATAATAGGGGCTATAACTAACAAAAGCACTACAGGGCATGCAATGTTAACTCATTTAAAAGATACATATGGTATAGAAAGTAGAGAGTATACAACAGTATTAGACCGAATTAAGATGTGTACTAAATTGCAAAGTGCCCAAATTGATAAGGCTAAGATAGGAAAAGAGGTAAAAGGGATTCCTAAAACATGGACAGATAGAAGATATATAGAGAGTTTGGAAATTGATAAAAAAGAGAAAGATTTCTTAAAGTCAATTATGATGGACAGACACCCATACTTTTTTATACATTTATATCCTGATACAAAGAGAAAATATAAAAAACATATAGAAGGATATAATATATCGTGTGAACATAAATTTGGTATGAATGTTGAAGAGTTAATTTTAAAAGCAGATAAAACTAAGGAAGAAAATGAATATATAAAAGCATATTATGAATATATGCCTGTAATTTACACTGATGGAGTTGTAAATTCTATATGTAGATATATTGAAAGTGTTGATTTTAAAATTAGAGAAAAAGTAAGCACTAAATCAGAGGACACTCATTCAATTCTTATGAGAAACGAGAATATTGAGGATGAAGAAGTTTATCAAGAGATATTAAAAAAATATAAAGTATTTAAAAAAGAATTAAAAAATAATAACAATGTAAAGAATTCAAGTAAGAAACAGAAGTATGATGAGACATTATCACAAGAAGTTAATGGAATTTATAAAAAATTTAAAAGTGAAATGGATAAAGAATGCCCTAATACATATGAATTAGTTGATTACTTAATTAAAATATTTTATGTTGAGTTTCCAAGTGCAAATAAGGATTTATTATGGAATACATATGGTAAATATATATATGATAATTTAAAAAGTAAGAATCAAAATCCTGTATTATTCCCTTTTCCAAATAAAAAAGGAGACATAGAATATCTTAATCAAAAATTTTTACTCAAGGAGGTAATAATTTAATGGAATTTAAATATAATGAAAAATTATACGGAGAAACAATATGTAAAAATGGATTTCAGACTGAATATATAAACTCTGAATTAACTATATTGGTTAAATACTTAAAAGAGGTTAAATCTTTTAAAAGAAAATATACAGAAGCTTTTTTATATGGGTTCTGTGAAAAATATATTGAGGGATTTAATAAAGTTAAATTCTTCAAAGTTATTGATAGAGCGATAGTGAATGGTAGAAAAAGAAGCAATAAATTAATAGTTATAGATAAAATACCAATATATAAAGAGGAAATAGAAGCCATTGATAAATTAAAGGTTGAACATGAACATAAAAAATTATTATTTACTTTTTTAGTTAGTAAAAAATTAAGTCTTACTATTAGAAAAATACATGATGAAAATATAAATGAAATGTCAGCTTACTTTGAAGGAAATAAGAAAAGATATAATGATATATTTAAACTGACTAACATAGTTGGTAAATACAAAATTGAGGATATGATACATACATTAGTTAGTAAAAAAATAATAGAATCGGTAATCAATGGTGGAATAGTTTTAAAATTTCTTTATCCTATGTACGATATTAGAATAGATAGTTATGAAGTTAAAAATTACAAAACAGATAAAATAGAAAATAGAGAAAAACAAATTATAATTTATAATGTTAAAGATTATAAGTTATATGAAAATATTAGTGATTTTGATAACATAGGATATGTATTTGATTATTATAAAGGAGAAAATGGGATTAAGAAATGTGAATGTTGTAAAAAATATATTAAACAAAAGAGCAAAAAACCACCTAAATACTGTGAAGAATGTATTAAAGAAAAGCAAAAAGAATGGGAAAAACTAAGTAAAGCTAAAGCTAAAAAGGAACTTGGCAAGTTTTAATAATTACATCAATACATGTTGTAAACCTAGTCATACCAACGGTTTAAGAGGTTTCAATATAATTTGTGAAATTTTCGGTATATGGTAGGAAGTAGTAATATAAAATTACCATTTTTAAACATGCTAAGGTAAAGCATAGTGTGTTTATCATAAGGAATAAAATAAAAAATTAATATTACATAACTATCACATAAAATAATACGTCATCTATTATCATCCTAACTCACGGTGCTTTAGGATATACGAGGATAAAGGAAAACCTCTCAAACCTGATGATAAATAATCCTAGAAAGTAGCAAGTTTAGGACTAATATAATATGGCGATGTGGCGAAATTGGTATCGCAACGCACTTGTAATGCGTAGATTGAAGATTCGAGTTCTTTCATCGCCTCCAATAGACTCGCCTGATAGTAAAAGGCAAATTCATTTTTACTCTCCTTTTTTGAGGTAAGCTTCTCACTTACCTCAGTTAAATTTATAACAGGGAGAAAATTTTTATGAGAATAAACAATAATATAAAATTAAGTTTAACATTTAATTAGTATTTTAGTCGAAAGACAGAAATAAATAAAAGGGTGATTACCAAACATCAAAAGGAGTTATAATATGGTAAATATAAGAAAGAATATTCTAGAACAAGATATTAATGATTTATTCAAAAGGATTAATAAAGAAAAAGAATTAAAAGAGAACAGAATAATAATGAGCGAGAGCAACATATTTAAAACGGTTTACAGAATGGAATACGTTTCAGAAAAGAATTATTCTAATTACAGAAAATTAATTGATTCATTATCTAAATTATATAATACATACAAACAATTAGATTATGAAAATTACAATACTCAATTTGTATTATCATTAATAAGTAGATTAGAAGAGGAAACTGAAAACGTTCATGATTTAATGAGAGATTCGTTGAAAAATGAAAGAGATGACCAATACCGATGTTTAAGTGATTCTTATATCAAGTTAATTGATTTGGTTGGAAATATAAGTAGAGATATTCCTTATGATGGAAATGAAATAATGAATTACGCTCTTACTCTCACAGGAATTAAATATGTATGGGGAGGAGAAACAGAACAAGGATTTGATTGTTCAGGATTTACTAAATATGTATTTGAACATTTTGGATTAGATATTGGTAGAACAACTTGCTTGCAAATTACACAAGGAAAACATGTTGATAAAAGTGATTTAAAAGAAGGAGATTTAGTATTCTTTGGAAATATAGAATTACCTCATCAAGTAGGAATATATATAGGAAAAGACTCATTTATAAATGCACCAAAAACAGGTAATGTTGTTAAAGTCAGTAAAATGGAAAACAGAGAGGATTATGTAACAGGAAGAAGAATAATATAAATAAGTATTTTAGCTTTGAGACAAGCTTTAAATAGAATTAATGCAGATTCCTGCAAAGTGGAATAAATAACCAATGGGTTATATTAAAGGAGATTAATTATTATGAAAACAACAACTAATAAAGAACAATTGGTAGAGAAAATAGCATTGGAAACAGGATTTACTAAAAAAGACACAAAAATTTTTCTTGAGGGTTTTATCAAAGTAACAGGAACGGTATTACAAGAAGATGGAGAAATTCAGCTCGTTGGTTTTGGTAAATTTGGTACAAGAGATATAGCTGAAAAATCAGGAGTATGTAAATTACAAAAGGATTCAGCAGGTAATGTAATTGAAACACCATTTACTACAGAAGCACACAAGCAACCATTTTTTAAAGTTGGAAAAGGTTTGAAAGACAAAGCAAATGCAAAATAAAATAATATAAAATAAAGTTTAAAAAGAATTATTATATGTAATATGAATGTATTATAAATTAAAATTTGTGAAGCTAGGAGTAAGATATGAATAATATTAAATTTCCTAGCTTCATTTTTTATGCGTTTTTAATAAAACGTAAATAATGTAGGGATTTCTATTTAATATAGAAAAACTGAGGGAAGATTTAGGTGGGTGTATTAATGAAAAAAGGAACAAAGATACATAACAGAGTTAGAAAAGTGAGAGAAGATACATTATATAAATTATATTTTAAACTACCACATTCTTGTAAATCTTGTTGCTATAATAGCAATTGTCCTCATATAGAGAATATGAATGATATTACAAATTGTGATAATTACAAAGAATCAATTGAATTAAATGAACTTGTTTTAATGATGAAAGAACAAAATATAAACATTGAATCATTTTGTGAAAAATACAAAGTTAAGAAAGAATATTTTATGGAAATGATAAAAGGCAAAATGCTAATGTCATATAAATATTATATTGCAATCTGCACTAGACTTCACGTTGAAGAAATGGATGAATTTTATATTTATAAAGCAAGATTTTTAAATGAAGAAAAGGAAATAATTAGAAACGAAAATAAAACCTTAAAAAGTGAGGTACAAATAGATGCAAATATATTATACTAATAAAAATATTAACTGCAATGGCGATGGTGTAACAGGAAGTATGAATTTACTAACTGTTAAAAGAGATAATATGAAAGATTATAATTGTTTGGTGGATTTTGGAATGGTACAAAGTTCTAAAATCAAAGGTGACCAATTACACAAAATAAATAATAGAGATTTATTATTAGGGGGTGGTTTAGAACATGAGAATGTAATTATTAACGATATACTGTTAACGCATTCTCATGCATAAGTAGACCATATTGCTTTGCTCGGGCGTGTTCCTAGCATTACCGAGTTAGACCACGCACATATTAGAATGACTGAATTAAGTGCTAAAATAGCTACCGTGATACTACAAGATGCTTGTCATATTTTATTAAAAGAACATGAAAAATCAGTTAAAAAAAGTAAGGATAAAAAACAACAAACTGTTCCTTATATAACTCAAAAAAGCACAGATGATGTTATAGAAAGAATACAATCTTATTCATTTGATAAACAAATTTTAGTCGATGAAGGGATAAAAATTACGTTCAAAAGTAACGGACATTTGCCCGGTTCTGCTTCAATATTAATGGAAATAAGAGAGGGTTCATACGAAAAAAAGACAATTTTATTTAGCGGAGATACATCAGGCACAAGACCATTTATGCTAACAAAACCACTAGATATTAAAGAAAATAAAATTGATTTTATACTCAGTGAATCTACATACAATAATAAATTAATAGAAAAAAACAACTTTGAGAGTGAATTTGTAAAGTATATTCAAGAAACTTGTATAGAAAAGAAAGGAAAGATAATTGCTCCTGTTTTCGCAAGTGGACGTAGCACAAATTCTCTAATTCAATTGAGACACGTTTATGAACAACATCCTGAATTTAAAGATATAAAAGTTTACCTTTGTAGTCCTATGGCATGTAAATTACATAAAATTCTATGTAATGACACAAATAAAGAATTTTATGCAGAGGAATGGCATGACGAACTTGATATAGTTGATTGGGGACAAGTTTCCTATGTTGAATCATTTAGAGCAGTTGTAAAAATGTTAAATAATCCAGACCCTTGTGTGATATTTGCAAGTGCAGGTATGATTGGGGCTTATTCAGAATACATAATAGGACAATTAGTATCTACTCGTAAAAATCGTGTAGTGTTTCTCGGATATCAATGTGTAGGGAGTGTCGGAGATTCTTTGCAACAAGGAATACAAAAGACGATGACAGTCGAGGATGAAGAAGGAAAGAGAAAAAGTGTTAATATTAATGCGAAAATTTCTACTGTCAAAGGAATGAGTGGACATTCGGATTACAAAGAATTATGCAAATTATGGAGTTCAGTCGAAAAGAAAAAATTAAAAACTATTCTTTTAAATCATGGAAATCCTGATGGAATGCATTTCTTTAAAAAAGAATTACAAAAAGCATTACCAAATGTAGATATTAAAATTACTAAATATAATGAAATCGTTAGACTTTGTTAAAAATAAAATAATATAAAATTAGGAGATTACAATGGATTATAAAATAATAATTAAACCAAATATTGCTCGTCAACTCTTACATTTAGGACATGAAATAAAAGATATAAAGCCTAAAAAAGAAAATCCTTTAGAAACAGTGTTTGTTTTTGAAGAGACTGAAAAATTCAAAGTAGATTTGACTGCTATATCAAAATAGTAGTCTTTTTATTTTATAAAAAACTCGTAAAAAGGAAGGTGTTTATTAATGGAAGAAAAATTATTATTAAAGAAATCAGCAATATTGTGGGTGAACGAATACTATAATTATGATAAAGAGGATTGTATTTTACTAAAAGTATTTAGAAAAAATTTAACAGAATCATATGATATTCTAATAGATAAATCTGATTTTGAATTAGTTTCACAAGGTCAATGGTATGGTCATATGAGTAGAAAAAATACTCATTTAAAAAATATATTACATATATTATGGACTCATACTAAAAACAACAAGAAAGTAACATCTGACATATATCAATGGATTCTAGATAGTAAAAACGAAAATCGTATAGTAGACCATATAAGTATGGATAGACAAGATAATAGAAGACAAAATTTAAGATTCGCAACAGCAAAAGAAAACACTGTAAATCAAGAATATACTGGATGGAGTTATCAAGATGGTAAGTATTGTAGTTACATTTATTGTGATTCTATATATTTTTATTTGGGTAGCTATGATAATAAAGAGGATGCAGAAGCAATTTACTTAAAAGCTTATATTATAATGGGCTATGATAAAATTTCTGAATCTTGCAAATCAAGAATTCAACTAGCGAATATTAGACTTTCTGAAGAAGATTGTTCTAGTAAATATCTTAACAGATTAATAATGTATAGAAATGAAGGGGTTATACCTAAAATCGACAAAGAATTGATTAAACTTATAAAATTATCTACATTCCAAGGTAATGGATTGGGATATAATTATGATAAGCCAACTAAAAGATATTTAGTAAGAATTAAAATAAATAATAAAGAAGTTAATATAGGTAGATATAAAACAGAAAAAGAAGCTAATGATATATATTTAAAATCATGTTTGATAACAAACAAGAATGACCAATATTCTCAGATTGAAAAAAGAATACAAGAACATAACATTATATTAACTGAAGAAGATTATAAACATAAATATTTAAAAAAGGTTTATAACTTATATAATAATATTGACGAAGTTACTGTAAATGGGAGATTTAATTATACATATGAAGAGAACATGAATATAATTATAAAATTAGTAAATGAAGGAGTTAATTGGAATAGAATATCACAATATTTAAGAGAAAATATAAAAGGACTTGAAGGAGCAAAAGGCGAAATGGTAAAAGTAAAATATAATAAGTATATAAAAGCATTAAGTATTTAAAATAATATAAAATAAAAAGGAGATTAACTAATATGAAAGATACATTAAGCGTTACAAAAAAGAGAGTACTAAAGGAAGTAGAACTTACATTTGTAGAAGGAGTTTGGAAATATCAAGATGCAGACATGACTGAAGCATTACCTTTATCAGAAGCATTTACTCCATTTCTAGGAGAGACTGCTACTATAACAATTGTAAATAAGGATGAATCTGACGATATTGTTGGAGACCCTATTGATGTTGAGGATGAATAATTTAGTTAACATATTAAATATTATGAAGTAAACCTGACAAAAGTAAACCAAGCAGAAATAACTAAAATACATAAACAAATAATAATATAGAGTGGTGCTTGTCAATATAGAATGTATAAGATTTAGTTATATGTTCTATATAGTACTCGCACTACTTTATTACAACAAAAAGCGTCTTAGATGCTATTTAAGACTATTACAATAATAAAATAAGAAATGGAGATTAAAATTTGTGCTAAAAAATGACGGGAGAAAATCCAATAGCAAAGCAAGTAAGAAGAAACACAAACTAAAACAAGTTAAGTGTGGTAAGTGTAAGAATATAACAGAATATCATGAATCGGATATTGAATCTGTTAGTGGAATGAAAGTAATTTTATGTGATTTTTGTGGAATAGAAATTAATTTAAAATAATATAAAATAAAGAATTATGGGAGAGAGTAAAATGATTGAAATAAAAAGAGATGATTATAGTTGTGATGAGGAATTTATAGCAAAGGTTTATTGTTTAAAATCAGATAATAATATGACAAATAAAGAATGTAACACATATATAAATTCAATGCTTGGAAGTAATTATGGAGAATCTACAACTAGAGGTATAGCTAAATATATAAATTTAGGACAAGAAATTCAATCTGAAAGAAATTTATCAGAATTAAAAGGTGAAAATAAAGAAATTACAACATTAAAACATGAATATAACAACTATGAGCAAGTTAAAAGCTACAAAGAAGTTGTTGAAATAAATAAAGATGGAAGTTATTCAAGTGATAGATTAATAGGAATTGAAAACGAAGACAATCTAAAAGATGAGAATTTTCTATTAGGAGTACATAATTACGATGCTAAAGCATGGCAGATAGTTTCTGCAAGAAATAGTATTTGGAATACTCAAGTAAAGGGTGGTACTATAACGAAATTATATGCAAGTAAAATTAACGTTAAACCTAGAGTTAATAGTGTATCTACAGAAGAAATAAAGGAATGGTTTAAAGAATTTGATAGAGAAAACAAAACGGTTAAAAATATAAACTATAAACATAAAGAAGGTAAATTACTATTTGAATTTCCAATGGTAGATTTGCATTATGGAAAAAAAGGATATGTTTTTGAGGTTGGCAAGGAAAGTAGTTCGGAACAAACAGAACAGAATTTTTTAAAAGTAATATGTGATTTTAAAAATAGATTAAAAGACAAGCCTATATCAAAAATTGTGTTCCCAATAGGTAATGATTTATTTAACAGTGATTCTACTGATGGGTCTACCACTAGAGGCACAAAACAAGATAATGATATGAGATGGAAACAATTATTTAAAAGTGGCTTAAAAATGATTACACAAGGTATAGATGTGCTATCTGAAATAGCACCTATAGATTTAATCTATGTAGAAGGAAATCACGATACAATGTCTGCATATCATTTATTTGTTGCACTAGACGCTTATTATAGAAAGGATGATGTTGTAAATGTTATTGATAGTGCATTAACAAGACAATATTATAAATGGGGTAAGTGTTTAATAGGATATTCTCATGGAAATTGTGAGGGTAAAAGGATAAGTGGTTTAATGCAAAAAGAACAACCCAAATTATGGGGAGAAACTTTGTATAGAGAATGGCATTTAGCCCATTTACATCATGAAATAGCCAAAGAAGATAATGGTCTGGTAATAAGACATTTACCTTCAATAACTGGAACTGATGCGTGGCACTATAATAGTGGATACGTAGGAGCATTACAAAAATGTCAAGCTTTTATTTGGGATAAAGAATCAGGACTTATGGATATATTAATGAGTTATGTTTAAATATAAAATAATATAAAGTAGGAGAAAAATATGAAGAAGTCTAAATGTGGATACACAATCAATAAACCTAAGAATTGGGTGAATACTGTAATGGAATTAACACCACTTGTACTTATTTTAGGTAGTATTTTAGGAGTTTTATTTATAACAATAATTTAAAATATAATAATATGAAGGGCAAAGGTAGATATTATGGAAGAATATTTAAACTACAAACAAATAAGAATTCATCAATTAAAGGAAAAAGAATGTCTTGATAATAGAACAATATGGCTTGATGAAACTATAACGGGTGATACAGAATTTATGGTTTTAAAAATGTTTGATAGAATTGTAGCTATGGATGTTAAGTCAAAAATAACTCCTGAAAACGCTGAACCAATTTTATTAAAAATTAGCTCGTATGGTGGAAATGTGGATGCGTCACTAAGTATCATTTCAAAAATTGAAGCACTACGAATTTTACAGTATCGCATACATGGATATGCTTATGGTAAATGCATGTCAGGAGCGTTTAAAATTTTCATCGCTTGTACTAAGAGATTTGCTCAACCAACTACAGATTTACTTTGCCATATGCCTAATCACGGTGAATATGGTGGTTTCTACACTATGGAAGATGATAGACGTAGATATACTAGCTCTAAAAGGTCATGGGATAGATGTAAAAAAGTAATAATAAAATATACTAATCTCACAGATGAAATGCTTGAAGAATCAGTTAGTAAAAATGAAGATATGTGCTTTTGGGCGGATGAGAGTATTGAACAAAACTTAGGAATTGTTGACGAATTATTCTAAATAAAAACTAATAAAAACTAATATAGAGTGGAGGATAGGATTATGAGTGAAAAAGTTATTAATATGGAAATTGGAACAAATGAGAATGTGGAAGAGATTTTAGAATACACGAGTGAAGAAATAATGGGAAATATTACAGTAGATGAAGAATTAAAAAGAATACAAATTCAAGATAAACCTATATCTAAACTATCAAAAGAAACTAAGAATGGAACAATATATAAAGATATTATGGAACAAACAGAAGTATTAGGAGCATGTTTTCAAACTCTTTTAGGTTTTGGTGTAGATTACGTTTCTTCTCTTACAATTGCACAAAATATGATAACTAATATGGTTGAAACAGAGAAAATTAAAATACAAAATGTATTAACTCAACAATTATAATAAAAACACGTTAATAATATAAAACAAAATAAATATCAAAATTAAAAGGAGAATAATAAATATGGTAAAATACGAATTAGAATCAAAGGAAGAATTTCTTGAATTTGCAATAGACAGACTCAATGATGAGGATAATATATCTTTAATAGTATTAGAGGACAACATAGAAATAATCTTAGACTGTCGTGAATTTGAATGTAAATCACTTATTAAAGAAATAAACGCAGAATATTGTATATATGTGATAACTAAAAATACTGTTAGGAGTGGTATTTATTTAGAAATTACACCAGTTACATTTGATGAAGATTGCATAATGGAAAATTATATTGAGAATGATTTGGTTGCTGTGCAAGATGGATTATTAGATGACGAAGAATTATTAGACATAGATGCCGAGGAATTAATTATATTGGATTATGAGTATGACAATGAAGAAACATGTAATTGTGAGTGTTGTCAAGGATGTTGTGACAATAATGAAGAGGAAAATGAACCAGTAACCAATGAAATATTCGAATGTGAAGATGTTATTACTGCCAAATTAGAATTTATAGAAGATACTTTAGAGAATTATGGTGAAATTAGTTTAATCACAAATTATGAAACTGCTAAAGAAATTGCAATGGAATATGGAATACATGATTATTTAGATTATTTTGCTATAGATTTACAAAGTGACGTAGAAGGATATTTAGTTGAAATAACTGAGGATGAATTATTTGTTATTGAACCAATTGAAAGAATAGATGGTTATTTCACAATTGAAACCGATAGATTGTATATTGATTTTGATGTAGAAGAATATTTAGATGAAGATTTTTATGAAAATTATTTAAATGTTGAAGAGTGTCTTGGAATCAAAATACAAGAAGTAGAATTAGAGTTTAGTAAGTTAAAGTAATGTAAATATATTTTGATATAGAAGATTAGATTCTTAGTCTTCTATAATGAGAGTATATAAGAATTAAATAAAGTCATAATAATATAAAAAATATGTTGACAAATTAAGTTGAAAATGGTAATATTATATTAAGGATAGAATCATATAAAGGAGTCGACACTTTTATATGATTTGATAAGTGTGGGTTTTATCTACCGTCACTCTTCCTTGATTTTTACATATAATAATCACGGTGGATAAAATAATATAAAAGAGGTAGATAATAAAATGATAGACTTAGAACAAATAGTAAAAGTTAGATGGAATGGTTGTACAAGAAAATGGTATGAATCTAAAGGATATATTTATACAAAGCAAAATGAATTTTTTGATTGTAAGTTAGAGGATTTACAAAAGGGTTCAACAGTAAAAGTTTTAGTAATATGTGATTATTGTGGAGAAGAATTTCCAAAAGAATATAGAAATTACTTTAAAGAAAGAAAAATAGTTGAAAAAGATTGTTGTAAAAATAGAAAATGTATGGTTAAAAAATCTAAAGAAGTTAATTTAAAAACTATTGGTGTAGAAAATCCTATGCAATTAAAGGAAATAAGTGAAAAATCAGGTGTGAATCATAGAACTCCTTTTAATGAAGTAGTTTTATTATGTGAAGAAAAAGGACTTTTATTATTAAGTAAAGAGAGTGATTATAAAAACGATAGAACTCCAATTTTTATAATATGTAATAAACATGAATCAGAAGGAATACAAGAAACTAAATTTGCTAATATAAAAAAGAATAAAACTTGTTGTTTTTTCGGAGGGCATGATTTAATAGGATTAAGTAAAAGATTAAATGGGGAAGATGTTTATAATGATTTCATAAAACATGGATTAACTCCATTATTTAAACCAAATGAATACAAGGATAATCAAACTATATTACCATATATATGCGATAAACATAAAGATAAAGGAATACAATACAGAGCATATATGAATATAGACAATAATGAAGGATGTTCATATTGTGCAAAAGAGAGAATGAAAGAAAAAATGAGGTTTGATGAGAAATATGTTTTTGATAATTTGATTAATAAGGGATTAATACCGATTGAGGGCGAAAGATATATTAATAGAAATACTCCTATAAAATACAGATGCATTAAACATCCAAACGTTATACAACACATTATATTTGGAGGATTCTTTAATACAGAATGTGCTTGTGATTATTGTAGAATGGAGAAAAGTTTATACAGTTTAAATAGATATTTTAGAAGTTCTTTAAGTTTTTGGAGAAAAGAAGCTGAAAATAACTGTAACCATATGTGTATTTTAAGTGGAGTAAAACAATATGAAGTTCATCATTTATATTCCTATAATTCAATAATAAAAGATGTTGTTGATGAATTAAAGTTAGATTTCAAAAATGTTAAAGATTATTCTGAAATAGATTTATTAAATATAAGAAATAAAGTAATAGAAAAACATAAATTATCAAAAGGAATATGTTTAAATACTAAATTGCATATTATTTTTCATCAAGTTTTTGGAAAATTAAATAATACAAAAGAACAATTTGAGGAATTTAAAGAGAGCTATTATAATGGCGAGTTTGATAATGATTTAGAAGAAGAACTAAAATCTTACAATTCTATAAGAAGGTTAAATGAAAACAGAATAAAGAGTGATTTTAATGAAGCTATGTAAAATTGTAGCTTCATTTTTAATGCATAAAAATATAAGGAAGTGAAAATATGACAACAAGAGCAATAACAAGTAAAACTAAATCTAAATCCACAACTAAAAAAGAAGACAAGCCAATAGTAGAAATTACTTGTACTTGTTGTGGTGAAACAAAACATGATACTGAATTTTATAGTAGTCAAAGTGAAATATTTAAAGCAAATAATAAGATGTGTATTTGCAAAAATTGTGTAATTGAGATATTTGATTTTTATAAGGCTAAATATAAGGATGATGAACAAGCTTCTATATATCGAACTTGTGAATTATTAGATGTTTATTATACTGAAAATTTAATAGAATCTTCGAGAAAAGAGATGCTTAAAAGAGGTTCAGAAACTGGAAGTGTTATGAAATTCTACATGAAGAACGTGGGAATGAATCAATATAAAAATATGTCTTTTGAAGATAGAGAGATAACACATATACATGCTAAGGAAATTTTATATGAAAAAGAATTAGCTGAATTAACAGAAACTAAGAAAGAGAAAAAAGCTAAGGAAGATTGTATGAAGCTTATAGGATATGATGCATTTTCTAGTGAACCTGTAAAAGAAAAGAAAGCATTATATTCAAAACTTGTAGGATTTTTAGATAGTTCTACACTTAAAGATAATTTTAAGATTCCAATTGTTATCCAAATTGTGAAAATGTTTAATCAAGCAGACCAATTAGATAGGGCATTATCTGAACATTTAAGTAACCCTGATGTTATTTTAAAATCGTCAGATGACATAAATAGGATAATAGGGGCTAAACAGAAAATAACTTCTGCTGTTTTAAGTATGGCTAAAGATAATGGAATAAGTGTAAATTACAGTAACAATAAAAGTAAAGGAGCTGGAACACTTACTGGAATAATAAAAGAACTACAAGAGATTGGATTTGAAGATGCTGATGTTAATTTGTTTGATGTAGAAACATTAGGTGGAATTAAGCATGTTGCTGATGAGAGCAATAAATCTATTGCGGAGCAATTGCAGTTTGATGAGAATGATTATACAGAAATGATAAGTGAACAGAAAATATTAATAGAAAAGTTTCAAAAATCATCAGATAAAATGGAAGAAGAAAATAGAAAAATAAAAACAATTTTAAACTTAAATGGTTTGAAATATTAAGGAGGGAGTCTATAGAAAATGGATTTCTCAATAAAACAAGGAAAAGAATATATGTCAGATACAAAAAAAGAAGGATATATGAGATTAGCACAAATAATACAATGGGGAAGAAAGTATCCCACAAAATTCGTTGAAAGATTTTTTGGTGTATTTCTATTAGATTATCAAAAATATGTTTTTATGAATAGTTGGTCAACTCCATTTTGTGTATGGTGTCAATGTCGTTCTAGTGGTAAATCAACATTAGGAAGTCCATTTATAATGGCTAAATCAATATTGATTCCTAATTTTCAAGGGTATTTACTTGCAGGAGATGGCTCTCAGAGTAAGGAATTATTTCAGAAAATTGAGAAAATTGCTAATAGAGAAATTACCTCATTTACAGGGTTAACAGATGTATTTGGCAACGAATTAGTTAAGAGTGCCTCAAACACCAGTGGATTTACACATAATCCAAATTCCTTTGAATATAAGCTTTATAATGGTTCTAAGGTCAATACCTTAAATTCCGTTCCCGATAACCTTCGTTCGAAAAGAAGCAACTGTAACTTCTACGATAAACTTTTGTCGCCTTATATAGTAATATATAAGTGAAAATTATTCAATATCGGTGAATCCTAAGTCAGAAATGATATGGCGATACCGAGATAAGTTAAAGGTTTAAAAACTTTTGACCATCGTAACGCATAGAGATTGAAACTTTATATTAATATTATAAAGATATAAAATATCTCCAAGAGTGAATAACAACCTTGTAGGTTGAAAATGTATGCTGAACTTATAAGAAATTATAAGAAGTAGAGGATAAAAAGCCTTTACGATAACAAAAATTGGAAGCAGGTTTCATACCAGACGATTTATTTGTAACAACAGAGCCATTTACAACACAAAATAGTAACTTTGCTTTAGGTGGTGAATCACAAGATGTAACTTTAATACCTAAACAATTTCCTAATCAGTTAATTTACGCTTCATCAGCATCAAGTATTGACCAATATTTCTTTAAAAAATATAAGGAATTTTCTAAAAGAATGTTTTTAGGGGATAAAAAGTATTTTGTTGCAGATATAAAAGATGAGGTTGTAATGAGTGCAACATTTAATGGAAAAGTGTATCCTGTATCTCTGTTAGTTCAAGAAACAATAGATAATGCTATGAGAGAAAACCCTGAAAAAGCAAATAGAGAATATAAAAATATATTTTCTAAAGAGGGTGGAGACAATCAAATTATTAAACGTGCAAGCATTATAAGAAATTCTAAAAATTACAAACCTATACTAACGAATGAAACTAATGAAATGAAGTTTATTTTAGCTCAAGACCCAGCAAGAAAATCTGATAATTCTATTACAACTATAGGATTGTTATATCACGATGAACATGTTGGTTATAAATTGAGATTATGTAATTGTGTTAATTTTCTTGATAAAGGAAACAAAGTTAAACAACAAATGAGAATACCAGACCAAATCAAAGAAGTTAAAATTTTATTAAATAGTTACAATGGAAAAGGCAAGGCACAGTGCGAAAACATACATAAGTTGTTGGTTGATGCAGGAGCTGGAGGTCAAGGACTGTCAATAGCAGATGAATTTATGGAAGATTATAAAATTGACGGAAAAGACTATAGAGGATTGATAGATAAAGAAAACTGTTCAGAATATATTACTACATTTCCTAATGCTTTAGATAAACTTAAATTAATATCCCCACAAAAATATAAGAGAGATATGTTTGATGCTCTAGTAGAAATGATGAATATGGACTTAATTGAATTCCCTTCAAATTATGACGGTAGAGGATATTTACGGTTTGAGGAGAGTATGACAGAATGTTATACGGATGAAGATAACAAATCGAAAAAGAAAACTGAAGCAAAGGAAAATATATATAAATTAAGTGATGATGAAATTTTATCTTTAGTAAATTTAGATTTAGCAAAAGAAGAATTGGTCAATATTCATAGGATAGATTCATCAAATGAGAATTATAGATACGACTTACCTGCCGACAAAAAAAGAAAGATGCATGACGATAAAGCGTATACGATTGCGATGCTCGCGTGGGAGTTAAAAAATATAAGAAGAGATGAATTTTATGAAGGTAAAGGAAAGCAAAAAGTAAACATCTTGGATTATTGCATGTAAATAATAATATAAAACTATAAACACACAATTTCCAAATCCTCAAAGAAAGGAGGTATACAAATTGACAACTAAAAAAATAACTAAAGAATCAATAGAATTATCTCAATCATTAAAAGAAACTCAAGAACTTGAAGAAGAATCTCATCGTGATTATGTATCATTTGCAAAAGATAGTTCTGTTTCAAATAAATCTTCTGCATATTCTTCTATTCAAAATAATAAAGCAAGGAAAACATCTAAAAGTAATATAAAGAAATTTTTAGATAATCCTACTGACAATTATTTACAATTACAACAGTCTTCACAATATCTTAAAAATACAAATGGTATTTATAATAGATTAATATTCTATTTTTCATCATTATTAACATATGAACATTATTTATACCCTGTAGTGAGTTCAGATAAATTGGATAACGATAAAAAAGTAACAAAAGTTTATGAAGACGTTGCAATAAATTTAGAAAAATATAATTTAAAGTTTAATTTACCTAAATTTACAGAATACATATTTACAGATGGAGAAGTATTTTTATATAAATTAGAAGATACAAAAGGAATTGTATTTAAGAAAATTCCAAATGAATATTGTAGAGTTAGTCAAATGGAAGATGGAGTTTTTAGATATGAAATAAATGTTACTAAATTTACAGATATTACAATACAAGAATTTCCACAAGAATTTCAAAATTTATATAACGTATTTCATGATAAAGAAAAATCAGATAAAAATAAGAAACAGAATAAGAATCAAAACAATATTCTCAATAATATTAATAACAACTATATAAATTATGGATGGTTTCAAATTAGTAATAAAGGAGTTTGTTTTCCTACTCAATGGAATAATTTTCATTCATTTCCTATGATGTCCTATTTATTACCAGATATTATGGATATAGATTCTATTAAGGATTTAAAGAAAGATTCTGATAGATTAGATAATACAAAATTTATACATAGTAAAGTTGAAACTAATAAAGATACTGGATTACCTGTAATGGATTTAGATATTGTAAAAGCATATAACAAATCTATTCAAGATAAATTGCCTGATGGAATGGTAGCTATTACTAATCCATTTGTAACAAACTCTATTCAACTAGCAGGAAGTCAAAGTAATATAAATAATATTGTTGAACAAGCTACAGATTATATTTATTCAAGTGCAGGAGTAAGTGATTTACTCTTTTCTAATAAGAAATCATCTAGTGAAGCACTTAAACAATCTATTGCAGTTGATGTTCAAATACTATTATCATTTATATTACCATTATATATTAATTATATAAACTTTGAATTAAGACAATATAATTCTGTTTATAGATTTGCTGTAAGAATATTAGAAACAACATTATTATCTAGAAAAGATGATTTAACACTTAGTATGGCAAGTATGAATGTAGGCGGTTCTAGATTAAAGTTTATGGCTTTATGTGGACATACTCCTATTGAAGCGAGAACTCTTAGAAAACTAGAGAATGCTTTAGGTATGGATGAATTATTAACTCCTAAATTAAATGGTAATGTAATTAGTGGAAATGCAGATGGAACTTCAAATGTTGGAGGAGCACCTACAGCTGAATCAACAGGAACGGTAGGAGATAACACAGAAAAGGCTAACGAAAACAAGTAAATAATATAAAACATATGGACGATAAAGGATGTGATAAAAATGTTTATATATTGTTTTGAAAAGAAAGATAAGGAAGATTTGATTTCTAAGGGATATAGGTATTTAAAAGAAGAAACTGTTGGTCTTGGCGATAAAAAAGCCTATGTGTTTATAGATGATAATAAACTGAATTTTGAAGAATTAGATAATAAGAAGTTTATTAAAAGTAATAAGATGAATTTCTAAGTGAAGGGAGGTGAAAATTAGTGGAATACAAATATATACCAACTAAATTTGAATCAATAGGTAATACAGACAAAGTAAATGATGAGTTTGTTCGTTGCTCGATTTCGGTTCTCGGATTGGAACAGGTAGCAAATAATACTCATTTTAATAAAGAAAGCGTAGATAAAGCAACCCCAACTTTAGGATATATACCAGTAATAGGATATATGAGAGAAGGAGAGTTTCAAGGACATGGACAAGAAATAGTTCTTAAAGATGATGGTGGAGTAGAATTTATTGTAAAAACAATCCCTTACGGTGTAGTTATAAAAGATTCAGCAAGATATGAGGATATGACTCATTTAAATGGGACAAAAGAATCTTATTTAGTGACAGATTGTTATATTTGGAGAAGATATTTAGATGATGTAGATATGATTAATTCGTTGAAACAAAGCATGGAAATTATGGTTAATAATTGTGATTGGGATGAAAATGGAGTATTACAAATTACAGATTTTTCCTTCTCTGCTCTTTGCATGATTTCCGTAGAACCTGCTTTTGAACTTTCTAAGATAAGAACATTAGACAAATTCTCTAAATCAGACTTTAAGGCAGAATATACAGCAATGTGTGGGGCTTTAGATATATATTTAAGCGATAATAAAATAAAAGAAAGTAGGGTGATAAAAAAGATGGAAAATAAAATTGAAGAAGAAGTAGTAGAAGTAAAATTAGCAGAAGAGACTCCTGTTGAGGAAATAGTTGAAATGACTAAAGAACCGATTGTTAAAGATGAAGAAAAAATAGAATTAAAAGAGGCTAAGAAAAAGGAAGACCCAAAAACAGTAGAACCAAAAGTTCCAACTGAAAAAGGCACACCTGTAGAACCAGTAGTTCCAGTTAACAAAACTATACCTGAAGATAAAAAGAAGAAAAAGGTTGTTGCAGAAAAGGTAGTAGAAGAAGTTGTAAGCGTGAATTTTGAAGCAGAATACGATTCTATAAAATCTAGTTTTGATAAACTTGAAATTAGTAATAATGAATTGAAGGCAAAATTCAATGACATTACATCACAATTTGAAACTTTAAATACAGAAGTAATCTCTCTGAGAGAGTTTAAACTTAATGAAGAAAATCAGAAAGCATTTGAATTGAGAAAAATTGAAGTTGATAAAATTATAGCAGAATTCTCTTTTGAAGAAGAAGAGATTAAAGACATACGTCAAAAAGCGTACTCTAATGAAATTGCAACAGAGGAATTGGAAAATTCTTTATTTACATTAGAAGGAAGAAAACTTCATGCTAAAAAACAATTTTCAGCTAAGAAAGTAGAAGCAATAGTTGAAAAACCTGTAGTTAAAATTACAGAAGAACAAACAGTTAAAAGTGTTTACGGTTCAGCCGATAAATATTTTAAATAGTAACAATACAAGATATTAATATAAAAACAACAAAACAAATTAAAATTCGAGGAGGAATATATAATGATAAGATTAGACAAAATTAAAGGTTCAGCTCACATAGCTTCATTTACATTCGCAACAACTTTAACAAACGGTGCAGTAGTTGCATTAGGTGCTTTAAACACAGACGGTGAAAGTTACATAGGTGGTGCTGTAGCTAACGTTGCTACAGATAAAATAGTTTTTCATGCTTCAGTAGAATTACAATATGCAGTTGATGCAATGGAAGAGGATTACACTCTTAAAATAGGTGGTAAAGGTAGAGGTTATATTCTTGAAAAAGGAGATATCGTAACAATTACAGATGACCAACTTACTGGAACTACAGTTGTAGGTGGATTTGTATTACCAGTAGTAGGAACTAAACTTGCTTTTAGTGCATCAGCTAGAACAACTGAAAATTTAGCTTTCCAAGTAATAGAAAAAACAACTCTTGGTGGAGCAGTAGCAACAGCTTTAGAAGTAATATACGCTTAATTTATAAAAATAAAATAATATAAAAATTAATAATACAATTCGAGGAGGAATATATAATGATAGCAAAAATGACTGATTTACAGAAAGTATCTTTAGATACATATAGGGGTGTTGTAACAAACTACTCTACATCAGAAGGAAATGACGCAATAAGAAATGCAATATTAGAAGCAGTAGGTGGCGAATGGTCTTATAATAAATTTATGAAAAATCAATATGATGTATATGAGATTCTTATTGAAACACTTTCTATTGGAATGGGAACTCTTTTATTAGACCAATTAAACAACTTTGTTGAAATGAAAGATACTAATTTAGGAGATACTACTACATTTATTGTAGAGGATAATTCTTTATTTAAAGTAGCATCTATATGTGATGGTAACACAGATATCAGAAGACAGAAATTACATTCAAGAAAATTCCCAATAACTACTGAAAGACTTGGTTTAAAGGTGTATGCTGATTTAGAGATGTTTATGGCAAATAGAATAGATTGGACTAAAATGATAAACAGAGTTTCAGTTTCATTCAATGCAGAAATAGGTAGTAGAATATATAACGCATTATATGCTTCATACGCAGGACTAAACGCTCCTTATGCTGTAACAGGTGTTTTTACATCTGAAGCACTAGCAGATATGGTTGCACATGTAGAAGCACAAACAGGTCAAACTGTTGTTATCTATGGTACTAAGAAAGCATTAGGTAAAATTACTAACGCTAATCTTTCTGATAAAATGAAAGACGAATTACACTTAGTAGGACATTTTGGTAGTTTCCAAGGAACAGAATTACTTGAATTACCACAAGCTCACAAAGCTAATACAGATACATTTGTAGTAACAGATGACTTCTTACTTGTAGTTCCAAATGGTGAAAAAATAGTAAAGGTTGTTTTAGAAGGAGAACCTACTATGTATGAAACATCAGCAGGTGCAAGAAACGATGAGCAAATGGAATTCTTCTTTGCTAGAAAAGTTGGTATTGCTGTATTAAAAGCTTCACAATATGGTTTTTACAAAATATCATAATAAGAATATAAAATATAAAAGTAGATATATTAATTTATGTCTACTTTTTAATAATTAAATTAGATAGAAAAGGAGATTAATAAAAATGGCAAATGTAAAGAAAGAAACTATAGATGTAGTAGAAAAAGCAGAAGATAAGAAAATAGAGACTAAAGTAGAACCTAAAATAGAGGTTGAAGCAAAAAAGGAAACAGTAGTACAACCTAAAAAAAGAATAAAAGTAGATAGAACAACAGAAGTTAAAATAATGAATAATACAAATGGAATATTTATTTATGAAAATGATAAGACGAATACGAGTTGTATTCTAACTAAATTTGGTGACGAAGATTATTTAACTATTGATGAATTATTAAAAATGAAAAATTCACATAGAGATATAATTGAGAAATTTTGGATAAGAATTGTAAATGTTGAAAATGAAGAAATTGAAATGGAAGATGTATTAAATTTTCTATTGATAGATGATTTATATAAAAATGCATTAAATGCTGAACAAGTTGATGAAATGCTTTTAACAGAATCTGATGAAAGATTTGAAACAGTATTTTTAAAACTACATAAAGAATTTAAAAATAGAATAATAGAAAGAGCTACAATTTTATTTGAAGAAAAAAGATTTAATGATTTCTATAAAATGCAACTTATAACAGAATATTTAAATAACGATGAGTTTTTCAAAGAAATTGCTGAGAGAAAGTAATATAAAAAGGTGGTGAAACAAATAAATGGCTACCACATTTCAAGATATATATAATAAATTCTTATTTCAAGTAAGAGATTTAGAGTTTGATTTATTAGAAGATGCTGAATTAGAACAACTACTATATAATTATTTAGAAAATGCTACAGTAGAATTCAAACAATGTAGAAAAGATTTAAATGATTTTGATAAAACTTTAGAGCAGTTTAATGTAAATTTATCTATTGAGGAAATATATATCGTTTCTTTAGGAATGGTATTACATTGGTTAAGACCTAAAATCAATAGAGAAGAACTATTAAAGCAATCTATAGGTGATAGAGATTATAAATTAGCATCTAATTGGCAAACTTTAGGTAAATTAATGGATAGAGAAATAATGATACAAAATAATCTTAAAAACTACATATCAAAATATCAATATATTGCTAGTGAAATCTAGAAAGGAGGATTTTTTATTATGGGAAAGTTTGATTTATTTAGAAAACTAAATACAATAAATGGTAGTACGTCACAAGAAGTAATCGTAAATAATATAGAAAAAGAATTTGACCAATATATAAAAAATACTCCTAATTCTTATATTTCTACTAGATATAATGATGTAAGTAATGTAGAAATTAAATGTACATTACAAGATGCAGGTTTTAATGATAAGAAAAATGGTGATGAGAAAATACTTTGTACTTATTTATCTTGTGATTTAAAACAAGGTGATATTATAAAAATAGAAAGTAAAATATATCTTATTACATTTCAAGAAGATAATACTATTAAAACACATAATACATATATTGTAAGACCTTGTAATAGTCAATTAAAGTTTAAATATAATGGAGTTATTTATTCCATTCCCGCAATTATTACGAATCAAAGTCCATATTTAGTTGGAGTTGCTGATGGGAAATATTTTGATGTAGGAAACGTGAAATTAAGTTGTTCTCTTGGAATAAATTTATTAAACAAGGATGTAGTTAAAGTTATATTTAGAGGAATGAGATTTATTCTTTATTCAAATGGAGTAAGAATTGCTTATAAAATAACCTCAACAGATACTATTTCAAAAGAAGGATTATTAGCACTTGTATTAGAAGAAAGTAACGACTTAAAAATTGAGGATGTGGGAGATGTGGCTTTTAACAATTATGAAACTAATACCGAACTAGAAACACCTGTGATTCCAACACCAACATATAAGATAGTTAGTTCTACAGGGGATGTTAATTATTTATTTAATGGAAGTGTTAGAACATTTAAGGTTGTCAGTGCAGATGGTACAACTATAACAGATAACTCATTTACTTTTACTCTAGGTCAAAGTTCAACTAATCCTGCTATGACACCAATAATGCTTATAACTCTCATAGATAATAAAACAACCTTAGCTGTGCGTTTAACTCCACATGTTACAAATAAAGGATATTTCCTTTTAATTGCCACAGATTCTTTAGGTAATATAACTAGTCGAGAATTACGAGTGAAGGGAAATTATGATATATAAATAATATAAAAGATTAAAGGAGTATTTATATGAAAATATTTAATATTAAACAAGCAGATATATTCATTAAGAACTCTGCTACTCCAATAGGAGTAAATACAGGGAATAAATTTAAAGTGTTCATAGAATTTGAAGAAAACCAAATATTTAAAGATTTAATGGTGCGATGGCTAAATAAAGAATTTTAGCTATTTTTTATTGCCCAAAATAATACGATTTAAGGGAGGATTTATAATATGGGATTGAGTATTAACAAAATATCATTTAAAAAATGGTGTATGGATAACTTATCAAAAAAAGAAGCAAACAATATTTTAGACAGATGGGATTATGAATTAAATAATAAAAAACCTGATGAAATTGGATATAGTTCAAAAGGAGAAAACAATAAAGGATATTGGTTTAAGTGCTTAGAGCATCTTGAACATGGAAGTGAATTAAAAAATATTAAGAATTTCGTATATGGACATAAGAAAAGTATAGATTGTTACCAATGTAATTCTTTTGCTCAGTGGGGAATCGACAATATATGTAGTGATTTCTTAGAAAAATATTGGGATTATAATAAAAATGATAAACTAGAACTAAATCCTTGGGAAATATCTAAATGTGTATATAAGGAAGTTTGGATATTTTGTAAAAACAAAGATAAGCCTCATCATGGAAGCTACATTATAGGATGTGGTTATTTTGTAAAAGGTAGACGTTGTCCTTATTGTAGTCATAGAGGTGGAAAAACCCATCCATTAGATAGTTTTGGTCAATACATAATAGATAATCATGGAGTTAAATTTTTAATTGACATATGGTCTGATAAAAATAAGGTATCTCCTTTTGAATATGCACCAGGAAGTAATTATAAAGTTTGGTGGAAATGTTTAGATAATAAACACGATGATTATTTAAGAGAGATAAGCAGTTCAAATAGATTTGAATATCGTTGCCCTGACTGTGTTCAAGAAAGAAATGAAAGTTTACTTGAAGAAAAGACTAGACTATATTTAAATGAGTTGGGATATGATATTTTACATGAGCGTCATTGCACTATTATCCCTAAAAATCCTAAAACAAAAATGCCTTTACCTTTTGATAATGAAATAAATATAAATGGAATAAAACTTATTTTGGAGGTTCATGGAATTCAGCATTACAAATTATGTGGATTTCATATTTTAGCATCTAAACATAATAATACAACACCAGAGTATGAATTTCATATGCAAAAAGTAAGAGATAAATATAAAAGTTATGTAGCATATAGAAATGGTTATAAGTATATTGCTATTCCATATACTTCTGACAATAAAAAGGAAAAATATAAAACTTTAATTGATAATAAGATTAAAAAAATACAAAATAAGTAGGTGAAATAATTTGAGCAACGTTTCCATGAAATTTCGTAATATAACAAAAATAAAAAATGGTATTATTAATTTAATTTCACACGACAATAAAATCAAGAGGTACGTCTTATATCTTACGAGAGAGCCTTTAAATTTGTCAGCTTATGATACATCTAGTATTTTACAAGACCAACCAGATGTTGAAATTGATTTGGTTTTTGGAGACCCACATATTTATGGTTCAAGTTTTAATGATGTTGTATTAAGTGCATCACAAGTTACAATATTTGTACATAGATATATGGGAGACCTTACTGGGAAAGCACTTGGCATAAATACTCTAATAGTGGATATAGTAACTCCTTTGGAATTCAATATTTTAAATGAAACTGAAGACCGTAATTCTGCCATAGCATGTTCTATATGCGATTTGGTCGACGATACATCAATTGGAGTAGGAAAAGCAAGTGTTGTTAAATATACTGAGTCAAGATACAGTCTTACTGATAATAATTATGAGATTCTTAGTTTATTCATAGAAGTTTCCACATCAAATTTAAGAGTTAATAAATAGAATAAATAAAGTAAATAGAACAAGTAGGTGATTATTTATGTTAGAGAATATTTTAAATGAACCATATGAATTAATTGAAATAGACAAAGAAACAAATGAAATAAAAAATGAAATATATATTTATCCTATTATTATTAAAGATTATTTTAAATTTCAAATATTAACAAGATTATTATATGTGAGTAAAGGTAATTTTTCAGAAACAGAAATTCCTTTATTAGATTTAATTGTATTTCATTTAATTGATGTTGAATTAACTGACGAACAAAATATTATTAATAGAAATGATAGAATAAAAGAATTAGAACAAGTGTTTTCAATAATTATTAGAAAAGAAATACATTTTTATGAAGATAAAACACATTATCAATTTATTTCAGATGATAAGAAAAGTATAATACATAATTTAAATTACAATGAAATTAGAACAATAATAATGAATCAAAATTTAATGTTTGAGCCTAAGATTTATAAAAATAAATTAGTGCAAGAATGGGCAGATTCAACTTTAAATGCAAAAATGAAAAATCAGCCCAAGATTGGAATGGAAGAGATGTTATCAACTATTTCTGTGAAAACAGGTAAACATTATTGGGATTTAAAAGAATATAGTATTTATCAAATCTATAGTGATTTTTATAGATTAAGAAAAGACAAAAATTATGATACAAGTTACGCAATGAAATTACAAGGAGTTGATATAAGTATAGAAGATTTTGCAGAATGTCTAGATTTATATAAAAATCCTTATGATAGTGTATTTGTTGATGATGGGAAATTAGACCAAATAAAAAATGTTTGTAAATAGAACTAATTATGGTTTTATTTAACATATATAAAATAAAATAATATAAAATACAAGGAGGAATAATTAATATGATAGCAGATATTTTTAAAGTACTATTAATTGATAATGCAACTGGTGAAACATTTGCAAGAACAACATTGGAATCAGCTTCAATAGAAATAAAAGAAGAGTCAAACGAGGTGGAAGGTGGAGGTTCAGTTTATGCTATAATTCATAATGGAAAAAAAGAAACTATCGCATTGTCAGATGTAGAAGTCGACTTTGGCATTATAGCTAAACAACTTGGAGTAGACGCAGTTACAGGAGCAACAATAGCTTATGCTATGCCTAAATTTTATACAGTAGAAACAGGTTTAATAATAACATTAGATAATGAACCATTAGTAGGTTCAATGTCTATATTTACAGAAGCAGGAGTTCCTATATTGGCAGTGGGTATTACATCAACTGTTGGAAAAGTAGTTACTCTTGCAACAGGTGTAGTAGGAGACCAAATAGAAGTAAGAACATATAAATATCTTACTGGAGTGACAACTCAGTCTATAGAAATAAACAATACAAAGTTTGCAAAAGGTGTTACTGCTGTACTTGAAACAATAGAGATAACTCCTGAAGAAGTTCCTATAAATATCATTCAATTTATCTTTGATAGTTGTGCTTTTGATGGTGGATTTAAAATTGATACAAAGATAATAAGATGGTTGCACAAACTATCTTAGCCTCGTACATTCAGAAATGAGTGTAGGACACAGATTTAATTGCAGGTAACTCCCAAGAGCCTTACACCACAATATAACTGAAAAGATTATATGAAGGTACGAAAGTAGAAAAAACGTAAGGATGGATATAAGGTTAAATCCTAAGTATCTGATAATATTCTACATATTATAAAACGGATGTTCATGCAGGTAAGCACCTAATGAGTAGAAATACTACGGTGAAACTTCAACGACTATCCTTGAAATAGGAGTAAAGCCACAAGCGATTGGTGGAAGAAAAAGTCTGCCCTTAACAAATAATGTTGAAGGTGAAGAAATAGTCTACTCACGTTGAGAAATCAAGTGGTCACTTAATTAACTAGAGTGACATTTATGGAGTAGCGTTCATGAGTAAATATAAAGGCAAAACGTGACGCAGTAAAGCATGACATTGGACTTAAAGTGTTGAAAAAGAGAAGTAAGGACTCAGTTGGCAAGATTCTTAGAATTCCAATAGCAACAGTATAAAATAAAATAATATAAATATTGACATTATAGTAAAAGTGACATATAATAGAATTAGAGGATAGATAAGGAGTAGCTCTTCATATCGAAAACACATTTCTCCAAATGTGTTCCTCTGTTTTACAAATGGAGGAATAATTATTTGGAGGTAATTAATAAAATGTCTAAAAAGAAAACAATAAAACAATATAAAAATGAAGTATATAAATTGGTAAATACAGAGTATGATATATTAGGTGATTACAATGGAAATAAAATTAATATACAAATGAGACATAACAATGAAAGTTGTAGTAATTTTGAATTTCCAATGAGTCCTAATAGTTTTTTAAGAGGTCAGAGGTGTCCTAAGTGTAGTGGAAGAATGAAGAAAACAACTGAGCAATTTAAGAAAGAAGTCTTTAAAATTGAAGGTGAAAAATATGATGTTTTAGGTGATTATATAAATAATCACACTAAAATATTAATGCGACATAATTGTGAAAAATGTAATAATCATGAATATGATGTAACTCCAAAGGATTTTTTATTTGGGTATAGATGTCCTAAATGTTTTGGTACTCCTTTAAAAACACAAGAGGAATTTGAAACAGAAGTATATAGTTTGGTACAAGATAAATATACTGTTTTAGGAAAGTATAAAACTAATAAGACTAAAATATTAATGAAGCATAATTGTAAAGAGTGTGATAGTTTTGAATTTGAAATGTCTCCTAACTCTTTTTTAAGTAAAAATCAACGATGTCCAAAATGTGGTGGCACTATGTTAAAGACCGATGAGCAGTTTAAAAGTGAGGTTTTTAATCTCGTAAAAGTTGAGTATGTAGTATTAGAAAAATATATAGGTGCACATACTAAAATTTTATTTAAACACAATTCAGATAAATGTAATAATCATGAATTTCCAATGACTCCTGATAGTTTCTTATCTGGAGAGCAAAGATGTCCAAAGTGTGGTGGAACAAAAAAGAAAACAGATAAAGAATTCAAGCAACAAATATTTAGTTTAGTTGGTGATGAATACACAGTCTTAGAAGAATATATAAATGATAGTACTAAAATAATGTTTAGACATAATAATAAAGGATGTGGTAATTATGAATATCCAGTGAAGCCTAACTCTTTCTTAAATGGACACAGATGTCCTAAATGTAATGAATCTAAAGGTGAACAAGCAATAAGACATTACTGTAAAGATAATAATATAAATTTTACTCCACAATATATTTATGAAGACTTATTATCTGACTTAGGTAATCCATTAAAGTATGATTTTGCAATATTTAATGATATAAATAAAATAGATTTAAAATATCTAATAGAATATGATGGAGAATTCCATTATAAAGTTATAAAATATAAAAATGAAACTATAGAATGGGCTGAAGCAAAATTTGCAAAACAAAAATATCATGACAAATTAAAAAATGAATATTGTATTGAAAATAATATAGAATTATTAAGAATACCATATTGGGAATTTGATAATTTAGAAAGAATATTAACAGATTATTTAATACACGGAAAAGAAATAAGTGAATTGGGAATAAGAGAATACATTGATGATATTGAGATTAATAATATTGCATGTAATAGCTAAGCATACAACTTATTATTATCAGAATAATATAACATAGAATTCGTCTTTTATTCAGAAATATTATCATTAAACAAATAACAATATAATAATATAAATAAAAAGGAGACTAAATATGATTGAATACATAAATAACACAAATACATTTAAATTAAAATATTCTTCAGTTGTATATCCACCCTTCAATATCAATGTCAATACAATATATGATTGCACAATTGAAAATAATATATATTCTATAATAATAAATAAAATAAAAAAGGATTTTAATGTAGAATATATAAAAGCATTATTTTCACCAATAGAAGGAAAATGGAGTGATTATATAAAAACTTTTGAAATTCCAATTATAGAAAAAGAAGTTAATCCAAATATAGAAATTAAATCTGAACCTATTAAAAATAAAATTCCAATAATATCTGAAGTAATTATTCCAAAACCAATAGTTAAATAATCAAGTTGTTTGAAGACAATATAAAATGTATTGTCTTTTTCTTATATAGCCTAATATTTAGCTTCTTACAAAAGGCTTAAAATGTTAGGCTATATTTTTTGTTCTAATATACATTCTCTAAAAATGTATCTAAATTCAAGCTAATTAACTAGTTGGTTTGCATTTATATATATAAAATATAAAATTAAAGGAGGGAATTTATGACATCGCAAGAAGCTTTACAAAGTGCAATAGAATTATCTATAGCAAGCGTAACAGGAAATGGTACAACAAAAGTATCTCTAAATTGTCAATATCCTATATTTGATATTGCATTAGATGTAAATTTAAAATTTGATATATTAATATATCCAACAGTTGAATTTCCTATAAATAAAATAATTGCAGTTAAAATAGGGAGTAATCCTCAAGCATTTTTTACAGTAAGTTCTAACTCAAAAGCTTTATGGTTATCCGAATTAATGGGAATTACAAGAGAATTATTTAATATAAAAGTTACAGAAACTATTGAGTTTGAATTCCAAAATCCTGAATTAGTGCAATTTAAATTAATTACTGCATTAGATGGTAATTTTGGAAATGCTATAGATATTGTAAATAATGGATTAACAAGTGAACAGTTTCTTATTAAAGCAACAAGTATAAATCCATCCGATGAAAGTTCTGTTTCTGCTATAAGAAATGCAATAGATAATACTACTTCTGTTGTTACAAATAATGGAACAAATGTAATAACTGTAAATAATATTTACCCTATATTTGGTAGTCAATTACCTATGACTTATATAGTAGACAGTTTAATTACTTTTGAAAAAATATTACCTATGGGTAGTGAAATATTTATTAAACATAATGGAGTATTTTATAAAAAAGTAATAACAACTAAGAATTTTAAAAATATATGGTTTAGTGATTTAGTAGAAGACACAAGAGGAGCTTTATTTTCAAAAGTTACTGAAGAATACGAATTCACATTTGTATATGACCAAAGTATCAATATTAAATTAATCACAGGAGAATTAACTAATTTTACAAACTGTAACGTTGTTGTAAATCAATTAACATATGGATTATTTGAAGTAGCAAATAGTAATTCACTTATCAGTAACCCTATTATTTTAAACGACTGTAATTTTGTAATTACTTATGAAGATTACGAAAGAATAATAAAAAGTGCGAGACTAGAATTAGGCAATGACCAATATATTAACATAGATTATGTGATGGATAATTCAACCACTCCTCCTAAAAAGTATATGAGAATTTCCCATTTAGATGAAAACTATAATGTAGAGATAAATCTTTTAATGGATATGAAAGGGATAGTTAATTATTTAGAACTATTAAAAGATATGGCAAGAGGATTATATGTTAAATAATATTGGAATGTCTAGTGGTGGAGGTATAGCTAAGGGAAATATCTTACCTTTACATGAAAATAGTTATCATGGAATGATATTCGTATGGCTAGAAGACAATTTATCTGAACCTAAATTAATGCAATATAATGCAATTTTAAGAAAATGGAATCCTGTAGGTTCAAGCAATAATGGAGGAATTTTCATTACAAACGTTCGACCACAAGATTCTGCTGAAAATGTATCAAATAAAATTTATGGAGATGTTGAAAATGTAAAATTAGATAGTATTATAAGTACAACATCTAAGGTTATCGTTGATGTTTTATTAATTACAGGATGGAAAAACTATGTGCCAAATGCAACTGTTAATAATGTTCCTTTAATAAATGTAGTTAAGATGCTAGATAGACCATTATTTACAGCGAATATATTATTGGATTTAGAAAGTTCAAATATCCTTAAAGCAGTACATGAAGACGGAGCATATCATCAAGTAAATGTATCCTATAATAAATTACCTAAAATTACATCTGCATTATTTATAGGGAATTATCCTATTGAAAATATGGTAGAACAATCAGAGTTAAAGGAAAATGATTTAGTACAAATAAAAATTCAAACAGATAAGCCTGTAATTAGAGCAGAAATTTCAAATTATGGGGCATGTAAATCTCAAATTTTCACATTCTCAGAGTCAGATGATATTTCTATTAGTAATATATTAATTGCTAATAGAGGAAATACTGTGCAAGATTTACCTATAAAATTAAGAGTTCAATCTAATGATGGTGGATGGAGTGATTGGTATACTTCTGATATTACAGGGAATATAGAAAAGGTTAATTTAGTAAAAATAAATAATTTACATCCTATTATAAATGTTACTGGTATTAATTATCCAATTAATCAACAAGCTTTGAAAGGAATAGAACAAGCTACTATCATTCATACTGTAAGTAATTATGATAGTATTACATATGAAAGTGTTAATGCTGAATTAATTATTGAAAATCACACTATATTTGAAAGTAATAAAACTGTGAGTAGAATAAATGGTGGTTATAATGTCAGCATAAATAATTTTAGAATTACTGCTAATAGAATAGCAAATAATGCTAGTACAATTATTAATAAAGTTGTAAATATAGCAAACATAGACCCAATAATAACAATACAAGAACAATATATTAGATTGCGTTCATCCGAAACAGGAAGTAATTATTGGATTAAGTTAATATCAAGTCAAAAACTATTAGAAACTCCAAGTTTAAGTAGTCCCGTGGGAACATTTGTTGGAAACTTCACTACCAGTGATGATATTACATGGAGTAAAACTATTAGTATTTCAGATACAGATAATAAAGGAAATTTTAATTATATATCAATGTCTGCAAAGAATTTAGCTGGGAAAGTTGAGACTGCAATAACTGGTGATGATGTGATAATTATTGGTGGTATGACTAGTAGAAAACTTACATTTCCTGCATTCCAAAGTACGGTTTGCATAGGTGCAAAAGTTGAGAATACGAGTAAAATATCTGTAATTGATTTATCAGGATATGTGTTTACTTATCAAAATAGTTTTTCTAATAATCCTCTTACTTTTACTATTGTAGATTTGAATGGAGTATTGGATAATAAGGGAGATTATTTAAAAATTACAGACCTAAATATAGTAAATCAGAACTCAACCTCAAATTATTATATCAATTTTGAAGAAATTATATAAATAACAATAATATAAAATGGAGTGATTATTATGAATGAAAATAAAAAAGTTTTTCCTTGTTACAGTATGCCTTTGTACAAATTCCTAAAATATAATGGATTAAGATATGAAATAACAGGTAAAAACGTTGAAACAGATAAATTATTCTATCTTTATATGTATGATGAGAAACTTAAATGTCTATTAAAGAAATGGACAGAAGAAGGTTTGGAATTAAAAAAATAATAGTTAAAAACAAAATAATATAATATGCAAAAGAGTTAATCAATTTGGTTGGCTCTTTTATTATGTAGTTTTATAAAAAATAGATAAATTAAAGGAGTGGATTTTATGTTATTAACAAAAGAAGTGGAAATAGGTTTAGGTGGAGGAAATGCAAAGTATTACGAAAATTTAGGATATGAAATACCTAGGGAAGTTAGCAAATACGGAAAATTAGTAATTTCTAAAAGTCTTAAATTAAAAGTAAGAGTAAATGATTTAAAAAACAATTCAGTGGTTAAGGTTTATGTTAAATGTGATTGTGAAGATTGCACGACACCAATAACAAAACCTGTAGTATGGCAAGCTTATTTGAAATGTGTAAAAGATGATGGGAATTATTATTGTCAAAAATGTGGTTATAAATTATTTGCTAAAGAAAGTGAGTTGAAAACAAGAATAAAAAATGGTAAATCACTTGAGGAATGGTGTATAGAAAATGACAGAAAAGATATTTTGGATAGATGGGATTATGAAAAGAATAAAACAACTCCAAAAGATATTACATATAAAACAAGTAAAAAACATTGGTTTAAATGCCCAAGAGGTATACATCTAAGTGAACTAAGAGGTACTAATCATTTTGTAGAAAGGAATAGTATTGAGTTAAGTTGTAAACAATGTAATTCTTTTGCTCAATGGGGAATCGATAATATTGATAAAGATTTCTTAAAAATATATTGGGACTATGAAAAAAATATGGATAATCCTTGGGAAGTTGATTATGGAAGTGGTAAAAAAGTATTTATTATATGCCAAGAAAAAGACTATCATGAAAGTTATCTTACATCACCATATGAATTTACGATTGGAAATAGATGTACTTTTTGTTCAAATAGTAGTGGGCAGATTCATGAATATGATAGTCTAGGATATCTATATCCAATGTCATTAGAAATATGGAGTGATAAAAATATAAAAACTCCATTTGAATACGCACTTAAATCACATGAAAAAGTTTGGTGGAAGTGTCTTGAGGGGAAACATGAAGATTATTTTAGAAGAATAAGTGATTCAACTATTCAAGAATTTCGATGTGCTGACTGTGTTCAAGAAAGGGAAGAATCATTCCTACAAGAAAAAGTTAGGTTATATTTAAATGAGTTGGGATATGAAGTTTTACATGAATATGATACATTAAAGTGCATTAATCCCAAAACCAAACGCATATTACCTTATGATAATCAAGTCGAGGAATTAAAATTTATTTTAGAGGTAATGGGAATTCAGCATTATAAAGTTACAGGTTTTCACAAAAAACATGCTAAAAGAAATAACACAACGCCTGAATATGAATTACACATGCAACAAGTCAGAGACAGATATAAGAGAATATTTGCCAAAAAGCAAGGATTTTTTTATATACCAATACCTTATTGGACAGATAATAAACAAGAAGAATATAAGACTTTGATTGATGATAAGATTAAAGAGATTTTAAGTAAAAGGAGGTGATATAATTGTTAACAATAGATGAGATTAAGAGCTTTTTGTATAGTGAACTTCCTACTAGACCAGTACAAATTGCTAATGATGATGCTATTGGTAATCCTAATGTGAGTATTATTCCAAAAGTGCAATTTGCACCACTTGGAACGCAATATTTACAAAATGATATTATACCTCATCCTTTATTTATAAGAGTTAATGTAGGAACTTTAGACGATTGGATAGAAATTGGAAGTGGAAGTGGTTCGGTGGGGACATCGGGGGACATGTTGTACAAAGATTCTCGCCCGAGTGATATTGTGGTAGGTGGAGTGAATATAGGATATAAGCCAAAAGTTTCTGGAATTTCAATAACAAAACTTATGAGTCTTATATTACATGCTGGTTCAACAGAAATAGTTAAACCTCCTATCGTCAATCAATCAATTTTAGATGGCACAGTAGATGTTTCAATTAATTTAAGTTTTATTAAATATGTTTTAACAGATACTATTAATGCACAAATAAAAGATGTTAGTAAAATAGTTTCAAGTCCATTGAATTTAATAAATAATGTTGTTTTGAAAAATAATGAATTATTTGTATATTTAAATCCTATGAATACAGGTCTACTTTATTCTATTACAATAAAACAAGGAACTATTAGTAACAATGGAGATGATGAGACTACATTTGGAGAATCTACAAATACAATTGATATAACTACAGTATTTGAAACTAGTTGGCTACCAAAACCTTCAGAACCTGTAATTCTACAATCAAATTTAAATGTAACAATTGACCAACCAATAAATTTAAGTGAGATTACGTTTGATGTAGACAATGCAATTGCTTTAAGTTTAAAAAATGGTGCAAAAGTCACTTCAAATATAAGTGGAATTATAAGTAATGCTACATTAGTTGGAAATACTATTCACGTTCCTTTACATAATTTATTAAATTTAACTACATATAATATAACTATTCAAGCAGATATTGTAGAAAACAACGGTGATAATATTACGACAGCTAGAACTTCATCAAATACCAATACTGTTACTGCACAATTTAAAACTATTGCACCTAATGTATCAAAACCAATTATTGGACAATCACCTTTAAATAATACAATAGAACAATCTATATACACAAATGAAATTGCTTTTCCTGTTTCTAACGCAATAGGATTGACATTGAAAGATGGTAGCAAAGTTACAGTTGCTTCAAGTGGTTCACTTATAACAATTGGGAATGCTACATTAGATGCTTCAAACGTATTACATATTCCAATTTTGACAAGTCCATTAGAATACTCAACAAATTATATTATAACAATATTAAATGGAATTGTGGAGAATAATGGAGATAATATAAGTAGTTTAGGCAGTGCAGAAAATACAAATACAATAATTGCTAACTTTACTACAACCACAAAACCTAAACCTATAATTCCTTCAATAAATCAGAGTATTTTAAATAATACAACTGTAGTTTCAGTTAATTTAACAGAAATAACATTTATAGTTTCAAATGATTTTAATTTATCTTTGTTAGATGCTACAAAAGTTATATGCGATAAGAGTGGAATTGTAGGAAATGCTACTTTAGACTTACCAACAAAAACAATTCATGTTCCTATAATAAAAGTATTGGATTATTATACAAGTTACTATATAACTATTCAAAGTGGATTAATTGCAAACAATGGAGACAATATAAATACTTTTGGTACAAGTACGAATAATAGCATTACTGCTAAGATTACTACTGAACCAACAACTGTTACTAAACCAATTGTGGGACAATCAAGTGCGAATAGTTTAACAAATCAATCTAGAACATTAACAGAAGTTACTTTCCCTATTACAAACATAATTGGTACAATGATGAAAGATACTACAAAAATAACTTGTGACCATATTGGAATAATTGGAACACCTACTTATGGTAGTGGATTTATTCATGTTCCTATAATAGCAACATTGGATTATATTACAAATTATTCAATAACTGTTGGTATTGATTCTATTGAAAATCATGGAAATGGAATTGCACATTTAGGTGTAAATGCTAATACTAATATCATTACAACAACATTTACAACTATTGATAGACCTAAACCTACACCACCTATAATTTTGCAATCGTCTTTAAACAATGCTATAAATCAATTAACAACTTTAAGTGAAATTACTTTTGATGTTAGTAATAGTATTGATTTAACACTTGCAGATGGATTAAAAGTTTCTAGTAGTCCAAGTGGAATTGCTGGGACAACTAGTTTAGTAGGAAACATTATTCATATTCCTTTAATTAATTTAAATGTAGGAACTACATATTCAGTTACAATTCAAAGTGGCATTGTTCAAAATAACAGTGATGGAATAAATACAAGTGGAAGTACAATTAATAGTAATTCTATTACTGCAATTTTTAAAACTAAAGCAGGGAATGTATCTGAACCTATAGTGCAACAAAGTTCATTAAATGGTTCTACTAATAAAGAAATTTCATTGAGTGAAATAACATTTAATGTGTCTAATGCGATAGGAACAGTATTAAAAAATGGTTCATTAGTATCAATTAGTCCAAGTGGAAGTATAGGTGTTGTTACTTTAGATGTTTCCAATATAATACATGTACCTTTAAGTAGTTTAACTTATAGTACAACATATTCAGTTACAGTTAATAATGGAATTGTAGAAAATACTGGAGATGGTACTAGTTCGAGTGGTACTGCTTTAAATACAAATACTGTAATCACAAGTTTTACTACAAGAAGTATATTATCTCCACCTACAATAAGTGCTTCAGTCACAACAAGTTATCCTCAAAATACAACTCAAATTATATATGCTATAAATCAAAGTGGATGCACTTTGTTAGACACAAGTAAAATTACTGTAACAGGTGCAAATAAAGGAACAGTTAGTATTAGTGGAAATCAGTTGATTATTCCTATAGGGGGATTAATTGTTGGAAATACAGTTACGATTTCTATAATAAGTGGTGCAATAAAAAATAGTGATGGAGTCAATAATAGTGATGTAAGCGATTCTACATTTGCTATAAGTGAAGCAGAAGTTGCATTGCCCTCACATGATTTTGAGTTAGATATTGACTGGGCAACGGGAATTGGAAGTATGAATTTAACTACAGTAACTGGATATAGTCCTACCAATCCATTGTCAATAGCCAATTATACTGTACAAAAAATACAAGTTTATTTTTTAGGTGTTAAGTTAGATTTAGACAGTGGTTCACCTCAAAAGAATGAACGTATTCCTATAAGGGATTATGAATCTAGTGCTACTCCAAATGCTTATGTAGGAAAATGGTATATCACCTCAGCAAATACACTTAAAATAACTTCTGCACCAACAACAAATATTAAGATAAAACTTATAAGATTAATTTAAGGGGGTGGCTAAATGGCTTATGATTCAAGTGTAGACTTGCAACAAATACAATCTGATGCCTTAACAGGAGATACTGAATCTAATTTATTAATGCCTTTTAACTCCCTTGGTTTTTTAAATAAGGCATTAAATACTGATTCTAAAAGTGTAGTTTCTGCAATCAATGATATTCAAGGATTAACCGATATATTATTTGGTAATTTTACTAATTTTGGTAATAAATTGAATGGAGTATTGTTAGATGTAGAATCCTCAGCAGGTCAAGCTAAAAGAGATGAAATGAAATTACTAACGGGGTATAATACAGTACTCGAAGCTATTGTTGAGATAGCAAAAAGAGGTAATGGAAGTGGCACAAGTGGATTAATTAAGGGCTTTACAATGGATAATTTGACTAATATTTTAACATTAACATTGACAGATGACACAACCTATCCAATTGATTTTACCGCTATATTAGATACAAAAGCAAACAAAATAGATTTAGAATGGGGAAGTTTTTAGGACTTCCCTTTTTATAAACAACAAATGAATAAAAAGTAATACAAATTTTAAGGAGGTATTTATAAAAATGGCTATAGGACAAATTAAGCTTTTACAGGGTCTTGAGGTAAATTTACCTGTTTCTGGTGCAATAAATGAACTCTATTTTACAGAATCTGGAAAAATATTTAAAGGTACAGGTAGTTCTTTAATTGAATATTCTAAAGATGTTATTACAACTACAGATTTAGCTTTAATAATTAGCCCCGAACAAGGGAAAATGTACATAGATACAACTAATTGGACGGTTAATGCTTGGAATGGAACTATATGGAAGGTGTTAGGTGGTTCATTCACTTCTACTAGTACAGATGCTTTAGAAAATAAAACAATCGATGCTACTAAAAATACTATTACAAATTTAGGAACGAACAATTTTGGTACAGGTGTAGTATCTACTGTGATACCAAGCACAGGGGCAGTAGACACAAAATTAGTTACAGAAAAAGCTGTAGCAGATTTAGCATTGGCTTTAGGAACAAAAATTGATGGTGATATTAAGAATGTTTCATATGATAGTGTCTTACAGTCTTGGACTTTTACAAAACAAGATAACACAACTATTGTAATAAGTAATATTCTTAACGCTCTTATTAAAGGGGTAGCGTACAATCCTTTAACAAAAAAATTAACATTTACATTTGATGGAGACCCAAGTCCTGCACCAGTTGAGATAGATATATCTGATTTAATTGACGTTTATACGGTTTCTGACACAGATAGTGTTGATTTAACGATGTCTAGTAATAACATTACGGCAGATATAAAATTATCATCTACAAATGGTAATTTATTAAGTGTTGAGGTTGGTAAGGGATTATTCGCTACTTTAGATTGGGAAATATTCTAATAATATAAAAAGAAAAGAGGTGTAAACATTTATGGCACAAGTCAAATTCCATGTTGGAAATAAAAGTAGTTTACCTGTAATAGCAACAAATGGTGGGGAGATTTTCTGTTGCTCAGATGTGGGAGAAATGTATATTTCTAAAGATAATTTATCTCTTCAATTATACACTAACATTATTTTATTAGAGGATGAGGATGAAAAAGATGGTTTGTTTGCACCTCTTACAGATAAATTCTACTATATTAAATCTACGAAGAAATTTTATAATTTTGATGGAAATTTATTTAATCTCATTGGAACAGGTGTTGCTGATAACATAACGATTATTGGTGGTAATATGATTAAATATTCCTTTTCAGAATCTTTTGTAGTAGCTAATTGGTTAGGATTTTCTCCTAATTTTTATATAAATTTATCTCAATCAGTTCACAAACAAGGAGCAACTAATAAACTAGAAATAGATTTTTTTGAAAATGGAGAGAGCGTGTTTTGTGATTATAAAGTAGATGATTTTGGAAATATTTCATTTTATTCTAGCGTTCCTTTTGATGGATATTTAATTGTAACAAATCCTAATGGATTAAAACTTGATGAACAAAGTTTAACAATTAATGATACAGTCCAAAATCTTGAGTTGACAGGATTTAACTCTGCAATAGAAGGGCAAATACCTCAAAAGAATGCAGAAGGTAAAATCTCATGGATTGATACTAAATTTTGTGAATGGAACGACTTGTAATATGGAGAATAGAGAAGGTGACAAATCTTGATATATAAAAATCCTATAAATTTCCCAGAAATAGTTGGAACTCCTAACACTCCTAATCAAAATTCTATAACACTTTTTGCTAGAAATGATGGTGATTTGTATAAAGTGAACTCTCATGGAGTTGTTTCTAAAATTGCCAGTAATTCAGGTGTTTCAGATACAAAAACAATATGCTTTCAGTATTTTGGATTATTACGTGATATGGAAAAGTTAGTTATATCTTTTCCATATAATGGTGTAATTACAGATGTATTTGCTTCTTGTACTAAGGTTGGTTCTATGGACACAGAGATAAAAATAGAAAAAATAAGCAAAAGTGATTTTATTAATGATGTGGATATATGGACTAATATATTTATTTCTAATATGGTTATTGAATCAGATAAAAAAACTCATAATGGGCTATTTACAATTGATTTAATTAATGGAATGGAAAATGTTATTGCTGAAGATAGATTTAGATTAAGCTTAGTTGGAGAAACAGATATGGAATGTTTAAACGTAGAAATAAAGATAACGTTAAATTAGATATAATTAAAATAATATAAAAAATAATTAAGATAATAAAGTAATTTAAAAATGAAAGGATATGATGAATTATGCCAACCCCAATCGTCTCATGGAAATTAGCTAACAATACTGCACCTACACTTTGCGATTTCGGAACAATCGATGCAGGCTCGGTTTCTGCAACACCATTAGAGTTTAATTTATGGAATAATCAGAATGGTTCAAGTGCATTATCAAACTGTGAAGGATGTAAACTCACTACAAAAGATAATGCCACAGGAGATATGTTGTCAGAACCAGTAAAAGGAAAATGGGTAGAAGTAAAAGGTGTATCTGCATCAGAACACGATTTCTTTCCAATCGGAAGTACATATATACCACCAGTAGGGGCTTCTCCTGCTTCGTATACAGAAGTAGCACATAACGTGTTCTCTGACGACTCCGCTATCCCTCATCAAGTAACAACTCCATCTAGTCCTACTGATAAGATGCTATGGATAGATACAACTAATAACGCAACAACAGGAAACGTAATGAGGCAATACGATGCTACAGGTGCAGGAAGTTGGAATGTAGCTAATGTAATATCGGGAAAAATAAATGATGGTACATTAGCAAATAGTAAAGCAAATTACACATCAATATCTCTAAGAGCAAATATTCCATCTTCTGCTCCAGCTGGAACTTTTCTTTTTGTGACTAGGTAAATCTTTGCCGTCTATAGAAGAAATTTTATAGATTATTAGTGGGTAAAATCGGTGAAATCGTCCATTAAAAACGACAATACCGAGGTAAACTAAGAAATTAAAAAATCTTAGTCACCGTAGAGCATAGCAATTGAAACTACATAGTAGAATATAAAATTGCCACGAGTATCCGCCACCTAAACGTAAAGACGAAGGTGAAAATATATGCCGAACTATACCAATGGAAAAGGTATAGAAGCTAAGATAAAAAGCTTAGTGATAACACGATTGTGAGATATTCATTTACATAAACAATAAATAAAAATATTATAAAAATCAAAAGGAAATGGCTTTGTTTAAGTTGTAACCTTTTGATTTTTTATTTTGAAAAGGAGATATTTATATATGGAAATAGATAGAAGACCACATGGATTTTTTAATACATGGGATAACTTCAAGGGTGAGCTAGATAAATTTATAGAAATAAAACAAAGACCACCTACAGTAATGGAGGTTATAAAGGATTTACATATTAATTCATCTTATATAAAGCAATATGGTGGGTTTGCAGAAATAAAAAGAAAAATGAATTGGAGTGGTGATTGTATAGACTTGTCAGGTTATTATAATGAGAGTTCCTACGAAATGCAAGTAGCGAATGTTTTAATAATGAATAATATCCCATATACAAGACAAGATAGACCATTTCCTAATGAAGAAGGCAGATATAAATGTGATTTTGCATTTCACTTAGATAATAGTATTATATATTGTGAAGTATGGGGATATTCAAAAGAGAATAAATCCAATTATGGAGCAGGAAAAATATATAATTCAGTAAGAATAAAAAAGGAAAAATTATATAAAAAATATGATATGCATTTAATATCTGTTGAGCCAAATATATTTTTACTTACATATGAAAAAATGCAGAATGAAATTATAAAATGCTTTTCAGTTTTAAGTGACTATAAGATAAACAAGATTGAACAAAGGTATTTAATTCCTTCAAATAAATTATCAGATGAAGAAATATTAAAAGAAATAATGGTTTTTAGTGATAACCCTAATATGCTTCCCTCAACAAATATTATAAGTAAAGAAAAGTTTGGTTTGTATAGCGAAATTATTAAAAGATATGGTAGTTATTTTAATTTTGCAAAAGCTATGAAAAAGAACGTAATGCTAAAAATGAATTATTGGACACTAGATATTATTATGGATAAATATTTTTACATATATGAAAAGCACAATAAAATATTTACAACAAGAGAAATATTACAAGAATGCAAGAAAGATGACATTTTAAGAGGGTTAATGCCTGCTTTAAGGGAGTTTGGAGGTGTCGTGGTAGTAAAACTTGAATTCTACAAAAGAATGTTATTGAGAAGAATGTTTTTAAATGAAAAAGATATAAAATTAATAACCGAAATATCTCAAGGAAAAAAACACAGAGGAGACGTTGAAATAACTCAGGAAATTAAGAATACTGCAAAAGAACTTTTAGAACAAATAAATAAAATGATATAAAAAATTATTCCCATGAATCAATACAATGAGAGAAATGAGGAGGAACTATAAAAATGCAAAACAACATATTAAACATTAAACAAATACAATTAAATACACAATATCAGAGTCAAATATTATCACAAAAGACACTTTACAATAATTTAATATCACCCACAAGTGAGAGAGACTTTGTGTGGATAGGGCAATACCCAAATGCAAATATATCTGAATATGATTTCAGAACAAGGCAAGAAAACCCCTTTAATGCCATTTTAAAAGAAAATTTAATAGAATTTGGGATATTAGGTTGTAATTATTATTTTTATTTTACAACATTTGATGGCATGTTTAGGTTAGAAGAGAAAAATATTGAATTTTTATATAGATTACATGATAAAAACGGACAAGAAAAGATTTATAAGTTAACAGGGAACAAGAATTCTTACAATGATATTATTACATTTAAAGACGTAGAATCAACTTTTTCAACAATGGAAAGTCATTCTCATTTAAAAGCCAATATATATCAATATAACTTTGGATATAAAACTAAGTTGGTAACAGAGGATGCTACTTTTTGGTTTAAAGTAATATGCACAGTACCAATAACAGGTGAACCAATATTTATTACTATAAGACTCGTATCAGATAATAATCTACAAGGGGATTTTATAATAATGAAAAACGGAGAACCTACTGCCATAATAGAAGCACCATTGAGTAAAGATATAGCAAGTGAAATGAAATGGATAGTTGAATAAAATAAAATAATATAAAAAGGATGGTGGTGTTTATGCCTAAGTTTTCACCTGAACAAATAGGAAATATGAAAGTGTGGATATCAGCAGACTCATTAAATTTAACAAGTGGAGCATCTGTCTCTACTTGGCAAGATAAAAGTGGTAATAGCTTAAACTTTCTACAACCAACAGTATCAAGACAACCCATTTTCGTATCTAATGTTCTAAATGGAAAACCTGTAGTAAGATTTACTGCTTCCACAACACAGACAATGACGTTAGCATATACATTTTCAAATCCTTGCACTATATTTTATGTTGCAAAACAAAATGGTGTAACGAATGCAAGATTATTGGCAGGATTATCTAATAATTGGTTGTTAGGGTTTCATAGTGGAGGAAGACAAAGAGCATACTATGAAGGATGGACTTCTGTCTCAACAGGCAACCCTCTTTCTACAACTATTCCTTATATTTATGGTTGTACAATACAAGGAGGAGCAATCGCTTCAAAGTCTTATGAAAATGGAACAATATTTGCAAATAGTACAGCAGGAGTGACTGCACCCAATGGATTTTCATTAAATGGGCATTTATCGTCCTCAGAGTTTTCTGATGGAGATATAGCAGAATTAATAGTTTATAATTCAGTTTTATCGGATGTTGAGAGACAAAAAGTTGAAACATATTTAGCATATAAATATAACATCTTAGTAGCCACATATGCTTATCCAAATACAATTGGTGATTTTACAGATGTAGATATTTACCCGTCTAAGACATGGTATCAGTCAACAAATGATGTTAACATCAACGCTAAATTTAAACATGTATTGAATAAAAACGTTAAATATAAAGTGAAAGTTAATACCTATGAAAGCATTTATTCTGATTACGTTACTGCTATTAATACAGAATATCCATTTAGTGTTCAAATTCCCAACAGTAGTTTAAATATAGGTATTAACACTTTAACGCTATACATAAAAGACACAGATGAAATCGAACAAGGATATGATTTTAATATTACAAAAGAAGATAGAGACACGTTGTCTTTTATTAGAATAGGTAATTATAAATCAGAATGGAATTCAAATAATAATTTATTGAAAATAACTAGTGACGGATTAAGACTTGTGAAAGACGGAGTAGATATAATTACTACAAATGATTATTCTCATATAAATACATTAGGAAAAAGACAAATGAATTCAATAACTGTTGATTGTACAGATGATTTTGTTGGAAGCATTGATATTATTAATGATTCAACAAAAATTAACTCTTTATCAGATGGGAATATATGGCAGTATAGAATAGATATGAGTAGGTTTAATAAAATTAATGGATTTATAGTACAAAGAAAAGATTAAAGAAAGTTGGTGAAAAATGGCTGGAATTTTTAAACCTTCCTCAGTAGGAAAAGAAGGAACATGGACTTTAAACGGGGCTGTGGGATACGATGGTTCAACAGGTTATCTTTTATTTAATGGAGTACAAGAAAGTTGGAATACATCACCTAGAGCATTTTATTTTTATAATGCAGACCCCACTGTTAATTATATTGATATTACATTAAACCAAAAAAGTAGAATATGGTTCTATCCATCAAATGACTACCCTCATTATGTAAATCAATTAAAAATAGATATTTGGGATGGAAGTGCATGGGTTGATACAATGAAAAGGACAATTTCACATACCACATCAGACATTCAATGGGTTATTGGGATAGATAGTTTAGAAAAAGGAAGATATAGATTTTCAACGCAAGGACAAACATATTATTATTCTATGCATGCAGAGTGGTATATAGAAACTTTAAATAAGGAATATTCTTTTATAAAAGATGATGACAAAATCTATAAAAATAATGGGAGTAGTTGGGTAGAAACTGATTTAGTTGAGCCATTAACTTATAGTAATTTTGAAACAAGTGGAACTAGTGATTTTACAGGTTTATTTTTATCGAAAAGTAAGGCGATTATATTAATGAAAAAAGAAAAGGTTTTAGATGATGGATATCAATTTAGATGTAACTTGAATATAGCTAAATATAAAGGAATCAATAAGTTGATTTTTAGCACAGGAGTTTTTAATTTTGGAACTTACAAAGCTTGGTCTGATGGTACATATGCATCTTCGCCTGAAGAATATATAAGAGTTACAGATGGTATTCATCAATACAATGGAGATATTGGGGATGGAATTTATAGGTGTGAATTAAAAGATGATACTAATTACTTCGGTGCATGGACAATATATCAAACTGCCATAAATTCAGAAGTGGTGGATGTAGCATCAAAATATATAAAGTTAAAATCGACTGCATGGTGTGGGTCTTTTCCTGCAATAGTATTTGAGGGGCAATATACATTAACTTTTGAATATAAAGGGAATGGAACATTTAATATTGACAATGATGGGACAGATGATAATATGTACAATAAAGAAATAACTGCGAATGCTACTTGGCAAACATATACAGCAACTCAAACACATAGTATTTCGGGAAGTATCATTTTGTATTTAAGAAACAACACATCAACGTTAACTGAAATTAAAAATATAACTCTAAAAAGAAAATCTATGATAGTAGATATATATTCTGATATGACAAGAGACCAAGGTGGATGGGCATTAGTTACTAACACAGGGGCTAAGAATACATTGACAACAATGGCAACATCAAGTGGAACATTAATAAGTCCAACTCAGTCAACAATGGCTAAGATTTCAGATGGTGCTATTAATATGTTGAGAGGTAGTAATTTAGATAATTCCATTGTAAAGCTCGAAAGACCAAATAATCCTACATTTAAAGACTACAATATGTATTTTAGACAAAACACTTTATATACATCTAATTCCCCTAGATATGGCACAGCACAAGATGCAAGTAAAACTTTGTATACATATTATACAACATATAATAACTCAGTAAATAAGATAAATAAATACGGTGCAAATTCAACCAATTATGGTTCGTCACTTTCCACATGGGAGGGTGGTAGTTTTCCTACAGATACTCCGAATGCTTATTATTACATTATGAATTTTTCTACAGAAGCTTCAATTTCTAATAATACCTATGAAGGTAGTAGGTCGGAAAGAGGTACACTAGTATGGGTAAAGAAGATTATATAGCAATTTCAAAAGAGGTGACGGTTTTATGGAATATACTTTATTAAAAAATAAATTAGATAACAAAATTTACACCTTTAATGGAAATAACTTTATTGAAACAAATTTAATAGAGCCATTGACCAAATTAGATTTTGTAAATAATGGAATAATCAATATAGATATTATAACCGAACTACAATGGAGTGCTTTACCTATAAATGATATCGAGGTTATTGTATGGTCTAATAAAACTACAAATGTATACTTGAGTTTAACATCAAAATCAAGTTTTATAACTATAGAAACATTTTCCGACCCACAAATTTTAACTTGGGCAAATACTGGAAAAGATATTCAAGTCAAAATTAATGCAGATATAGAAAGTCATATTAAATTAATTATATCTAAAGACAATAGATTTAATTGGTATGGATTTGATGGGAATACCTTTTCCCCTGTTAGTTTAAATAATATAGCAACGCAAGGGATGACCAAAACACAACTAAATAATATTTCATCAACCCAATGGGATGGATGGTTTGAAAGAGGATATTTGGATTTTGCTATCTATATTTCAACACAAAACCCTTTAGATACACCTTTAGTAAGAAGTATTATAGTTGATTTTCCTAAAAACTCTGCTCCAGTGGTAAATGATTTTATAATAACTCCCAATGTAATATTTAGAAATAGTATAAACATGAGTGCAAATATTAGAGATTTAGAAGGAGACCCTTTTAGGTATCAAGTATTGCTAAATGGTAAAAATAGTGGATGGTCAAATTGGTATGACGGGCTTATTGGATGTGCATTATATGAAACATATGAATATACGGAATTTAAATATGGAGAGAATGAAATAATAATAAAGGTTCAAGATGATAGAGGGGTTGAGTATAGTTCTCCTCCTAAGTTTGTAAAATTAATGAATAATGCACCTATTATTTCTTCTTTTTTATATGATAATTGGAGTTTAAAAGGAGTTATTGTAGATAGTGATGGAGACGATATAAAATATAGGGTTCTAATAAATGGACTACAAAAATATCCAATTACAAACGACCAAACTAGCACAACGTATACAGAGTGGATTACAACTCCTTATGACTTACATTACGAATGGAGTCCATATGATTTAATATTTGGTCAAGCAAATAAGATAACAGTAGAAATTCAAGATAAAGTTGGAGAAATTTATAAAGTAGATATTACAGATGTTGTAGGAAAATATAGAAACATAATGTTCAAAAGTGAAGATGGAAAATATCTTACAAATGACATGGGTGAATTGATTAATTGGGGAAATAATATTTATAGTTATTTACAATTTGAAGATATTTGCACAGAAGAAACAAGCAAATCAAAAAAAGTAATTATAGAAAATGATTTTGGATATGCAATTGATAATGTAAAAGTTTATGTAAACAATAATTTAAACAATGGATATGAGGTTCAATTAAGTAAAGACAATAACTTTATAGAAAACGGGAGTGATACCTTAGAGGAGTTATTATTTTCGGATGTATTAAACGATAATGATATAAAAGATTTTTATGTTCGTGTAAAAGCAAAAAATGTTATAGAATCTTCAACAAATGAGATTTTTGAATTTGATGTAGTATCTAAAAAAGTATAAAAAGGAAGCAGGTGATTAAATGGCAATCAATAATCCTTATTTTATACGACCAACAATAAATAGTGGATTCATGCAGTTGCCCAATATATCATTGGGCAATGTTTGGACATTTGAATCATTATTTCTATATCCATTATCTCCAACTCCTGATTGGAATACATTTATAAGGGGTAGTGTTTCAGACCATCAAATTATTGTACAAAAAACAAATTTGCACCTAGGCATGTATGATAGTGTTGGAGGAAGTGGGTTTAATGATACAGGGTTTGTGATGTCCACACTTAGCAATGGATGGCATCATATGGCTTGTGTGGGAGAAAATAATACACAAAAGTATTATATAGATGGGGTTTTGGTAGGTCAGGTTAATAGACAGTCTAAAAGTGACATAAGAAGTGTTGGTGCTTATTGGGGCAATTCACAAACATGGGGTGATTTTGACGAGGTTAGATTGTGGAATATTGCTAGAACTCAAACCCAAATAAAAACATATGTAAATAGATGGTTAATTGGTAATGAAACAGGATTGGTCGGGTATTGGAAATGTAATGAGGGTATTGGAGTAACAATTAAGGATGAAACTTCGAATAAAAGAAATGGAATATTACAAGGTTCTAATACGTGGGTTATTGGGACATTAAATTTAATAAATAGCGAACTCCATGATATAGATATTGTATCAAGTAACGCTTGGTATGAAAATACCTATAATATAAAGTTTAACTTAAATTTAGAAGCAAAGTATGGAGTTGCAATCCAATATAAAATACTCATAGACGATATTCAGTTTTATCCTGATTCGGGATTTTCATCTTTACTAAATTTGCCCAATAATATAAGTTTTACAATTCCTATATCAAAATTAAAAATTGGAGATAATCTTGTTGTATTTGAAATAAAAAATGAAACTAGTGTAACATATAGGTTTGGTGAATATAATATTATAAAAGAAAATAAAGACACTATAAAAATGCAAAGAAAGTTTTTATATTCCAATGAATGGAGTGTGGAAGATAATATAAAAATAGATAGCAACGGATTAACATTAAAAAAGTACGGTAACAATGTTGTTGTAACTACAGATTATACTAGAATCAACACAATAGGCAAAAGAAGATTATTAAATGTATTTATAGATGGAAGTAGTGATATAAAAAAAGAATCAACATACACAGATAAAATGATAAATAGACACGAAGTTGCTAATGGATACCAAAGTGAATATAAATTGCAACTTGAAAGATGGACAACTGTTAAAAGCATAGAAGTTCAATCAATATAGAAATGTGGTGAGATAAATGGCAAACGAATGGATATTTACAAGTTGTGGAAACTCAGGAAGATATGGAGTAAGTCAAGCACAAATAGATTCATCCTATATTGGGACTAATCTTACAGGAAAAGTTACTAGTCAAAGTGGTATACAAATATGGACTCCTCCATACAATGGACTTTATACAATAGAAGTATGGGGTGCTAGGTCAGGAACACAACCAGAATATGGTGCAGGTGGATATGGTTTAGGTAGGAAACTAAAAGGGAATTTTATTTTAAAAAACAGTAAGTCTTTAAAGATTTTAATAGGACAAGTTGGTGGTGATGGTGGAAGTGATTATAGTGCTGGTGGAGGTGGTGGAACTTTCGTAGCTATAATAGACAACACCCCTCTATGTATTGGTGGAGGAGGAGGAGGTGTAACTTCAGATAGTGCAGGTTCTAATGGTCAAACAACTACAACAACTCCTGCAAACCCAAATGTTGGTCAAGGTTATACAAACTCTCCCTCTGGTGGTGGAGGTGGTGGATTTTATTCTGATGGTTCGGCATCTTTTACTGATGGCGGAGGAAAAGCATTCATCAATGGTGGTTATGGTGGAGTTAATGGAGCTTCTTGTGGCTACGGTGGTTTTGGTGGTGGAGGCGGTTCTGTTGATGAAGTTGGTTGTGGTGGTGGTGGATATACTGGAGGTCGTCCTACAGACTCGCCCCCATCTGAGGGAGGAGGTTCATTTATTGCGACTGATTCTCAAAATGCTGTATGGGATTTAGGTTTAAATTCTGATAACGGAAGAGTAATAATAACTCTCTTAAAAGTATTTGAATATAATCTTATACGTTCAGAAGGAAATATATATACTTTTAAAGATAGTGAATGGATAAATTTAAATATTTCAAGTCCTACTCAAAGTGATTTTGAAAATCAATCAATATCATCATTATCGGAAGTATTTAGTCCAATCACAAAAGCTTTTATGCCAATGGATTTCGATAAAAACCTTGAAGATGGATTCTTATGGAGAAAAAAGATTGTTCAAAGTAAATATAATGGAATTAAAGTATTAAATTGTGGGGAAGTTGTTGTAGCTGATTTTGGAACTTACAAGGCTTGGTCTGATGGTACTTTTGCGACACACGCAGGAGAATATTTAAATCCAACAAAATCAAATTATAAATATATTGGAGCTATAGGAAGTGGTGTTTATAGAATTCAACCTAGCGAAATAGTTTCACCAATAGATGTATATTGTGATATGAATACTTCAAATGATGAAGGTGGATGGATGCTAATATTAAATACAGGCGTAAAAGCAACTTTAACTACAATGACTACCTCATTTGGGACATCTCCTATATTGACAACACAAACAACTATGTCAAAATTATCTGATGCAAATATTAATTTATTGAGAGGAAGCATTTTAGATAAATCAATAATAAGATTGGATAGACCTAATAATCCTGCGTTAAAAAGTTATCCTATTTATTTCAGACAAGGTAATCCTTTTACAAGCTATGCAGGGCTTGAAGGAGCACAAGATGGAGCAAAAACAATATATTATTATTATACTACATATAATGATTCTAAAAATGGAACAAACAGATATGGAGCAAATTCAACAAATTACGGGTCTGCTTTGAGTACGTGGGGAGGAACTTTCCCTGCTACTATGCCTAGTGCTTATTATATAATTATGGATTACAGGGCAGAAGGACTTATTTCAAATGATACATATGCATATGAAGGAAGCAGGTCTGAACGATGTGCTTTATTATGGGTAAAAAGGATTTAGAAAGTTGGTGATTAAATGGCGATAAATAAATCTTTAATAATTTCGGGGGATAGAGTATTAACTTACAATGGTAGTTCATGGATTAATACTGGATTATTAGAGCCACTAACAAAGCAAAATTATATTGATTATGGGATTACCACAACAAATATAATTCCTCAAAACAAATGGCAAGAGTTAGACGATTCTTTTGAGATTGTACTTTGGACAGATATGAATATGTCTGCTAAAGTTTTTATAGAAACGTCTAATTCATATAAACCAATTTATTTACTAAGTGACCCCGATTTATTAAGTTGGTCAAAAGACGATAATGATTTACAAATTACAATTACAGCAGATGTAGATAATTGTTCTAAAATATTAGTATCAAAAGACAACCGAAGAAGTTGGTACACATTTAAAGAAGATACATGGACACAAGCTATTTTAAATAATATTCCCTCCGATGGTATGACAATTGAAAATATTAATGGAATTACAACGAATCAATGGGATGGATGGTTTGAAAGAGGATATTTGGATTTTGCAGTATGGATGCAAAAGCAAGGGAACTTGGAAGAATATACTTTAAAAAGTATAACGGCTAATTTCCCAGAAAATACACCTCCTTTATTAAATAGCTTTGTAGTTACTCCTGATAACATAGGAAGAAACGATATCCAAATTAATATGTCAATGCAAGAGTTAGAGGGAGATAAATTTAGATATAAAATTACTGTAAATAGTAACATTCTTGATAATATATCTAATAATGGGTGGTCTGAATGGTTAAGTGGAGAACAAATACAAAACATTTCAAAAACATATAGTTATTTAGATTTTTTTATAGGAAATAATGATATTATAATTACACTTGAAGATGAGAGAGGTAAACAATATATCGCTCCTACAAAAACTATTATAATGGAGAATCAAAATCCGATATTAACAACAATAATTCATGATAATTGGAGTATTAGTGGAATAATAGAAGATTTTGATAATGATAAAATTCAATATAGAATATTAATAAATGATATTCAGGTTTATCCTAGTAATTCAGGAATTATACCTATTTATACTAAATTTTATAGTGTTCCTTATGCTTTAAATTATGAATGGAATAGTGACTCCTTGATATTCAATAAAACAGATAATAAAATTACTATAGAAATAAAAGATGAAGTAGGTGGAGTTTACACTATTGATTATTCCAATTTAGTTGGAAAATATAAGAATCTTATGTTTAAAGACATGGATAATACTAAGTATTTTACTACAGATAAAGGGCAACTGATTAATTGGTCTTCTAGTCTATTAAGTTATTTAGATTTTGGCATACTAACAGCAGGGCAAGTTACTGAACCAGTAAAAATTTTACTTTCAAATGAATTCTCTCGTCCAATAGAGAATGCTCAAGTTTCAGTAAATTTGGATACAGTAGTCGGATATGAAGTACATATTTCAAAAGATTCGTCATTTAATCCAACAGGAGTAGACACATTAGAAAAATTAACATTCGATGGAGTAATGACAGATGGAGAACAAAAGGAATTCTATTTAAGAATTAGTACAGATGTTCACACTACATCAGTGGGTGGTACATTTGAATTGGATACAAAATCAGATATTTTATAAATTTACTAAATAATAAACATAATAACTAGAACACTCCAAAACTCAATGCAATGAGGATGTGATAAAATGTGCAAAGTAATAAGGATTTAAATTCTGTTATTATAGTTAATTCAGAATTAAAAAAGAATAAAGCATATGGAAGGATACATATAAATTCTGCTTTAAATATGCCGACTAAAATAACAGTATCAAATAATATGGATTTAAATTGTAGAGTTGTTATAAAACCAAATAACAAAATGTTTGGTAAGGTTGATATAGTTGAAAAAAATGTTATTGATAATTATTTATTGCCAATAAAAGACGCTTTTGTTCGGAGTGAACTTCCTGTATTCAATTATGGAGAACAACAAGATTTATTAGTTGGTAAAAACAAACACAATAACGAAACATATCGTTCTCTTCTTGAATTTAACTTAAACTCGTTATCAAGAAATCTTATATTTATCTCAGCAAAATTAACACTAACATGTTTAGACTATGATGTATTATCATCTGATTTACAGTTATTTGAAGCAAATGAAAGTTGGTTTGAAACAGGTGTGACATATAATTCTGCACCTACTAGTAAAGATTTGATTGCTAGTTTATCTGATTGTGGAAATAAAGGAGCACTTGAATTTGATTTATCAAATGTAATACAAGATTGGTATAAAGGTGATAAGATAAAAAATGGTTTCATTTTAAAAGTAGCAGATGAAACTTTAGATGGATTTAAACGATTTGGTTCAAAAGAAAGCCAATTTAAACCAAAATTAGTATTACAATATTATGACCCTATTCCAAAATCATATGGAACTTTAATAGTAAAATCAAAAATAGTTGTTAGAAAAAATGACTATATGGATTTACCCTCAAAAGTAATTGTTCCTGTGCATGATGGTGGTGGAGATTTTCCTTCACAAATTAAAGTTAGAAATGGGAATTATATAAATTCTTTAATAACAGTAAGTAGAGATTTTATTACTTCAAAAATTACTGTAACTGGTAAATATGATATATTAACACAAGTGTCTATAAAAAATGATGGATGGAATCAACTACCCTGTAAAATAGATGTATCTTCTCCTTTTATAGCAAGTAAGATAAAAATTACAAATTCAATTGATTTAAATACTGAGATTATTGTTAAAAGATATGACAATTCAATTATAAATTCTAAACTTATAGTACATAGACCATTTTTAAATTCTAAAATAGTCGTTGGTGGATTAAGTCATCTCCCAATATTGCTTAAAATAAAAAGGGCAGAAGGAACAGATGTACCATCACAGATTATTGTACAGAAATATCAGAATAATGATAAAAATTCTAAACTTGTTGTTACATATTTTAAGGATATGCCTTCTAAGATTAGGATAACTGGTAGAAATGATTTTGATTCACAAATTACAATACGACAAAATGTTAATAGAGATATAAAGACTAAGATAATTAGTACGCATTTCAATGATTTAGTTACTAAGTTAAGAGTAACAGGAATATCACAAGAAGACAAAGATTCACAAATAATTGTAAAAAGAGAAGATTATAATGAATTAAATTCTCAGCTAATAATAAGCTATTTTAATGATATAAATACACTTATTAAAGTTACTACTGCCTCAATTGAATCACAAGTAATTGTTAGAAATTATAATGATAATGATTTTGATTCAAGAATTATTATAACTCCTACAAATAATATACTTTCAAAAGTAAATATAGCTTGGACAAAAGACATAATAACAAGAATGATAATAAAAATCCCTTATGCTTTTGATTTTCCTTCAAAGGTAGAGGTAAAAGACCCTGCTGTAATGTACTCGAAAGTTATTATAAGACATAATGAAACGTTTGATAAAGACTCTATATTAAATGTAAGCAAGGCATTCGTTGAATCTAGTTTATTAGTAAATATACCATTTATTAATAGTAAAGTTATAATTAGTCAACCTAGCATTGAAACTTCTATAACAGTACATAGACCATTTATTGAATCAAAAGTTATCATTTCCAAGTCTTTTATCGAGTCAAAAATAAACGTATCTAAAAATAACTTACTATGTTCTATTACTATATTTAAGCCATTTATTGACTCAAAAATAATAATTAATAGAGCTTTCATTGATACAATATTAAAAGTAAGAGAACATACTGATTCAGACATTGAAAGCAAATTGGTTGTCATAGAACAAGGAATAAAAGATATACAAACTAAGATAAATATTTCTGTTCAAAACAAAATGTTTGGCAGAGTTGAAATAGAACGACCTCCAAATATCAAAGTAGAAAAATTTGCTATACAGGATGCTTATGTTAAGAAAAGTGTACCAATGTTTAATTATGGTGATATGCAAGATATGTATATCGGAAGTAATAATTATGGAAATGAAATTTATAGGTCATTATTATCTTTCACATTAAAAGATATACCAAAAACTGCTTATTTTACTAAGTGTAAATTAGTTTTAACTGCTTGTAGTTTAGAGTATTATCCACATGATATTGAATTACATGAAACTAGTAAAGCATGGTATGAATATGGGGTAACTTATGCAGGTCAACCAAATTCGTTGGGAATTTTAGCTAAAGTTGAATCTTCAAATACTCTTGTTAGAAAATTAGAGTTTGATTTATTATCTTACGCTGATGGTTGGTATAATGGTATATCAATTAAAAATGGCTTTATATTGAAAAGTTCTGAAGAAAATACATCTGTCATTAAAAGATTTTTCACAAGAGAAAGTCTATATCCACCTATCTTAGAAATTGAATACTTTGATACGGCAGTTATTAATAGAGTAAATGCTAATATTAACTCTCTTGTTACTGTTAGACAAAGCTCATATAAAGATTTGAACAGTAAAATAACCATACCTGTTTATGATTTCTATGAGGACTTAAGTTCTAAACTCACAATTAGAAATCGTGGTAATATGGCTAGTGATATTGATAGTACTATTAGAATTTCTAAAGGAGATATGAAATCAAGTATTAAGGTTAGAAATTATGACGAAAATTGGATAAATTCAAAATTACTTGTTAGAAATTATGCTGACGATGATGGATTATTATCTTCCGTAAATATAAGTCAACCAAAGTTAGATTGTAAAATTATTGTTTATAGAAACGATAGTTTTGAAATTGACACTAAATTAATAACGAGAAGAATAGACAATATTGATTTGGATTCTGTAATTAATGTTAAAAAATATTCTGTTAAGGACATTAATACAAAAATTGGGATTAATAAGGATTGGTTGGACTCTAAAATTGTAATAAGAGAACATTCAAGTATTGATTGTAGAATTGAAATTAATAAAAAATCTAATGTTGATTTACAAAGTAAAATTGTAGTTAATTATACTAATGATATTAATTCAAAATTATTAGTTACTCAAATTAGTGATATCAAAAATAAAATAATAATACAAAGAAATGAATATAAAGATATTGACTCGAAGATTAAAATTACCAATGTTCATGATATTTCTACGAGGATAGATGTATCATATTCTAAAGATATTAATTCCAAAATTAAAGTTAGATTAATAGGTGATATTGATTTACCTGTAAAAATTACAGTAATTAATATTTCAGATTTAGATACTAAAATTCAAGTAGTAAAAGGTGATATAAACTCAAGATTAGTAGTTAGAATTAATGAAACTATTGATTTAGATAGCAATATAATAGTATTACCTACGAGTAATATTCTTTCTAGGGTTGATATTGTCCAAGTCAAAGATATTAATTCAAGCATAACAGTAAGAAGTTCTTTTTATAGCGATATGTTATTTCAAATTACTATAAAAAATTATGGAGTAATAGGATATGCATACATTATGTAGGGCTTAATAAAAATATAAAAAACAAAGGAGAATGATGAAATTATGGCAAATGTAAAATTTTATAAAGGATTAAAAACGGCTCTACCTACAACAAATTGCACAGACAGTAGTAGTCTATATTTTTTAGAGGACTCTCAAGAAATATATAAGAGTGTTTTAGGACAATTACCAATCAAAATGAGTGATTATATAATCTGTACAATCTTACCAGTCACAGGTCTACAAGGTAAATTATATTTAGAAACAACAACGTGGACTCTAAATGTATGGAATGGAACTATTTATAAATTAGTAGGAGGGAATCCATTAAATATTACTGCTAGTTCAGTTGATACATTTACAAATAAGACAATAGATGCAACAACAAATACAATTAGTAATATAGATTTAGTCAACTTTAAAACAGGAGTAATTAGTACAGATAATACATTAGTTGGGAACTCAGACAGCACGTTCAGTACAACTAAAGCAGTAAAAGGATATACAGATTCTACAATAAGCACTAACTTAACATCATTAAAGGGAGGAGTTGCTACAGACGGTGATACCCTTGCCAAGTTAAGAGGATTAATTGGTGGAATAGAAACTTTATTAAATTCTAATGATGTAAGTTTAGATTCATTACAAGAAATCGTAACATACATAAAAGATAATAAAACAATTCTCGATGGAGTTACAACAACAAAAGTTAATGTTTCTGACATTATTGATGATTTAATTCATACAGATATAAATAAACCTTTAAGTGCAAATCAAGGTAAAAATTTAAAAGGATTACTTGATACTTTATCTACTCTTGTAGGAACAAAAGCTGATAAAGTAATAGGAGCAGTTGCACAAGATATTGCTATTTTAGATGTAAATGGAAATTTAGTCGATAGTGGTAAGAAATTATCTGAGTATTCAACTTTAACTTATACAGATGCACAAGATGTAATTACCTTAAATAGTAGTAAAAGTTATTCAAATGCTCAAGATGTGATTAATTTGGCATCAGCCAATAACTACACAGATTCAGCAATAATTTCAGCTATAAGTTGGATAGACTTAGTTTAATAAAATAATATAAAATAAAGGTGGGTAACACAATCTCGCCTTTTTCTTTAATTTAAAAAGGGAAGGTGGGATTAAATGGATTATGAGTGAAAAAATTAAGTTTATAAAGACAAGTCAGAGCAATTTACCTGCACAAGGGTTACTGGGTGGTATATATTTTTGTATTGATACGAGGAATCTGTATATGACTAATAGCGATTCAACTTTATCTAAGTATTCAGATATAATTGAATTAGATACAGAAGATGAAAGATTAGGATTATTTGCACCTCTTACAGATAAATTCTATTATGTAAAATCATCAAAACGTATGTATTTTTATAAAGATTCCTTTGAGTTATTAGGTGGTTACTTGTTAGAGTCTAATTTTATAGCAACATTGGATAATACAACAAATATAATTCATGGATTAAATTATAATCCTCTATATGATATTTTACAAGCATTTGATATGTATGTAGGAGGATTGTTGACAATAACAGAAAACTATACTGAAAATATTAATAATAATAGTATTGACTTAGTTGAAATGAGTTTAAAAGTTGGTGAGAAAATTAAATTTAATTTATTTAAAAACATGAAAGTATAAATAATTTTAAGTGGAATTAATAACTCCACTTACTTTTTAGAGGAAATAACTTTAATTTGTTTCTTGTAAAAAGTAATATAATAATATCTAAAATACTTACTAAATTTAATTAAATACTTTATCTTATAGTCTATGAATGGCTTAACTTGGTAGCAAATATTCACTCTCAGCAATCTCACAACTTAAATCATACTAGTATACATAATTACAAATTTGAAGCGTTTTAAAAGCAATCTGACAAGAATGTATATAAAACTAAATTAACTAAATTTAATTAACTATAATAATATAAAAACTATTGACAGTAAACCTTAAAAAGATTATAATCTAAATATAGGGAAATATTCTTATTAAATGCATGTGTTCATACTCTTATAATATTAATATCTTTAACAATGTGATAGAATAATAATAGATACATATTTTTAAAACAAATTTTATTGAATCTATATAATAAAAATATGAATAGAAATTATAGGAGATATTATATGACTAATAAAGATAGAAACCCAATTAAGATTGTTGGAAAAGCTAATCCTATTAAAAAAGTTACTCAAAGAACATTGTTTGATATTGAGCCAAAGGAGATTAAAGTAGCTAAGGATAATGTTAATAATAATGAAGTGTCACATGTGATACCAAAACGTAAGAGAATTAAACTTATTAACTCAACACGTAGAACGCCAAATCGTAAAAAACTTAAAATTGATATGATAATAGATGATATTGAAGATAATAAAATGCAGAAGTCATTAGCTAAAAATGGATTGCGACAAGATAGTATTTTTGATGGAGTGACTACATTTTCAGAAAAAATAAAAGAAACAAATGAGCTTAGTAAATATAAAATGCCTCAAGAAGACAAAGATAAATTTATTAAATTAAGTGATGAAACTAAATTAGGAGTAATGGAAGTATTGTTAGATACCGTTGAGAATAACAAAAAGATAAAATCTCAAATGGATAAAATGATGAAAGATATGCAAAGTTTTAGAAGTCAAATAGCAACTTTAACAATTAGTAATAATCAGCAAATTAAAGAGAAGATAGTTGTAGATAAAAACAAAAAATGGACAATTGATGATAGTGCTTTTATTGAGTTGTATACTATTTCATCAAAATTAAAAGATATATTAACAGAGGAAAGAATGAGTCAAACTGAGATATGTGAACATACTGGAATTAATAAAAGTACAATGAGTAATATATTAAGTTATCCTGAAAAAATAACTTTATTGAACGCTTATAAGATTTCTAAAGTATTAGGTAAATCTATTGAAGAAATATTTGACTTTGATATGCAAATGGAAGATTATGTAGAATGATAAAATAAGAAATAAAAACTAAATAAATTTAGAATTATAGAAATAAATCTAATATATGAAATATTTATATTGTATATTGGAAAACCCTATGGTATACTTTTTTTATTGGGAAGTAATTCCTAAATAAGAATACATAGGGGGATTTAATATATGATGTTTGCTAAAGAAAATAAAAATGGTGAAATAGAATTAAATGGGACAGAGAGTGAGATTGGGGAACTTTGTACGTTTAGAGATTTATTAGAATATGCTTCGGAAGGCAATAATTTAATCAATGGATTTATTATGTGTAGAGATGGAATTATAAACGTTAATAATGAAGAAATTGAATTAGTTGTTAAATCCATTCATGTATAGTACCAAAATTAAATTGATTATAACAAATAGTAATATTTGATTATATATAAAAAAGATAGAATAATTATAAGGGTTGCAAACTGAATAATTAATTGACAAGTAGTGGTTTATCATTCCCACTACTTCTTTTGTTGCGTCAAAAAATGGTATAAAAGAAAGAAAGGAATGATATAAAATGGGTCTATTAACGAAAATGGTAAAGACAAAATGGAATAAAACGAATAAAAAATATTATCAAGAATTAGGTTATACATATACTAAAATAAAAGATGAGTTTGATGTAAAAGTTAACCATCTATCAAAATGGAGTAAAATTAATGTTGAAGTTAAATGTGATGGTGAGAATTGTGGAAAAACAATATTAGTTCAATGGACAAATTATAATATACATGTTCAAGATGATGGTAAATACTATTGCGTACATTGTACACACCATAAGGATGAGGGGTTTATATCATTTGAGCAATGGTGTTATGATAGTTTAACGAATAAAGAGGCAAATGAAGTTTTATCTCGGTGGGATTATGATTTAAATGAATTAAAACCTAGCGAAATAAGTTTTGGAACACAAAAAAAATATTGGTTTAAATGTTTGTCTCATATAGAACATCATAGTGAATTAAAAGGTTTATCAGGTTTTAGAAGTGGACAAAAAGGAAGCCTAGATTGCAAACAATGTAATTCTTTTGCTCAATGGTGTATCAATAATAGTAGAGAAGATTGGTTAAATTTATGGGATTATGATTTGAATGACTGTTTTCCAACTGAAATAGCATATAGTAAACACATAAGATGTTATTTTAAGTGCCCAAAGGGAATACATAAAAGTGAACAAAAGAATATAAATAGCCTTACAAGTGGACATGAAGGAGGTATGGATTGCAAACAATGTAATTCTTTTGCACAATATTTAATAGATACATACGGCGATAATGCTTTAGACTTATATTGGGATTATAAATTAAATGAAATTAGTCCATGGGAAATTAGTAAAAGTGGTAGAAAACCTGTATATATAAAATGCCAAGATAAATTGTATCATGAAAGTTATAGGGAAAAATGTCATGATTTCTTTATAGGAAATAGATGTCCTTATTGTCATGGACTTAAAACTCACCCAAGAGATTCTTTAGGACAATACATAATAGATAATTTTGGAGTTAAATTTTTAGTGAAAATATGGAGTGATAAGAATGATATGTCTCCTTTTACATATAGACCAAAATCCAGTGATGAAGTATGGTGGAAATGTTTAGATGAAAAACACGAAGATTTTTATAGAAGAATAAGTGGCTCAAATATCAGTAGTTTTAGATGTCCTGAGTGTCAATTTTCAAAAGGTGAGAAGATGATTGAAAAATGGCTAATAAAAAATGGATTTAAAAATTTAAATTTGTTTGATATGGATATATATAATAATCACTATAATAAATATACACCTCAAAAACCATTTGATGGACTTTTAGGATTAAAAGGTGGAAGTTTAAGTTATGATTTTTACTTACCACAACATAATCTATTGATTGAATATCAAGGTGAACAACATGAACATCCCGTAGATTTTAGAAGTGAAGGCATTGAAGTAGCAGAAGAAAATTTTATTAAACAACAAGAACATGATAGAAGAAAAAAAGAATATGCACAAGATAATAATATAGATTTATTACCAATTTGGTATTGGGACTATGATAAGATTGATGAAATATTAAATAAAATACATAAAAATATAGAATATTTAGATACATATAACAAATTAAAAATAGTACAGAAACGTAATAGATAAAATAACTACATATATAATAATATAAAAAAGTATTGCAATACATAGAATGTTATGGTAAAGTATTATTATAGTTAATTTGATGAGAGAAAAGTTTGTTTGCATTTTATGGAATGAATTCTCTTATCAAATTTACAAATATAATAGAATAATATAAAATGTGCATTTCATTTGAATGTTATGCTTGATTTAAGACATTCTAAGGCATAATAAATTATTAGATATAACATTACAACTAAACTTATTAGATTCAATACAATGGATATATGAGAGATATTTAACTATTGTGGAAGATTTAATGGGTTATATTAATAATGTTAAAATAATATAAAATACATAAAGTAATATAAATTTGATTATAACTTTCTATTCTAATATGCAGAGGAAAGTTTATATAGATAAAAATTAAGTGAAATAAGGCTTAGATTAAATTCTAGGTCTTTTATTACGTCCAAAATTAATAAAGATAAGTTCAAAAGAGAAAAGAAAGGTCGTCTTGACAGACAGTCAAACTAAAAAGCTTATGAATTGCTAACTTTTAAAATTTAGTGTGAGAGGAGTATTAATATGAAAATAAATGAATTAAAATGTACTTTGAAAGATATTATAAACGACTATATTGTTTCACATGAAGAAGAATATAAAAATGGAGAGCTAAATGATTTATTAGATACAAAACTTAAAAATATTGTTAATATATATCCTAGTAAAATAACAAAAATAGGAGAGAGTCAAACACTTGAACAACATTTAAGAGGTTTATTTGAAGTGTTAAAATGGAAACAAAATATAATTTTCAATAGTGATAATATTTGCTATATATCTAATGAAGAAAGTCAAGAATTAGAAATCCATCATTTAATACCATTTGCAAGAATTGTAAAAGATACTTTAACGGAATTAAGGTTAAAACGTAAGAAATTTATAAATGAATTTTCAGAGCAAGAAATTAATAATATATCGTTCTTATTTTTAGAAAAACATAGGAATACAATAGGTATATTAATCAAAAAGAGTCTACATATCCAGTTTCATAAAATTTATGGAAGTTATACATATAATGAAACTGATTTCAATAACTTTGTAAAATATATAAACAAAGAAATACAATTAGATATACCTAAGATTCAAATAGAAAGAAGAAAGATGCTCTATGAATGTGATTATTACAGAGAGAACTCTGGATTAGCACATAACAGAATAGTAGATTTTGTTGATAAGGTTATAAAAAATAAAGAAGTGAGAAACATTTTAATTAATAATGGTAATTATGATTTAGAAAAAGGACTTAAAAAAAGTTATATAAAAGAATATTTAAATATTAAAACAAATACATTTAAAAAAGCGTTATCAAAACCATTGATGATTCAATATATATTAGACAATAAAATTGATTTATTGTCTAATAATAGATATTTAAAATTTTAAAATTAGAAGGAGTAATAATATGAGTAAAGTTTATTCTAGGGGATTTGTGTTTCTATATAATGAATTGCAAAAAGACTACTATTTAGATGAGGGTTGTCCAATGGTAGATTCTAACATACATCCAATAAGTAAAAAGCAATTTTGGGTGTTTAAATATGATGATGTACAAGTAGCTTTTGATAAATGGTGTAATAGAAAACATAGCAAATAATATAAAATTACATAATTTAGTATGAGTTAAGTCGTAAGAGAAATCTTATGGCTTTTGTTATGTGAAAAATTAGTGTGAAGGAGGAACAGTAATGAATATAAAAAGCTTAACAGTAGGAATGGTAATTAAGAATTATAAATTGATGTGTGAGGTATTGGAAATTAAAGTAACTTCTGGAGCGTCTAAGCAAGCACAAATAAAAGAAATGCAGAGGTATTTTAGATTCCATAAAGAAGGAAACAAATTTGTGATTGATGAGATATTTCCAACTAAAAAAGCTAGTGTGGATAAAAGACATGTTAATAAAGGTGGTTCTTATAATGTAACTGACTATACTAAAACTATAGAAAAATTAATACTTAATCTATTAGTACAAGATGGAAATAAAAGTGGTCTTGGATTTGGTAGAGTATTTCTAAGCAAAAATCAATTGTTAACAGAATTTAAAATGATAAATCAAAACTATGTATTTTGTAAAAGAAGAATGATGAAATTATCTAAATTTTTAAATATACAACAAGAAACTATTGATGAATGGTATAGTTGTTCAAATGATATGTTGGAGAGGAATTTAGAATATGCTTTAAAGAGTTTAGAAAATCAATGTCTTATAACATGGACTAAGGAAATAACTGTAGTAGAAATGATTCCAATGGCAGAGATAATAGAAGATGGTACTAGAATTATTAAACATACGACAATAGATAATTATGGTGATGAAATAGTTGATTATACATATTATGCTGATAAAACGGTAAAGTCTAATTATAGAGAAGGAACTGACAAAGAAAAAGTATTTATAGTCGCAACAGAATTAAAAATAATGTCTGAATTGAAATGTGATGGAAAACAAATGGTTATTAAAATGGGTATGTGGGATGTATTTAAAGAAAAAGTTGATGCTATTGTATTAAAAGAATTAAATATAGCTTTCTATTACAAATCATATAAAATTTTATTCGATGAAACAAATGTTGAAAATGTTGTTGATGATATGTATGAGGAATTTGAAATATCTAAAGATGACTTAATCAATAAAAAGAAATCTTTAAATGGTGATATAGTATGTAGATTAAATTATAATATTGAAAAAAGATATGGCAATGCTGTGGAAGAAATATCTACAATAATGGGGACTCCTAATGACACATTTAAACACAATAGATTGATAAGAAGGTCTAGTGAAAATTATATATCTGATAATAGTAAATTAACGAAGAGTCTTATTGAATTAGGATATAAAAATATAAAAGATAACGTCAAGAAAACAAAAATAACTATTGATAATTCTGAAGCAGACAAAATGATGGATGAATTATTTGGAAAATTAGATAATTAAAAGTTGCCTAATATTGAAGTCCCCTTTATATAAATTAATAATAGACATGTCAATATTAGACAACTTTTGACAATGACAAGTAAAACAAAAGTTCAAGAGATTCAGATTTAACATTTGACGATAGAGCTGTCAAAAGTAAAATCTCTTGTGCAAGGCTATTCGCCTTTTACAAGTTGATATTATGTTAAATTTTTTCTTTATGGTTAATCGATACAATAATATTTAATAATTGTTAGAGTATACAAATTTCCATTAATTGTATACTCTATAGAGTTAAATTAATAAAAGAGTAAAATAAAATAACATAGAAGGTGGTTAAAAATATGTATGGTTTAACAAGAGAAAAACTAGAGAATTTAGTAAAAGATGTTCAATTTGAATGTAAAAAATCAGAAAAATTAACTGAGGTTGAGAATTTTATTTCGGAATTATTAATAAAAAATAATTGTAATAATGTATTTTTATCACTTGATTCTACAACAGATTTAGTTTGTCAGGGTAATTGGTTTCCAATAGATAAAATAACAGATTTAAGATATGATATTATTAGAAAAATATTAAGAATAGATACAGATTTGGAGTTTTGTATTGTAGATTTAAAAGCAGACATTATGAAAAACGTTGATAAAGAAACTGAATATAAAGACTTTGATAAATTTATTGAGGAACACAAAGAGGAAAGTAAATTAGCATCAGAAATGCATCACAAACGAGCAATAACATTAAGAAAAAATAGGATTGAATAAATAAGAATATAAAGATATAAAATGGCATTGACAAATTAATCCTTTATGGTATAATTAAATTGTAGTAAAAATACTATAATATTATTAAAGGAGAATTAATATGAGACCTAAAATTATTAAACCAACTAGACCTGTCAGAATAAAAGGAACTAGAGCTAAATTAGATAAAGTTAATATTGAAAATATTAAAGGAATTAAAAGAAGGAGGGTGATAAAAATGGATAATATTTGTTCTAAATATGGTGAAGTAGGTAAGACTGCTGAATTATTAAATAGGGCTGTAAAAAGAAGTGGATTAACAATGAGTCAACTCTCAGATATTGAAGAGGAGGCTAGAAAAGAATATGCTAAAAGTCGTATTAGATAGTAATATAATTACAGGAGCATTTATAAGAAAAGAAAATGATTGTGTAAAACTAATGGATAAAGAATATACTGGACAATTTAATACTTTTGCTTCGAACGATACAATGGAAGAGATGTTATCAATTGCTAAAGCGTATTCTTTATCTAATGAATTAAATTTAAATAAAGTTGAAGTTGTAGAATTTTTTAAGAAAATAACTAGATTATATAGAAGAGCTAACCCAATAGAAACTACTAACAGGGTTTATATAATTAAAAGTGATGATACAGATAATATATTTTTAGAATGTGCAATGGAAAGCAATACAGATTATATAATAACTAAAAATTATAGACATTTTAAAGAAGCCATAGGCAAGATTAAGAATATTAATGACAGACAAATAACCATTTGCAGTCCTATAGAATTTATGAACATAATGGAAATTACAAGTAGAACAGCAGAAACTGGATTGTAATGTTGATAGAATAAGATGTCAAAATCAATACGACCCATAGCTGAAACTAACTACTGTTTATTATTATCTACTACACAAAGGTAATAGTAAACAAACAACGTTTCAGTTCTTGGTACTACAAATAGGCATTTCAAATAGGAGTGTCTATTATATTAATTAATAAGAATATAAAAATATAAAATAACTTGACATTGATTTTCTTTGTGGTATAATTAAATTGTAGTAAAATATAAATTTATTACAATTTATAAACATAAAAGGAGATTAATAATATTATGGAAAAAGAATTAATAAACAATGAACACCAATCACAGGTAGGATTTTCAGATGAATTCAGTTATGGTAATTATCCTATAAAGTATGAAATAACCAAAGACAATAAACTCAATTTATATGTAGAAGATTGTGCGATTGCATTGGGAGTGACACAGACCAAAAAGTTAAAAGAGGGAACAACCTCTACTACAATTAGATGGGAAGAAGTAAGTACCGATTTAATTGCAATTGATAGAATCCCAACGTCGTGGGATTTGAAAAAAATAGAAAAAGAGGATAAAAAACGAATAAGAAATGAAATAAAAGCAATGACTATAACCGAAACTCAATTATATTTATGGAGTTTTAGGGTAGATAGTGAACAAGGTAAAAAATTTAGAGATTGGTTAGCTATAACAGTTCTTCCCAATCTAAGAGAACATGGAATATATGTAACTGGAATGGAGAGTATGACTCCTGAAGAAATAAAAAGAGTTACTGATGAAAGAATAGAAATGTATGTATTGCGTAAATTTGGAATAGGAATTCGTAAGAGCTTAACTGATATAATAAAGAAAATTATAAAACCAGCTACTTATGAAGGATATATTTATGCCAAATATACTAATATAGTTTATAACATTTTATTAGGGATGGATTGTAAAGAATATAAGCAGTCTATAGGATTAGAGAAGAAAGATAGTTTAAGAGATGAATTTAGAGATTCTAAAAATGAAAAGGCTTTAAACCATATAGCAAAAGCAGAAGATTTTATGGGGAATTTAATAATGTCTGGAATAACAGATGAAATTATATTAAAGGACTTAATAACCAATTGGTATTCAAGAATAGCTTAATGTAATAATATAATTGTATTTATAAACTTTAATAAAAATTATAATAATATAAAAAATTAGAGTTTATAAATATTAATTTATAAAAGTCTCTTTCTCTGACAATATTATTTATGTTTTATATTTTGAGTTTTATATGTAATATGATAAAATAAATAAATAGGAATACATATTTTAAGTTTTATAGAAATATGAATATTATTATTGAGGAGAAGATTATTATGAGTGATAAAAGACAACAAAAAGCTTTGCTATCAGTTAGAGTTACTAATAAATTTAAAGAGGACTTAGAGAAAATAGCAGAAGATAAAGGAATGACCTTACCTGATTTTATTAGATATGTTTTAACAGATTATAAGGAAAACATAAAATAGAAATACTAAGTAAATGGAAGATATATGTAGTAACATTAATTATACAATAGGTAAATTGTTCTAAAGACATAATACAACGGTTAACAATAGTTGATTATAGTTAACATATCCTCTATAATATTAATTGTAAGGAAGATAATTCCTTAACAAGAAAATATATGGGGGTTAGAATTATGTTAAAAGGAATAATTATAAATGGGGAAGTTAGGATTGTTGAAATTGAAGAGAATGATAATGATAATAGAGTTGAATATAGGGATTGTGAGTTATGCAATTTTGATGAGTTATTGGATTATTGTTGTGAAGTTGGAGATGTTGTTGAAGAAAAATGGATATTAATTAAAGATGAGATTATTAAGATTGAGAATGAGGACATTATTAGAGTTGGGATAGGGAAATGAAATACATAAATTTGATTTAACTTTGACAAAAGTGTTCTAAGGGTCGCTCCTTTAGAATTAAGAGGATTAACCACCTCAACTTTTGTCGTTTACATAAAAATAAAATTAGTGGTTAGAGGTTAAAAAAATAATATAAAAAGGTGGTTGATTATTAATGTGTGAAAAATGTAAGGAATTAGAAAATGATATATTTTTAGAGGATTTACCTAGAAAAAATGGAAAATGTAATAAAATTAATTGGTTTAAATCATTAGGCTATAAAGTTAAATTTATATATGATAATATCAAAGGAGAAGTTGAAATCTTAGATTATGACGGAAAGTTTCTATATATAAAATATTTAGATAATAAGCCATTCAAAATATCAAGAGATGGATTTAGAAATTGTCAATTCGGGAAATTATTAGGATTAATTACTTGTGAATTTAAATTTGACATAGGCAGTATGTTTAAAGATGATAAAAGAGACTTAATTATTACAGATAAGCAATATGAAATAGATAAAAAAGGTCAAAATAATAAATGGTATAAATATAAATGTAATATATGTGGATATGAAGGATGGATTGTCGAGTTTGCATTAACTAGAGGTGATAGATGTTCTGTTTGTTCAAATCATAAGGCTATTTTAGGTATAAACACAATTTGGGATACAGATAGATGGATGGTAGATTTAGGAGTAAGTGAAGAAGACGCTAAAAAATATACTAAAAGTTGTGGAATAAGTATTAATGTTATTTGCCCCGATTGTGGTCGTATAAAAGATAAAATTACTATAGCTAAGATACACGATAGACATTCAATATCATGTTCTTGTGGAGATTCGACTAGCTATCCAGAGAAAATCATGTTTTCAGTATTAGAGCAATTAAATTTAGATTTTAAACCACAATTGACAAAATCTACATTTGAGTGGTGTGAAGAATATAGATATGATTTTTACATAACCTCTATAAATGGGATTTTAGAGGTAAATGGATTGCAACATTACGAAGAGTCTTTTGAAAGAATGGGTGGACGTGTAAAAATAGTAGCTGATGAGAAAGAAAATGATAAAATAAAAAAAGAGTTAGCTTTAAAAAATGGAGTAAAAGAAGATAATTATATAGTGATAGATTGTAGAAAATCAGAACTTGAATTTATTAAAGAGAGTGTATTAGATAGTAATTTATCTATAGTATTTAATTTAAACAAAGTTGATTGGTTAAAAGCTGAAGAGTTTGCATTGAAAAATTTAGTCAAACTGGCTTGTGAGATGAAACGTGATACCCCTAATATGACTACTGTAGACATAGGAGTAATCATGAAGCTTAGTAAAAGTACAATAACGAGATATCTAAAAAAAGGTTCATTACTTGGTTGGTGTAATTATGACGCGAAAGAAGAAATAAAAAAATGTGGCAATAGGATTGCAGGTAAGAATAAAAAGAATATAGAAATATTTAAAGATGGAATTTCGTTAGGAAGATTTGAAAGTTGTGCAGAATTAGAAAGGCAAAGTGAAGATTTATTCAGTGCAAAATTGGTAAGAAGCGAGATGTCATATGTGTGTAATGGTCTTAAATCTCAATACAAAGGATATACATTTAAATATGAAGAAGATAAAATAAATAATATTAGTTAAATATTTAACTTGTATAATATCATAAATTGTTTTAAACTATATAATAAGGTATGAGATTAATTATTTTTATTATATAGTCATTATAATTAGCCATACATATCGTAATAAATGGGAAAGGTGGTTAATTATATTGTATAATATTAATAGAAAAAAATTAATTATATTTTCTATTTCTGCAATATTGGTAATTTCAATTGGAGCAATGGTATATATAAAAGATAAGAAAGCTAAAGATGTTAAAAAATATGCTTTATTAGCTAGTGAAATTACTGAAAGAACAAAATTAATAAATGAATTGGAGTCTACAAAAGCTACTACAAACACTGATTTAGAATTGATAGATAAAACTACTGTATATGATAAAGAATCAGACACAATGTATATAGTTGGACATATAAAAAACAATACCAGTAAAGACTACACTACATTATATGTAAGTTTTGATTTAATTGATAACAATGGAATTAAAGTTGGTGATGCAATGGATAGTATAAATGGATTATCTCCTTATGGTACGTGGGAGTTTAAAGCCTCAAGTAGCGTTGCTTTTACACATTACAAAATTTCACAAATAAATGGATATTAAAACATAATTAAATAGAAAACATTTAAGCATTTAACTTTGTTAGGTGCTTTTTATTTTACAATAAATTATACATAGTAAATATATAATAATATAAAATATAGGAGGAATTATTAATATGACAAACAAAGTAATAAATTTCAGTGACTTAGGTAGAACAGAGGTAAGATGTATCATTTATACAGACGAGTTTGGAGTTGTAAAAGCAGAATATTCTCAAGAAGGAATAAAAAGACTACAGAACTCAATTGAAAATCCAATTATAGTTTACAATACAAATCCCGAAACTCAAATAAAATTACAAACAATTGTAGGCACAGCAGGGAATGGTGTTTATAAAGATAAAAAAAATATCGTAGTAACTGCAAAAGAATTAATACTTGATTATTTACCACTTTGTACAAATATTGTTTTGAATTTAGATGCTGAGATAGACAAAGAAAAAATACAAGAAATAATAAATGACCCAAATAAAGAATTTGAGATGGTTATTAATGAAGTTGGTAAAATTGTTTATGAATCAAGTAAAACTTATGCTGATAATATTACTGCATTTGCAAAATTATCAAAAGAAGAAAGAGAAAAAATACTCGAAGAATCACAATCTGAAATTGTAGAAACTGAGGAAGAAAAGGAATTAAGAGAACTAGAAGAAAAAACAAAACTACTAAAAGAGAAAATTAAAAATCAAATGAATGAAATTATAGAAGAAAATGTTGAAATAATAGAAGCCGAAGAAATAGTTAAAACAGAGGAATAATTATGGAAATAGATTTAGAATTCCAACGGATGATGGATTTATATTTAGAAAGTATAAAAGCTAGAGTAGAAGAAATTATGAAGGATGCTATACAGAGTGAAATATATGATAAATATTCACCTACGATTTATCAGAGGACGTTTACATTTTTGAATTCTGTGAAAGCACATATCAATCCTGAAGGCAATATATATTTATATGTAGATATCAACGAAGGGAGTCAGTACTATTCGGCAGTGGATGGTTCACCTCAATTTATGAATATAGGAAACTATTTAGAGGGAGGTCATAGGGATTCTACTGGTTATGGTGGAGAATATCACGATTACAAGCCTCGTCTATATCTTGAGAAAGCATCGGAGCTAATATCTAAAGAATTTCCAGAATTACAGATTATGATAGTAAAATAATATAAAATTTAAACAAAAGGAGTGATTCAATAATTCATTCCTTTATATTTATATTAGAAAGGAGTGCGAGGTAATATGGCAATACCCAGTCTGATAATTAGCAACAATTTTGTGCAAACAAAAGCACAGTTTAACGAATTAATAAATTATATGACAAATACATTAAGAGTACCTTTGACTCTAAAATTAAATATCGGAGAAATACAAAATCAATTAAGGCAAATTACTGCACAAACGGAACAATTTAAAGCTACTATGAGTTCTAGTATGGGTCTCAACACTGGTGGGTTTGATAAAGTAATGACGACTGTTAGAGAAATAGAAGGTGGAATGGGAAAGGTAGCGAGTACGGTCACCACTATTTCAAGTAATATGGGTCAAGTTATTACAACTACAACAAAACATGTATCGTTAATCGGAGAAGCATTAAGTATACAAAATCAAATAAGTCAAGCTGTTGTAAAAACTACAGATAATTATAAAACACAATTAGCTATAAAAGAAAAATCTATCGCAATGGGTGAATCAGGCTTAATTCAACGTGAAAACGTACTATTAGCAGAAGCTACTGCATTAATGACAAAGAAACTAAACTTAGAACAACAAATTAAAGTAGCAAAAGAAAGTGGAAATTTACCATTACAGAGAGCATTGATTTTAAGAGAACAGGAAGTTGCACTTCAATTACAATCTGCGAGAGCTAGTTTATCTAATTCTAGTGAGGCAACTAAATCTACTTTATTACAAAGAGAAGTTGAAATAAGGGCAAGTATTGTTCTTCAAAATGCTAAAATATTAGGTCAAGGACAATTAGAAGCTACTGAGATTAAACGAAGAATAGCATTATATCAGCAAGAAAAAGAATTACAAATGGCAGGAATGAATCAGAAATATGGTTCATCTATAAATACTGCAAATTTAGCACAAGCACAATTAGCTATAAGACAATTAGGAACATCTGGCATAACAAGTCTTAGTCAATTAAATGCAAAAGAACAACAAGTAAATATGAGTTTGAAAGAAATAGGAGCAAATGCTAGAGTTGCATCAAATGCTTTAAAACAAACAGGAGGTTTGAGTGGTGCATTTAATGGGTTAGTATCGAATATGAAAAGTATGGCAATTTGGAGTCTTACAGCAGGTGCTATATTTGGAACGGTTAATGCTATAAAAGAAGGTATTGGTTCAGCGTTAGAAATGGACAAAACCCTCTCAATTTTATCTATTACAATGAACGGTACAAAAAGTGATTTTCAAGCAATGGCTAAAGAAATACAAAGTACCGCTATAGCGACAGGTAGTTCAGTGGAAGCTGTATCAGATGCTAGTAAAATTTACGCAAATATGGGAGAAACTGCAAGTTCAATACTTGAAAAGACGCGTTCTGCAATTATGTTATCGAACGTCACAGGGCTTGATACATCACAAACAACAGATTCTGTGCATGCAATTTTAAACCAGTATAATGAAGTGGGAAAGACGGCTACGGTAACATCTGAGCATGTTGCAAATTCTCTAGTAGCAATAAGTAAAAATATGGCAATGGACTTCGGTAGTCTAAAATGTGCCGACTAGGGTAGAAATATTCCTATGAAGAAACAAACCAATATCGGTAGAAGCTAAATTATAAAAATAAATCCAATACCTCAATAAAAACTTTAATATGTCACCAACATAAAAGTATAGAATATAGTAATATAAATATAATATAAAAAAGGAAGCGAAATTAATGAAAAATAAGTATGGTCAAATCTATATGATAACTAATAAAATAGATGGGAAAGTCTACATAGGTAAAACCGTGGGTAGAGATGTTCTCAAAGATAGATATAATGGTAATTTACTATCAACGCATAATTTACATTTAAAAAATTCTATTTTAAAATATGAAATACAGAATTTTGAGATTAGCACATTATGTTGGGCAAACTCAAATGAGGAATTAGGAAATAAAGAAAAAGAATATATTTTAAAATATGATGCAATGAATGATAAAAAAGGATATAACATGCATGAGGGTGGACAAGGTGGAAGAATGAGTGCTGAAATTAATCTTATAATTGGAGAAAAATCAAAGGAGTTTTGGGATAGTCATTCTGAAAGAAAACTTGAACTTGCTAAAAGTATGGTTGGTGAAAATAATTTTCTTGTAAAGCTAGGTGGTCATAACGATGAAACAAAATTAAAAATGAGTAATTCGAGAAAACAACTATTAAAAGACCATAAAGACATTTTAGATAAGTCATTGGAAGCTTGTAACACACCTCAAGCTATTAGAAATAGAGTAATATCACAAAGCAAATTTTGGAATATTCAATATGATTTAGGTATGAATGAATTAAATAGATTTCATACGATGAAGGATATGTATAATTTTATGATTAAAAATAATATTGAGACAAATATAACTTATGGTGGATTTAAAAATAAGAGCAAACTGAATAAGGTGTTTGGTGAACACCAATATAAAGGATTTTATTGGAGAAAAATTGGGAAATGATTTTTATAACAAGCTAGTACCGAGATAAAGCACATTATAATAGATGTGGCTCATCGTAACGCATAGAAGTTGAAACTGTGTTTTAATGCAGAACAAAATACTTCCACGAGTGGTTTGCACCTAAACAAGTAAAGTTGAAGGTGAAAATGTATGCTAGACTGGGTAGTATTGACCTACCGATTAAAATGAGGGAAACCTCCAGAGCAGTAGATAAAAAGCTACTGGGTAATTACGTACGGCAGGTATAGAAGAAATAACTAAGGGAATTCAGGTAGTGGGAACAGTTTCGTCCCAAACAGCAAAACTTACCTCAGATGAAACAGAAGCAATGATTGGAGTAACAAAAATAATTTAATAATTATAGCTCCCTTTGTCAAGTAATTGGCATAGCAAATAACACATATATGCAGGTAACTCCTAAAGCCTTACACTAAAACGGAATAGCGAATAGCTATATATGGAATGGTACGAAAGTAGAAAAAACGTAAGGATGATTAAATGGTTAAATCCTAATTAATCGTAAACAATGGATGTTCATGCAGGGAATTAGCGAATAGCTTTGCCCTCAACGACTATCTCGAAAGAGAGTAAAACCGTAAGCGATTGACGGAGGAAAAGTGTTACTCCTTATTTAATAAGGATGGTGAAATAGTCTCGACTCTATATGAGAGTATAGGAAGTTTATTATATTAAATTAATATAAAAGAACTGCTTGGATTTAGCAAATTTAGGTGAAGATTACGCAATTGTAGAAAAAACTCGATTAGGTGGAGAAACTGTCGGAAATGGTCTAAAAACCATAATGGCAAGAATCTACCAATCAAAAAGTATAGACCCAGATGTTTCTGATGAAGATATGTCTAAAATGTCAGCGATGCTTAGTAAATTAGGAATACAAGTTCGTGACACTACTGGTGCTTATAGACCTCTAAATGATATTTTGCAGGAAATAAGAACTAAACAAGAAGGACTTACTGATTCCCAGAAAATGGCAATTAATACACAGGCATCTGGAATTCGCCAAGCTAATATTTTTGCGAATGCTCTTAGTACTGTAGAAAAAGCACAGACTCTAAGTAACGAGGCAACCAATTCAAACGGGGAACTACAAAATGCGAATAATAAGTACTTAGATACGGCTCAAGCAAAATGGAAAATATTGGGTTCTACTATGACGGCAATGTGGCAGAATTCAGTATCTTCAGATGGAATTAAAGGAATGATTGATGGATTAACAGGAATTGTAAAAGTTTTTGGTAATTTAAAAACTATAGCAATGGCAGTTGTAACAACATTGTTACTTTTTAAAGGAGTGGGAATTCTTAGTTTTTTTACAGCACTTCCTGCAAAAATAATTGGAAGTATTACATCATTAACATTATATAGAAATATTTCTGCCACCGTACAAATGCAACAAGCAGGAATGATAACAACAAATCAAGCATTATCGTTCTCATTTAAAGCATTAGGTGTTTCAATAAAAACAGCTTTTCTCTCTAATCCGCTAGGTTGGATAGCATTAGGAATTACTGCTATAGCTAGTGCCTTTTCCTTTGCTAGTTCTCAAGCTAAAAAACTTCAAGAGAATAACGCAGAACTACTTACAACCTCTAAAGAAGCAACTAATGCCAATAATGAAAATTTAAAATACTTTCAAGAAGAGGGAAATTCATATGACACATTAAAAGACAAAGTAACATTAACCACTGCAGAAAAACAAAAACTTCAAGAAATTCAGACCAAAATAGGAGAACAATTTCCTCAATTAATAAAGGGATATGATGCTGAAGGAAAAGTTATTATTGATAAAACTAAAAACGTAAAAGATTTAGTTGAAGCTTTAAAAGAACAAAACACACAACAACAAAATATATTATTAGCAAATGGGGGAGATGCTTTAAAAGGGTCTCAAAAAACAATCTCTAATAATAACGCTTCGAAAGTTGAAAATAATACAGAATTAAAAAAACTAGAAACAGGAAATTATACTACTGGTCATAATGACGCACCTATATATGAATCAGAGAATATAACTGCCTATACTAAAAAAGTAGCAGACTTAACAAAACAACAAAAAGATGGGAAAAATGTAACAGATGAATTAGCAAAAGCAACGGCAACATTAAAAGACTTAGAATATAAACGTTCTGATATATTAAACGCTAATTCAGTATTAGAATCAAAAAATAAAGATGAAATGGCTAAAATAACTCCATATATTAGTGCTGTTATTAGTCAGTATGAAGGATTAAATGATGTTCAAAAGAAATTTGTTGAAAATAGTGTTGAATTAACTCCATCGGATTTAATGAAGTTTGGAGAAGGAGATTTTAGTGGATTAAGAACAGCAGTTAATGAACAAATTAAAAAACTTTCTAACTCTAAAGAAGTTGTAGACCTTGATAATTTAATTAAAATAGAAAACCCAAATCCTGCACAAATAAAGGAATATTTTGATTTAATATTTTCATTGGCGAAAAAAACTGGTAAAAATCCCATAGATTTATCAAAATTAATGCCACTACAAGGTGATTCAACAGAAATAGAAAAACAATTAAAAATTTATCTTGATGAAGTTAATTCTAAAATGAAAAAAGAAAAAGACAGTAATAAAATAAAAGCGTTAAAAACACAAGCAGATACAATAAATAATATGATTATTGCAGTACATGTTGAAGCAACAGAGGTTGATGATGCACAAGTTAAATTGGATAAACTAGCAACTGCTATAAAAGCTTTAACAACAACTTTTGACACATCTATGGATTCAATATCTTCTTATAATAAACTTATTTCACAATTCGATGAAGATGGTAGTTTTTCTGCTGAATCTATAAAGGAAATAATTGACAGTCATCAAGAATTAGCTGGGTATTTAGGCGATGAACCACTTCTCTATAATAAAATAAGTGAAGCAATGAATGCTTCGAAAAATACCGCAAATAAAGCTTATGCAGAAATGATGGCTTCTAATGAAGCTTACTATACCTCAAATATTAAAGGAACAGACATAATTAAAAAAGCATTAGGCTCTTATTATGATGAATTATCAGTAGACCAAAAAAATGATTTAGAAAATTCTAAAACACTGGCAGAAAGTAAATTAATTGTTGAAAAATCACTCATTTCAAGATTAGCCTCAGCTTGGGATGCTTATAATAAAGCTGTTAGTGATGTCCTAAGTAAACATACTGAGTTAGCAACAAGGGCAGAGGGAAATGAAGCAGGAGATGAGCACACTGATGCTCTTTTAAGTCGGCTAGTTGGAAACAATAAAGCAGTGCAAGATGCCTACACTTCGGCACAAAGTATACAGTCTCAAATTGATAAAATCGATACTTCTTTTAGCAATATTACTGCCAACATAAAAGCTCCAAACATTGATTCTTATGGTGCCTCTGTGGAAAAAGCAACTGATTCAACTAATAAGCTTACTGAGGCAGATAAAGCTTTAACTCAAGCCAATAAAGATTTAGCACAAGCTACAAAACAATCAAAAAACGCAACAGATGATTATGATAATGCTATGAAATCTTTATCTGTACAAATGAAATTACTTGATTCGAGTCAATCTAAACTTGAGGAACATTCTAAAGCTTACCGAGATGGAATTGAAAAGAAAATAACATTGTTAAAACAAGAATTAGATATAACTAAAAAATCTATGGTTGTGAATCAAGCTAATGCCAAAATATTACAATCACTTGAAGGTACTGCAAATATAGCTAGTGCTAATTCTGTATCTTCTAAAGCAGGACAAGACGTAGTAGCCGAAGCAAAGAAATATCTTGGAACTCCTTACGTATGGGGAGGTTCTAATACAAATGGTTTTGATTGTAGTGGGTTGGTACAATATGTATATAAACAACTTGGAGTAGATATAGGAAGAACAACATATGACCAAGTTAAACAAGGTACATCGGTAGCTAAAAAGGATTTACAAGCAGGTGATATTGTATTTTTTGGAGACGCATCAAGCCCTCATCATGAAGGAATGTATATTGGTGATGGTAAGTTTATTCAAGCACCAAAAACAGGTGATGTTGTTAAAATATCACAATTAAATAGCAGAAGTGATTATGCAGGAGCTAGACGTATTTTAAGTGGTGGCTCTTCGGCAAGCAAATCTTCTACATCATCAAGTTCTTCAAGTAGTGGTTCATATGCAGGAGGATATGCAAATGGTAAATATAAAGATTGGATAAATCAAGCAGGAGCAAAATATGGAATTGACCCAAATATAATTGCAGGAATTATTCAAACCGAATCAAGTTTTG